TAAGCCTTGGCAAACTGTGCTATAATCAAGTCTTACCAACCAAAACCCTCACCTTCAAAGGATTGAAAATGACTAAAACAGAACAAGCCTTACACCTGTTGAACACCGGGTGTACTAAAGAGGCCCTGCGGATTTTCAGCACCTTCAAGCTGGGGTTGACCGTGGGCCAGAGAAAAACCCTGAAGACCGGGTACGAGTGCTTGGTACACCCGGCATTCTATGCCCAACTAAAAATAAATGTGGATAAGGCTGTCGCAGAGGCCGTGTCCTTGTGCAATCAATTTCATAAGGAGAGTGCCAAGTAGCCAACTTGGGGCTAGCGTTAGCGTTGTTACCAACTTTTTAGGATGAAACCTATGTCAGAATTTAAGCCGTTTGCAAGCCTTGTACATTCCAAGTTCGTGGAAATGTCCAAGCAAGAACTTTACGTTACCGTTGATGGTGACTTGCTGTGGGAAAAATACCTCCAGTCGTTCCCAGAGGGGACAAATCCAATTTACAAGACCCGTACCGAGCATGATTGCAGTTGCTGCAAGAACTTCGTGCGGAACATCGGCACCGTGGTGGCCGTGGTCAACGGCAAGCTCCAATCGGTGTGGGGTGTAAAGGGCGCAGAGTACCCATTCAATGGGGTTGCAGCGGCCTTAGATGCACTGGTGCTATCAATGCCTATCACCAACCTATTCAGGTCGTCTGAGGCCTCCTACGGGGCTGAGCAGACCAAGCAGTTACTGGCAGGTGGTACGATCATGAACTGGAACCACTTTCATGGTAAGGTGGCTAGTAGGCATCTGACCAATCAAGTAGACAAGGCGCGAGGCGATTTCCGTACAGCCGCCCAAGTGTTTAAGCGTGGCCTGGAGGAGCTGTCTCCAGCGTCAGTGGCACAGGTGCTGGAGTTGATTGACTCCAATGCCATCTACCGGGGTGCAGAGCACCGGGCAGCGGTGGTGACTTTTCAGAAGGCGCAGAATCAGTACCTGACCTTGCCACAAGGTGGCACTGAGCGTGACACCTACGTGTGGACAAGCGCTGTTGGACAAGCTGCGCACTTCCGTAACACCGTGATCGGTACTCTGGTGCAAGACCTTAGTGAAGGCATTGGTGTAGAACACGCAGTACGCTCATTCGAGGTCAAAGTAGCCCCAACAAATTACAAGCGTACAACTGCCTTGATCACTCAGAGCATGGTAAAGGCTGCTATGGCTACCATCACAGAGCTTGGACTTGAGCCAGCCCTTGAACGCCGGTTAGCCACTATCGGGGATGTGAGTGTGAACAACGTCCTGTGGGTGGACAACTCAGTCAGGTCCCACATGAAGGGCGGGGTAGAGGGTCTGTTGATGGCCCATGTTGATACCACCACCGGGCGCACCAGCAGCAAGTCCGAGGATATTGGTATTGTTGATTTCATGTCCAAGGTCGTACCCAAAGCCCAGGGCATGAGCTTGCTGGTTCAGGGCAAGTACCTGCCTAACTTGGTAAGCCTTACCGCGCCAGTAAACCCTGATTCAGGGAAGTTGTTCAAATGGGACAATGATTTTGGCTGGAGTTACAACGGCAATATCACTGACTCTATCAAGGAGAAGGTGAAGAATGCCGGTGGCAATGTGACCAACGCCAAACTCCGGGTGTCTCTCGCGTGGTTCAACTATGATGATCTGGATTTGGGGTGCTATACGCCTAATGGTGAGCGTATTTACTTTGGTAATAAAAGATCGGTCTTGGATGTGGACATGAATGCCGGGGGTGGGACTACCCGCGAGGCGGTTGAGAACCTTAGTTGGGTAAGCCTAAGTGATGGCGTGTACCGGGTGTACGTCAACCAATACAACCGCCGCGAAACCGCTGACATTGGGTTTGTCCTAGAGGTTGAATTTGACGGGGCTACTACCCAGTACAAGTACGCTAAACCAGTGACAGGAACAGTAGATGTGCTGACAATCACTGTAAAAAACAATGCAATGGTGTCCTGCACTTCCCACCCCGAGCTAACGCAAGAAGGCCGGTCAAAGGTGGAGTGGGGTATCAAGACCGAAACCTTTGTGAAGGTGCAGACGATGATGTACAGCCCGAACTACTGGGATGACAACGCCGTTGGTAACAAACACTGGTTCTTTGTACTGGAGGGGTGTCGTAATCCAGAACCTGCAAGGGGGATTTATAACGAGTTCCTGAACTCTAAGTTGGATGCCCACCGGAAAGTTTTTGAGCAGTTATCAAATTTGACTAAATGCCCTATGGTTGAAAACCAGTTGAGCGGTTTGGGGTTCTCCAGCACCCGAAAGGACGTTATCACCGTTCAGGTGCAAAGCTCTACATCAGTGCAAAAGACGTATAACGTGCGTTTTAACTAAGGAGTATCTAATGAACATTTTTGAACAATCTGTGCTATAATAGTGCTTAACTTAGGAGGTTTTATGAAACGGGTACTTGGATTGGAAGGCAACAGATACGGTATGTGGACTGTGTTGTCTAAGACCGATACCCCCACGAGACCTTCTAAGTGGTTGTGTGTCTGTGATTGTGGGACTACAAAAGAGGTCAATACCAGTTCACTGAGGACAGGTGGTTCGACTTCGTGTGGTTGTGCTAGGGTTTCTGCTATGGTGCTTAGAAACACTCTACACGGTAAAACCAATACCCGTGAATTTAACTCGTGGGCTAGTATGGTTGCTAGATGCGTTGACCCAGCGCACCAAGCCTACAGACACTATGGTGGCAGGGGGATTACCGTGTGTGCGGAATGGCAGTCATTTTCTGCCTTTTTCAAAGACATGGGATTACGACCAGAAGGCACCTCCCTTGATCGGATTGACAACAACGGAAATTACTGCGCAATCAATTGCAGGTGGGCTACAAAAGATGAGCAGGATTCTAATAAGAGGAATACGGTTTTTTGTACCGTTAATGGTGTGCGAAAGCCTGTATCTTATTGGGCTAAGAAGTTGGGTATATCGCATTCTGCCCTAACCTATAGGCTGTCTTTAGGGATGCCTGTAGAGGATGCGTGTACGTTGAAGCCTACCCAAGGCAAAAAGTTAGTTATTGTGGTTTAGTATTTTATTTTTTAAGGAGTATATATGAGTACCGATTCTTTGTTTGAACAAGCCGGCATCCAGAAACTGCGCTTCCCCTCGGTTCGTGGTGACCTGATGACAGAACAGCTTTGGGACCTGCCATTGCAGTCGAAGAATCAATTCGATTTGGACACCGTAGCCAAGGAAGTGAACGCCTCGCTCAAGGCCGTGACAGAGGAGAGCTTTGTCAGCACCACCACCAGCCCGGCTAAGGCCAAGTACGAACTGATGTTGGAAATCATGAAGCACGTTATTGCCTATAAACTGAAGGTCAATGAAGAGCATCGGGTCAAAGCCGAACGTGCGGCCAAAAAGGACAAGCTGGTGGCTATCTTGGGGGAAAAACAAGATGCCGCACTAAAGGAGTTGTCAGCAGAAGAGCTGGCAAAACAGATCGCTGAGCTTGGTTGACGTGCAATCAATTGCACCAAGTGCATAGGCATAGGGTGTCCGTAGCATAAAAATTATGGGCACTCTTACAAATAGAATGGTATTAGGGTACAATAGCTTACGCAAGCCACCGCGCTAGGGGTATAACTAATGGAGTATTTACATGAGCCGAATTTACGTAGTGCGGGACAGCCAAGACAGCACAAATCAATCCAAATTTTTGGTGGACGCTGACAGCCAAACCCAAGCCATTGGCATGGTAGTAGCAGACCGCTATGAGGCCAAGGCCGCTACCACTAGCGAAGTGGCTGAGTTGATGGAAGCCGGTGTCCGGGTTATGAAGGTCAAGAAGCCTGTTCAAGGTGAGTTGGCCCTTTCAATCCCCTTGAACGTGGTGACACTGGCCCCCCAAACCATTACCACGATCACCACCGAACAAGTAGCGGAAGTTGCCTAATGGTTTACATCGTTGACGGTGGGGTGGTGTACGAGCTTACCCGCGCACAGTATAAGAAGCTGTTGCGTCAAGTAGCTACCGGTGAAGAGTACAGCATTGGTAACTACGGTAAATTCATGGGGCATACCACCAACGTAGTTGGCCTAACACCCACACAGGCAGAAGACAGACTACGCAAGCTCGGAGCTATGTAATGGAAGCAGGTGCCCCTTGGGTTGTGTTTGGTGCTGACAGGCGGGCCTCTGCTGTTCCGTGGCTTACTACCGAAGAGTACACAGACGGTGTTCTGTACTTGGTAGGAGACCTGCACAAAGAAACCTTCTATGATCTGTGTGCCTGTATTAACAGCACCGAAATTCCCGCCCCCACTAAGGGCAAAAAGGTGTCTGAGGGTATCACCAACATTTCCTACCCGACACACTTACCGGTAGAGCCAAAGAAAATAAGAAAGTCCAAAGAGTCAAGAGACCTTTGGTAGGCACCTCAACAGGAGTTTAGATGGTAAAAGTATGCATTCAGGTAGGGCTGGATACCGGGTTTCAAGCCAGCCTACTGACCGTGCCCCAAGTTGGTGATTTTTGTACCATCAACAACGGCAGAGAACTACGGGTATCCAAGGTAGTGCATGGGTTCTTGCAAAGCGCCACCCCCACAGTCACCGTGTATTTAGAGCTTCCCTAGTTAACCAACCACCGGAGAATCGTATGGCAAACAAAACGCCCAAGTCCAACAAAGAAAAAAAGAAGCCTAAAAAAGAGGCTCCAAAAAACCCGCCAAAGTAGGAAAAATACTTAGCAAGACTTGATAAACTATGCTATAATCAAGTCTTACCAACCAACTACCCACACAGGGTAAGCAAAGGAGTGCTAAATGATAATAGCTGTTCACATACGCCGTGGCGTACTGCACAACACTGACCCACAGAGCCGCTGTTACAACGGGTGCTACAAATCTTACAGGATAGACTGGGAACCGTGGGAACACTTTATGGACTACCCTACAGTAGAACATGCAGAACGTGCGGCCAGGTTATTCGCCCGCGACACCCAACAGTTGAAGGTAGTGGTCAGCGAAGACCTGCAATCAATTGCATAACTGCACACAGGTGAGAGGATCATAAATGAGTTACGCCAAAGACCTATGGAAGTACCTAGACAATCAACCTGTACCAGTTAGTCCGTCCCCTGCTTATCCTCTTGTGCAAAAGGTGAAGAGTGTCCTGGTTGATGGCGCAAAGTTTGTATTACCACCAGATGGGGTTATCATGGACGACCCACAGGCAAGGGGACTGGACTTGACCTCAGAACTGCACTTACCTTTTAACGAGATGGTGTTGCAATACCCGACACCTGTCGTTCACCGGCAGAGGGTGTCTGAAGGCAAAGAGGCTTTGACCCGTGCCGTGTTGGTGGTGTCCACCAATGTACAGGATTGGATACCCCATATATTCAATAACCCTGAGTGGTTGGAGTACTTCAAACCCGTTGTTGTGAGTGCTTGGATGTATGTCCCAAGTGTGGCTAGATGGGTTTCGGCCTCTGCCTTTCTGCTACCCACAAAAAACTGGAATGATGGGTTATCTGATTCAGGGACACTTAAAATAGTACTGTTCAAAATCAAAAAGACCCACTTGAAGGACATGACAGACCTAGAGCTGGGGGCGGGGACTTCATTGGACACCCCCTACGGGGCTTATGTAATAATAGAACTCTTGAATGTACTGGCCTGCTCTAATGTGAGGATTGGGAAAAAGCGCACGGACAAGCCAAAGATAGGAAAACCACCACTGCCTTTTAGTGAGACCTGGGAGTTGACCCTCGACCCTAGCAAGCCTGAAAGGGATAAGGGCACCTTTGATGGGCACCCGATCATAGGTCGAAGGGCACTCAGAGAGCATGTGCGTATGGGACACATACGCCGGTTGTCCACCGGCATAATGGTATGGATAAACGCCACAGTTGTGTCCAAGGGGACTACCGGGGTGATAAAAAAATCGTATAAGGTGAAGAAAAATCTTGACAAACCCTAAAACTACGCTATAATAAAGGCTTACCAACCCGCAACCCTCAAAGGACTGAAAATGGCACTCGCAACCACCACCCAAAGCAAGGAAATTCTTGGTGACTTCCAAGAGAAGGAACATGGTAACTGGTTCAGCTACAGCAACACCACCGATGAATGGGCTATTGCCCACGGGTTCATTAACGAAATTGATGTGCTTGACGGTGTACGATTTGCCTGTGTTCGCAAAACCCGTGTAAAAGTGGTGGTGGACGTGGACAGCGACGGTTTCCCGGTTATCGAAACATGGTTGATAAAAAACCATAACATTTTTACCAAGGAAGTATGATGGACGTACAGGAGCGATGCACTATGTGGGCAGAATGGTCTGCCACATTTTTTAAGGCAGAGTCAAGGCCCATGTCAGACACCCAAAGCCGGGTGTTTGTTACGGTGATGATGCTGGAGTTGGTCGACAACACCAAGGGTATAGAAGACCTGTTGGAGGCGATTCGGGACACCTTCACATACAAGGTGCTTGATAAACGTGCTGAGTTTGTCGGGCTAAACCTGTCTACACCCGCCAAGATATTTTTGTGTTGTCTGGCTAGCACCCCTGGTGACCTAGTGATGTATATTTACGCCCTCAGGTATTGGCAGCTTACCAACGCCGATGCCCAGGTGACCGTGGGCCTCCTGTCTACGGTATTCCCGAGTGGGTTCCTTACAGCCGAGGCATTGTCCAGCTTGTGGGCCAAGCAGAAGATAAAGTTGAGTGAAGGAACCCAAAACCTATTAGACACCCTGTCAAAATCTGGACTGCAATCAATTGCAGACTGGTACAGTACCCACCACCAAGGATTACCATGAAGCCGAGTATATTTCAGACCCTCCGAGCCACCTTTGGAGCCCTAGACCCACTGTATATGAAGAGGCAGGAGCTTCGCCACGCTCAACTAGCTATTTTGGAGGCACACACGGCCAAGGAGTATGCCGAGGCTATGGTAGATTACCACCAGCGCCGTATCGACCGACTTACGGTGGATATTAAGCAGGACGAACAGGGGTTTGTTAAATCCAAGGAGGTAGAATGGGGGGTAGCGACATGACCACCACCATGTTGGTGTTGTGGTGCATAGTGGGGTTTTTTCTGGGTTGGTGCGGTGGTAACATGGCTCAGTTTCTCCTAGGAAGAAAATTATCCCCGCTATTCAATGCGGCAATGGCATGGGCTATGGCCCTAGTTTCCTTTTTATTGCTAGCCAAAGGCGCATTATGAACAGGCTTATGAGTTTTGTGAAGGCAGTGGCTACCCTTTCCCTGGTGTTCGCGGTATCTGCGGTTCTTGCAGGGGTGCTGGGGGGAGTAGGCAGTAAGCTATTTTCCATCGGGTATCATGTAAAAGTGCGGCGGTTGCTCACCACCGTGCGGTGCGTTAAACTAGGGGAATGATCACGCCAAACATATCCACCCTGTACGTTCAGAGAAAACTTGTAAACTCTCAGGAGTTTACTGACTGGGCAAAGGCACAGGGTTTTCCAAGAGTTCTAGAAATTTCCGAATTACATGTGACCGTGGTGTATAGTAGGACACCCGTGGCGTGGGACACCCTAGCCCCGGATACCAACAATCTAGTTGTTGACAACGTGTCCGATATTCCAGCAGTACGTGAGGTATCCCCCTTGGGTGATACAGCGGTTGTCTTGAAGTTCAGTAGTAAGGCCCTGCAAGACCGCCATGACCAATGGGAGGCCGCTGGAGCGAGCTGGGACTACCCGGAGTACCAATCCCATGTCACCATCACCTACAAGGGCTCTGAGGTCGATCTGACGACCATACAGCCCTACACCGGCCCACTGATGTTCGGGCCTGAAATCTATGAGCCGGTAAATGAGGACTATGTTGGTAAGGTGGTGGAAAAGTCTGAGAACCTGCAATCAATTGCACTAGCCAAAGACGATATACAAGCCCCCGACTTGGCCGTAGCCGGTCTACTGTCTGACCAGCCACCTAAAAAGAAACTCATATTGGACTTGTCATGGTTGTTAGCATCCGACACCCCGGATGACCCTGAGGTAAAAAAGTCAGAAGGGCTGTATATATTGGAATCCATAGCCCAGTACTACGAAGGGTTCACCTCCGTATTTAAGGCCAACCCCTATCATGGAAAGGGTGGACAGTTCACCTCCAAAGATAAGGCGGTACATACCAGCGCCTGGGGTGAGGTAAGTGAGTGGGGCCCCACTGAGGAAGGTAGGCCAGTTTTCAATATAGTATCCAAAAGCCGCGCCCACTTGGACAGCTTAAACGAGGTAGATAGGGCAAATGTTAAAGCCTATACCGACAACGAGTATTATGGGGTGAATACCTCGTTGAGGAAACCAGGGACGACCCTTGGTAAACCCCAATGGGACGACAGGGCAAAGTCTATAGTAGAGTCATTAGATAAGGCCATGTCTCCAGTATCCTCCCCCTTAAAGGTATTTCGAGGTGTTAATGGGTGGGAGCTACATCATGAAATGAAATCCTTGCATGAAAATGGAAAACTGGTAGGCTCAGTATTGAAGGACCCCGGATTTACAAGCTCCACTACTAACAAACTCACGGCACAGATGTGGGACGATGCCAACGGGTCTATAGCAGAGTTACAGATGGAGATAACTGTTCCTAAGGGGCATAAGGTAGCTTATGTAGGAACCTTAGAACCTCCACGCGAGGAGACCGATAAAGAATGGAAGGGGTACTATAAACCTATCCCCCCTCTAGTAGATGACGATAAATACGCCAGAAAGCCCGATGAGCGGGAGGTTATAATAGATCGTGGTACACACTTCAGGGTTGACTCTGCTAGTGTAGACGAAAGCGGTAGGCTTACCATTAAGACAACCGCTATTAAAAAGAAGAGGGCAAAATGATGACTACTAAACCGACATACAACGACCTACGCAGTAGGATGGATGACACTAGCGGAATAGAGCTACCTGCTCTACCCTGCCACACCTGTGGACACTGGAATAATGGCTTGACCTGCGAAGCGTTCCCAAAAGGGATACCCGACAGCATATTGTCCGGGGACGAAGACCACCGCACGCCGATAAAGGGTGATGGGGGCATCCTCTACCTAGACAACAAGACTGGGCTGATACACCCAAAACCACGGGTGAAATCAATTGCCGGTATGGCATCGGTGTTCAAAGGTGCCCCTCTAGGAAATAAAAACGCAGTGGGTGGTCACGCCTTTGCCCGCAGGCCCGGCTCCATTGGGAATAAAAGGGCTTCTGGAGGGGGTTCTAGTGCTACCTCTATCCCTATACTAGAGCAGTCTCCTAAAGCTATTTTAGACCATAGCGCACGTATGTCAGACGCTACCCAAGATATGTGGGGTAGTTTATCTGATTCAGAGAAAAAATCTGTAAGTGATTACACGGGCTCTCAGCATGAGGCTATGAACGAGGCTATAGGAGAGGGTAGAGTTGGAGAGTCCCCAGCTATACACGCCCAGGTAAAGACCCTCGACTCTGCATTAGAAAAAATGTCGTTACCAGAGGGTGGGACTCTATATCGCGCCTCGGATGTAAGCAGGCTTTTGGGTGACACAAAAAGATATGGTAAAAGTTCTAGTATTGAAGAGCTGTCTTCACTAGTAGGTAAGACCTTCTCAGACCCAGCCTTTGGGTCAACTTCCCCCTCCCTAAGAGAGGCTAAAAGCTATTCGTCATCAGGTAGAGTAGTGATGGAAATACGCGCCCCCAAAGGTACTACGGGGGCGTGGTTAGGTGGGGGTGATAACCGATCAGATCATCCGGGAGAGCAAGAGTTTTTACTCCCAAGAGATAGAGAGTACAAAGTTGTTGGTGCCAAAGAACGCACGTTTATACACCCACTGGCTGGTGAACAGAAACAAACTGTTCTGGAAGTAGAACTACTAAACCATAACAAGCCATCCAAGGTATTGAAACATGGTGGTTGGGTAAACTTGTTCAAAGGTGCCCCACTAGGTAACCAGAATGCTAGAAAGAATAAGGACAAATACCACATCCCTAGTGCTGTAAGTGGATTAACAATCCACCCAGTTACTGGTAAGGCAGTGCCCCTACCACCCGGCCAGGCACAGGCCCTCCGTTCATATTCTCAGGTAATGGGAAATGCTGGTAATTCTGAAAATGCTAGGATTTCAGACAGGTTACTAGGTGCGTTCCATAACGTCTTACCTACCAAGGCTAATCAGGTTCTTTTTAGGGGTGTGGGGGCTGACGATACTCAGTGGGCTAATGCAAAGCCTGGAGACCCCTTTGAGCTAAAAGGGCCGTGGTCTACGACTGTGGATAAAAAAGTTGGAGAGGGCTATCGTGAGATTGGTGGGGACTCTGATGGTAGAAAGGCACCCCTGTTAGAGATTCATTTACCAAAGGGCTCTAAGGCCATAAGCATGGATTTGTATTCCCATCACCGTAATGACCCAGATTATGATGAGGGTAGGGATGAGTCAGAGCACGAAGTCTTACTACCACCGGGTAAGCTGAAAGTGCGTAGCGTGTCCGAAGATCGCGTGGTATTGGATGTGGTTGAGCAGGCTAAGACTAAGTACGATAAAGAGTCTAGTGAGTTCTTTGACGAGCCTAAGGCCCCCAGAGGGCGTTGGAGGCCACCAGAGGGCTCATCCAAAACTGCTGATGGGCGGTATGTGGATGGTGAGACTGGGGAGCTTTTTGAACCGCCAGGTTGGGTTAGAAAAGACGCACACTTAGATGTATCTGCATCCGTATTCAAAGGTGCGCCCTTAGGCAACCAGAATGCCAGCAAGCATAAAGCCAACGGCACAGGGCTTACGGGGGAGGTCATAGGTTCTGACCCAAACAAGACCTATGATGGTAAGGATATACCGACGCACACAGTAGACCATGTTCGTGCCAAGTTAAAGGAGCTAAGTGACAAAGGTATATCATCCGGGTACACCGCCGAGGATTTTCACGCAAAAACAATGGGCCGGGTAGACCCAGTGGAGATGGTGAAAGCTATTTGGGGGGAGAACGAATACGCTGATGGGAAGATCGTAGGAGCCTCCATTGAAGAGCATACCGGTGGTGTGGGCTACGAGCATCTAAAGGGACGGGTTTCATTCGCGGGTACAGGTGAGGTGCATGGCTCTAAAGTTGGGTGGGTAGAGCGTTGCCTGTCCAAGGACATGCAATCAATTGACCACACCTTTCTACAGATGGAAGATGGTGAGGGGAACAAAGGAACCGCAAAAGCGTTGTTTACAAACTCCCTGCCCTTGTACAAGAAGATGGGGCTAAAAGCCATTACCGTACACGCTAACCTAGAGGCTGGTGCCTATGCCTGGAGTAAGTTTGGGTTCACCCCGGACGACCTATACCCGGTACGCAAGAGCGTAGAGGATGGTATGTCCCGGATAATAAAGAAGGCAAATGAGGGTATCCCTAGAGAAGACCGAGTGCCGTTGTCCAAGGAGGCAATGAAAGAGCGGGATGCCCTACACGCCATACTGTCCTCTGATGATAAGCACATGGCCACCCAACTTGCCAACCTGCCCACGCCTAACTTAGATGACCACTTTGGGCACACGTACAAGGACTCCAAGGACCCAAGGATACCGGACAACATACCTATGACTTTCGTGAAAACGGCTATGTCAGGAGGCAACTGGAACGCCACCCACCACTTTTCAGACGTGGATTCTGCCAAACAACTAAGGGATTACCTGACAACAAAAAAGGCAAAAACCCCTTGACAAACTGATTATGGTCTGTTATAATGCATTCTTACTAAAGGATATTAAATGACTACAGGACGAGACAAGATGCGGCCTAAGGAGAAGGACTCTATGAACGTGGGTGGGAGAAACAGCACGTTGCTACAGTCGCTGTTGGCCGAGGATGTTGAGGATACTAAGCACCGCGCAGCCTCCGCAGAGCAAATGCGTAAAAACGGTATTGCCGAGGACCTTGTGCAGTTGATGGTAACCCCGCAACCGGTGAAGCCGCGCAATCAATTGCACTAGGTGGTAAAAAATACTTGACAAACCTATAAATACCTGTTAGAATGCAGGTATCGCAACAATCACAAATCAAAGGAGTGACTAATGTTCAAACCAGCAATCATTTGGAACCCACTGTGCGTACCCTTGCACGTAGACAGCTATAGCCCGAGTTGGAAAAAGCCCAAGGCTTTCCTTGAGCATATCGCCCCCAAGATCGAAGAAGATGGTATCCCGGTATTCAAGAGTACCAGTGCCATAGAGCTTTTGAAGCGGGTACACGACCCTAAGTACTTGAAAGAGGTACTGTCAGGGGTGCAACCAAATGGGTTTGGCTCACACGACCCAAAAGTAGCAGAAGCCTGTACCTATACCTGCGGTGCCATGGTCGAGGGGGTGATGCGCTCTATCGAGGGTTACAGTAGCTGTGTACCTGTGTCCGGGTTTCACCACGCCGGTCATGACTTTGGTGGAGGATTTTGCACCTTCAACGGACTCGCATTAGCGGCTGTGGTGGCCCAAGAATTTGATATGAAGCCCGGTGTGCTGGACCTAGATATGCACTATGGCAATGGGACGGTAGATATTTTTTCTGCCCTCGGTATTGAGAACACCCCACACTACACGTATGGAGGCACTAGCTACGCTAACCGTAATATGGGTGACGAGTTCCTGAAAGACTTGCCAGAGATTTTGCGTAGTGTATTCGGGGAGTGCAAGGTACTGTTGTACCAAGCAGGCATGGACCCCTTTATTAAGGACCCTCTTGGCGGGTGCCTGACAGAATGGCAGTTGATTCAACGAGACACTCTTGTATTTGCCTTTGCAAGAGATAGGGGTATCCCTGTGGTCTGGGATTTGGCGGGTGGGTACACCAAGCCCTTTAGCAAGGTACTGGAGCTTCACGCCAACACCTATGACCTGTGGCTGAAGTACTGTGACCACAAACAGCCGGAGATGGTATGAGCTTCGATACCAGGGAGTTAGTAAAAACCCTCAGGACTGGTGCGGACATAAGTCGCACCAGAAACCTGAACCTTGATTACGCTGAAATTGCGGATAAAGCCGCAGACCTTATAGAATATCAGCGTAACCTGCTTATTGCTGTACAAGACTTCTTTGATGGCCAAGGGTATACTGCCCTAGATGTTGAACAGCGTACCGGACTACCCGATAGCCGGTGTGTTGAAGTAGCGAAGGCTATCACCGAGATTATGAACCTATGACGCAAGACCTTATCACTACAGTAGACGACACTTGTGTCTACATTCATACACGCCTAGATGGCGTGGTGTTTTATGTTGGAATTGGCAGACCAAAAAAGACCTCATGAAAACACCAAACGCAATGCCTACTGGCACCGGGTTGTGGAGAAGCATGGATACACGGTCACCCTTTTACTCTCTCCAGAATCCATAGCTAAACGGACTGCCACACGGATGGCAAATAAAAAACTGAGAGAATTACAAAATGTCTAGTAGATCAAAACATGAGAAGTACATGGATATTGCGCGTGCAGTGGCGCAATTTTCAAAAGATGAAACTAAGGTTGGGTCGGTCATTATTGGTCCCCATTTTGAGATTCGTTCTACGGGATATAATGGTGCCCCTAGGAAGTGCTCTGCTGACGAAGACGAGCGGATGGTAGGTAGGCCTGAAAAATACTACTGGATAGTTCACGCTGAGTTGAATGCCATTCTAGCCGCCGCCAGAGTAGGCACCCCATTAGAGGGCTGTACTATATTGGTGACCCACTTCCCATGCATGGACTGCTCCAGATCAATTGTTCAGGTTGGCATAAAACACGTTATAATTGCACCAATGAGCACCGTATTTGAGGAACGGTGGCAGGAGCATATTAAGAGGTCAAAAATGCTTTTTGATGAATGTGGTGTTTCCTACACTATGATTGACTATGAAAAATGACACCTGCGTGCCGCTTCAAAATGTAGACCACCAGTATCAGCAGGGACTATAGCAAAGCAAACCGCCACACGAAAATCAAACCGCATGGCAAAAAGTATTTAACTGTGCTAGAGCCATTGTGCAATCGGGAATCATTCGGGTGGTGGTTATGCCTATGACAGACGAGGTCTCTACCCGATGGGCAGAGCATATCCGGCGCTCAAAATCCTTGTTCGCAGAGTGCGGAGTACAGGTAGAAAATTTATTATAGGCCTGTAAAACCTTGACAAAATGTGCTATAATTCACTTTATCAAGGCGCTAAAATCAATTAACTTAATAAGGGGATATTATGGCTATCTACGGTTCAGACCAGCACACCAGTGACGAGTCGGTGATTGCGACCACTCCTAAAAAGCCCATCAGGCTTATGAAGACAAGGCCCACACCCAGTGCATGGTTGTACGATCAATCGGCAGAGGTTGATGGGGAATCAGAGATTACTACCAGCGTAACCCTCAACCGGGAAGTTGCCAACGAAGAGCCGCACTTCAATGTGCGAGAGTTGTTCACCAAAAAATGGATTAAGTAAGGATTTTTATGTTGAAATGTTCAGGTGCCGAATACAAGGCTTTCTATTCCTCAGACTGGGATGGGTTATTAAATAGTACCGGCTGTTATTGTGACACCGAAGAACTGACCTGTGATGGTGAGGAGTACGAGGGTGAAGTAGAAGACTTACCAGATGGGGCAAAGGTCACCATCCACAACGGGGTTGTGTGTGATGAGGACTGTAAGGACGTGATCAGTTTTGAGGCTTTTTTCAAGCGTTGGAAGAAGTCCTGTAACACCCTGATCATGGTCATTGAGATTCCAAAAGAGTATGAAGACTACATGAAGTCACAAATTGCTATATGTAAGGGGAAAATCAAATGACCCACTCTATCATCACCCCAGAAGCCCGTGAACGATGTCGTATCACCAGCCCCTCAGACCAATTGAAGGCCTTGCGTGAGAGTGAACCACTGCTAGCCAAACTCATGGAGTGGGAAGAGGTACATCGGGTGAATAGCCGGGCTGGGAAGACCAGATTATGGAGCCCTAATTATCAGCAATTATCAAAGATAATCCAGACAAGATAATTCAGCCGCAACATTACAAGGACAATAAATGACGACCATTACCCTGACTTACAACGATGATGAGGTTGAGAAGTTTAAGCGTGTGCTACTTGTGGATGAAATTTGGGACACCTTGCACGAGGTGAATGACGTGGTGTCCAGACAGGTAAAAACTGGCCCACCCTCAGAGGACCTTCTGGCACTGAATACCGTCAAGGATATTTTGGACGACATATTGTGGCGCTGCAAGTAGGTAGATTTAGAATAGTACCCCCGATTAACCCAAAAGGAACCTTGTGAGTAATACCGATACAACCCCATCAGAAAAAGAGTTTGATGAGGTAAACCTAGCTAAACACTATAACGTCCACCCAAGCGGAATCGAGGCCATCAACTTGGTCAGATGTCTGAACTTCAACATGGGTTGCGCCCTCAAGTATGTGATGCGCCGCCACGGAAAAGAGTATGTTCGCAGCCTGAAATCTGCCGAGTACTACCTGAAAGACCAGCACGTTTCAGGCAACGTGATGATTCAAAATTACGCCATCTTCAGACTGGTTGATGACTATGTACAAGGCGAGGAGGTACGACAAGCCGCCACCTTCTACCGGGCATTCTCTGGCTACCTCAACCTCCCTAGTCAGCGCAATTTCGACATGATGATGGGGTCATTGGACCGGTTGCTTGAGGACAGGCTGTGAACCTAAAGTTCTACCTGCTGGAGGTAGGAGACAAATTCTACCTACCCGACCAAGACGAGATTATGGTGAAGGATGACGAAGACCAAGCCACCGTACTGTCTACCGGGGCCAGGGTTTTGATCAACCCAGACGACATGGTAGTAGGCATCTAAGTGGGGTTGCAACGGAGTGCAATCAATTGCACAAATATATTTTCAAAAAAGCCTGTAAACCTTGTCAAACTCGGTTATACTACAGGCTTATCAACACCACGCCAGGAAAGTATATGACCAACGACCAACTTCAGGCTATGCGAGATTTGCGGGCAGAGGGCTACGCTGTGATCATCTGGACACCCGAGGAGCTTCGCGGGGCCAGCGTAAACCGTGTGCAAGACCGGTCTATCGAACTTGGTCATCAGGTTATCGACGATCTGGCAGACCCAGACTTTGACAGGCCTCCTATGTCCCAAGAAGAGTACCTGAATGACGGAGGTTCTACCTGCCCGTTCTGTGGCAGTGAAGACATTGAGTCTTTTAATCCACAGACGTATACCAACATTGCCTGGGCCGCATGTGAGTGCAATTCCTGCCACAAGGATTGGAGAGACGAGTACACGCTCACCGGGTATTCAATCCCCTAGGCCGATAAAAATATATGTGAAATATATGAAAAGCCTTGATAAACCGTGCTATACTCAAGGCTTACCAACCAAACAGCTTCAAAGGATTGAAAATGGGCAACGTAACAACCGCTTCTGGCCGTAACATCAAAAGCGAGTGGCTTGCCGCCTGCCATGAGGCCATCAAGGCGCGTCTCGCATTCTCGGAGATTGCGACCAAAAAATTGTTTGTTAGCTGGCTCACCAAAGTCTGATAGCTTTCAAAGGATTGAAATGGAAGAACTCCAAACACTGGTAGCCGATATATGTGCGGCCCTCAATATCGACCTTTCCACCGACTACATTAGTGAGTACGGTGTCCCATGCTACGCTATCACTGCCCATGTAGGCACCTGCAAACTGGTACTAGAGGGCGTGTTCAAGGCGCTCAAGGATAACCGGGAAGACGCTGACATGTTTGACCACCAAGACTTCTATAACAACCTGATACGGTTGTACTCTTTCAAGTTTTATCCTCACCCACAGTCCAAAGAAGGGGACTATGGAACCCTGGCATGGACTACCCTGCATTAACCACCGGGTGCATACCGCCCTCAAAGGATATTATGGACCTATTGAAACCTAGCGATTTTCCTGCCTCCAAAGTGGATGACCAAGAGGTGTCAGCCCTAGGTGAAGGCGAGATTGAAGACCTGCTGACCATGTACCACAAGAGCGGGGACATTCAACCCGGTCTGTATAAAGTAGGTGACCGGCACGTAGTACTGGATGCTGTTGGTGGCACCAACACCCTGACCTTCACATGGTTCCATACCGTGGAGGTCATGGATGGCTCCTACATTAACCCCATTACTGAGGAAGATCATACCGAGGCCCTTAACGCAGTGAATATCAATGAATACGGCCCGTTAGAAGATCAGGAGTGATATGACACCCTCGGAAGTACAAAAGTTCTTAGAAGGGCACACCCGGAATGAGTGGTACACCAGTGCCATCATGGACGTGTACGTGCATAAGGGATTCCACTACTGCCAGAAGCTGGATGACGTTATACCGACCTTTGACATAGCCAGTATCCACGTACACCAGCCGGGTAAAAAGGTGTTCACCCACTGGCTACCGATGGTCCGGGAACACCTCATTAGATTGGGGCTAAAAGCCCTGTACATAGAGAGTGTGCAAAACGACCGACTAGTCGAATCCCTGCGTGACCAAGGGTGGTACGAGTTAGGGGGCAGATGTTTTTTCGATATTTTTTGGAAATACTCTTGACAAACCCAAATTTTCGTATATAATAAAGGTTTACCAACCAAAACGCAACGGAGTGCAAAATGTTTGTTTCAATTTTAGACCAATCAGTAGTAGCAGACCCAATAATCCACGGTGGAAAAGGGGCCGGTCTTATCTCCATGTATCAACAAGGTCTTAACGTGCCGCCCGCCCTGATCATTCCCACACACGTGTGTGTGGAGTACAGAAAGTCTCCTAAGGGGACAATGAAGAAGATTGCTGCTGAGCTGAAACTTTACGACAATTTTTTCAAGGAAATTTTTGGGTATCAGCCCCTTCTGTCAGTGCGGTCAGGGGCAAGGGCTTCAATGCCTGGGATGTTAGAAACGATTCTGAATGTCGGCCTCGATAACAAAACCCTTTCACAGTGGGAGGCTAGAATAGGTGAAGACTGTGCCGTAAACAGCTTTAAGCGTCTGGTGGTAATGCACGGTAACGTGGTGCATTCAATCCCCCGTAAGGACTTGGAGTCCGAGACCCTGCCAGAAGCCCTTGCCTTGTATGAGCGCAAGACCGGCCAACTTTTCCCCAAGGCCCAAGACCAAATTCTCAGTTCAATCGAAGCGGTGTTCAAAAGCTGGAACAATGAGCGGGCTAAGACCTACCGTAAGCTGAACAACATCCCTGATGATTGGGGTACAGCCGTAGTACTTCAGGCGATGGTATTCGGTAACCTGAACAACGATAGCGGTACAGGTGTACTGTTTACTCGCGACCCGGACAGTGGGGAAAATGAAGTGGTTGGTGAGTTCCTAATCAACGCCCAGGGTGAGGACGTGGTAGCCGGTACTGCCACCCCGATGAAGCTGTCTAAGCTGGCCGAATGGAACCCTAAGGTGGCCGAAGAGCTTATCACCACGGTTACCAAGCTGGAGAAAATCAAGGGCGATGTGCAGGATGTTGAGTTCACTATCCAAGACCGTAAGTTGTACATTCTGCAAACCCGGACTGCCAAACGCAGTGCCTTTGCTGCTGTAAAAATTGCAATGAGTATGATGGCAGAGGGGCTACTGACAGCCGCGCAATCAATTGCACGGGTGGCCGAGAGAGAACTTGATCTGGCTAATCAGCCAGTGATTGACCCAAAGTTTCATACGCCTTACTTTGCAATGGGAATCCCTGCCTGTTCTGGGGTGGTTACCGGCATAGTTTGCCTGTCTAGTGTTGACGCTATCAACCTAGCCAAGATAGGTCAGAAGGTGGTCTTGGTTACCGGCGAGACCACACCCGATGATATTGGCGGCATGAATGCTGCGGTAGGTATCTTGACCATGACCGGTGGGAGTACTAGCCACGCTGCCGTAGTTGCCCGATCAATGAACCGGTGCTGTGTAGTGGGTCTGGGGGAGAGCTACCATAATTATTTCAAGGCCGGTGCTACCGTAAGCCTTGACGGTGCAACAGGCCGGGTGTGGTTGGGTGAAGTGCCGGTTGTCGGTGGAAACAATCCAATGGTTGGCGCTTTCCGCAGTCTCAAGGTAGGCTCTACCCCGCTACTGGTATCAGATGCACCTGATATGCAAGTACCTGCCCTGTGCTTGGAGATTGGAAGTATCCTGCATCTTACCAATGCCGCGATTGAGGGCATTGTTCTCAAATGTAAGAAGGCCTGTCTTAATCTCAGCTTGTCCTACACACCCGGTGAAAGCGCAGTGTTTATGACCGACACCGATATTAAGGCAAGGCAACAATGGGTGGCTGGGTTACTTGATGGTCTGGTTTCTTACAAAGTTATTACCTACGGGTTTAAGTGGAATGAACTGTCCACCACGCTGTCAGAGTCCCCGAGTCTGGAAGAGCTGGTAATGTCCACCACCGATGTTTTCGTAAAATCAAATAGCCTGAACTGGGGTGTGGCAGAACAACGGGTGATGAATTGGCTCAAATTGGAGGGGGTAACTGTGTCAGTATGGAACACCAAGGGCTCACCCGGCCCTGCTGCTTACTCGGTGGTGTCCCAATGATTACATGGTATAAGGATACGGTAGAATACGGGCCTTACCGCCCGGAGTTCTATGAGTGTCTATACAGCAGACTGTCCAAAGTGTGGAAGCGCAAACGCGAGATACCAAAAATCCGATACCGACCTGACACTAGTATGCTGGTGCGGTTACCGGAAGGTGGTATTTACGACCCTGTTATCCCTTGAGGTTATCCATAATGAGAAAGTGAAGGATGTGCGATTACCAAGGGTTGGAACTTACCTGTTCTCGACATTATCATGTTTATGGCAAATAGAACCGGCTAATAGTAGGGAGGTTACTGACACCCTAACCCTACACGGTAATAGCTTCACGGTATCGGACGTTAGTAGCTACCTGATGATATTAAGAAGCCGGGGTCTGGTTAGAGTAGTGGATTACAAACGGGGGGTTATTGATGGCAGCACCTGGGAGCTTGCGGAATGCGCGTTGGATTTAATGGGACTAAAATAGGAGAATATATGGCTTTGACTCACGCTAGTCTGCTAAGACAGCTTAACTACGACCCAATAACGGGTGTGTTGGTTTGGCTGGTCAGCCCCCGACGGTCTGTGAAGGCCGGTGATGTTGCCGGGTATTGGGCAGGTGTTCAAAGTGACCGCCGCCGCAGGATTATGATAGGCACAGCTTCCTATACGGCAGCTAGGTTGGCATGGTTTTACATGACTGGCGCATGGCCCACCGGTGTTATCGACCACAAAGACCGTAATCCAGAAAATGATGTGTTTTCCAACTACCGGGATGTGCCTCAGGCGGTGAATAATCAGAACCGGTCACTGCCCTCTACCAACAAATCTGGGCATATCGGGGTTAGTCAGTACCGTGGCAGAAGGTGGCACTCACAAATTACGCTTAATAAAAAGAAGCGACATTTGGGGTTTTTTGTAGAGTTAAAAGACGCGGTTTCTGCTAGGGCTACAGCCCAGGAAGCCTTATTTCAACCAGTTTAAGGAGACATATCTTGGCTTTGAGTATTGGGGTTCGTACCGGACAGGTACTGCAAATTGGCGACACCAAGGTAACGATGACCTCGGTAGGCCCTGGAGAAATTATGAGAATGGCCGTAGGTGAGAAGGCTATCCCCTTCATTATTTCGTCACAAAACCGAGTAGAGATTCTGCCCAAGGTGTACGTGAGTATTGGACGAGGCGCATCCGCTAACCCCGGCCCACGCCTGTGTTTTGAGGCCAGCCGGGACATACCTATCATTAGGTTGACTTAGTGTCATGTTATTGGAGATTCAGCCCGATACACTGAGGAGAAGCCACGATCTAACGCTACCGCAGTTAGAGAAGATGGTTATCAGCAGTGCAAAGTTCACCCACCTATGGGCTAACCGTAGGTACAGGGGGTGGATATTTGACGTTGACATGGAAACCATGCATGTATACAGGATGGGCTACTATCACACCCAAAACTTTAGATATAGTGCTAAAAATACTTGACAAACTACTTTATTTTGGTATATAATAGACTCAGTAGCAAGTAAATCGTAACCGCAGTAGCCCACTGCATATAAAGGAGTATCAATTGAAGGGTTTCATCTCATTACCAGCTTTTCGTGGTTGTTCGTATCGCATGTACGGAGGCCCTTACCTTAAAATCCCACGGGGGATGACTGGTGTGAAAATGGCGGCTGAAATCAATGCACCATGTGAAGTCAATATCCCTACTAAGGACTTCAATGTACCTGCCTTGAAGGACATGCAGGAGGGACTACTTGCCACCATCACCTATATCTTGGAGGGTGAACCGGTGTACGCCGGATGCTTCGGTGGCATTGGCCGCACCGGGCTGATCATGGCCCTGGTTATGAAGGCCTGGGGGGATGAAGACCCGGTTACGTCAGTACGCACCCAGTACTATGCCCATGCGGTAGAGACTGAGCAGCAGATGAAGTACGTGCAGGACTTTGAGATTGACCCTAAGATCAAGAAGATGATTTTTTGGGCCAAGGTAAAAAACGTGTTTAAGAAGAATAAACTCTTGACAAACCCGTATAACTGACATATAATTAGCTCTACAGCAAAGGAGTGCAACAATGGAAGAAAACGGAAAAACCCTCAGGTCAGTATCCTCGCATCCAATGCGCCGGGTAGCAGGGTTTGGGGTATCAGCAAAGCAGTTGGCTGACAAGCTGCTGTCTATTGACAAAAACAGTTCTACAGAAAACCCTGATGCCCAGGCTATTCGCTTCTATGCCCTTAACCAGCTAGTAGGCCTAATGTCTGCCCGGTTTACCGAGAATGAGGTACTGCCAGAATGGGGTGAAAAAGTGGTGTCCCTCTACTGCAAGGAGATGGACTCGCAGCATAGCCGGATGTTCTGGTACACGTTCTTGGTCATCAGCCGGGAATGGCGGCACCTTAAAAACTTGGATACCGTGAGTGGTGTCAAGAGTCAGCCCTACACCCCCGAACTAAAGGCCCTGTGCCCTACCATATCTGACAGTAGTTCAGAAGATTCATTAAATGCGTGGTTAAAGAAGGTGCCCGATATTTCATTGAAGGACTATTGCCAGTGCCTGACACACTCGTTTAATACCGGGTCATTTGGTGGAGGGTACGGTGGTAAGCCCTGGGGGATGATCGCCCATACTCTACTCAACTACGTGAACGGTACGATTAGCGGGGAGGTGTTCATTGATACAGCGTACACCCTGGCCCACAATAACGGACCGATGTTCAACAAGGGGATGATGTACGACAAGTACAGTAGCGAGTTTATGGTGATCTTGGATGTACAGCGGTCTGGTCAGGTGTGTGAGGCGCTGATTAACAAGGAGTTCGCTAACAGTGCCTGCACTTCCGACATTTACGCCTTGGCCTTGGCTGGCAAAGACACCCTTGGCCTTGGTCCATACGTTGACTGGCATAAGGTAGTGCCGGTTATTACGTCAACCAGCTACATGAAGCAGAAGGCAAAGCAAGATGCTATGCACCCCAAGCCTACCGCGCCGGTGTTGGTGAATGGGAAAGCTGTAAAAACAAAAAGTGTGTTGGAGTGGTATCCTGGTGAAACAGTAGCTATTTATGAAAGAATGTAATATGAAATCCTACAGCGAAAAAGGCTATTCCGACAACATGATGGGCCTTGACCTGAGTGATTGGGGTGCAAAATCCTCTCACCCGGTCATGGGTAAGCATTCGTGCTACCACACCCACCCAACGCTGTTGATTGGGGGAGGTACTTTGTACGGTGGCAGTTGCATTAACCCGATCATCGGAAACGCTGATGTTTACATCGGTCTGGACCACGGGATGCAGGTAAAAGAGTACTTGCCGTGGGAATTGGAGTACCAGATTCAGCAGGTGCTGTACCCGATCACCGACATGAATGCCCCCAATGATGTCAAGACCTTTACCAAGCTGGTGGATTTCGTGTGCAATCAATTGCAGGCCGGTAAGCGGGTACACGCCGGGTGTATCGGGGGGCATGGCCGTACTGGTACCCTATTTTCTGCGGTATTCAACGTGATAAACGGTGATAAGGACTCTATTACGTCAGTCAGGAAACTCTACTGCAAAAAAGCCGTGGAGTCCCTGGACCAAATCAATTTCCTGCATAAGCACTTCGGTATCACCAAGGTGGATGGCACCAAGGAGTTCGCGGCCAAGGGCTACAACCCGCTGCAAGGGTACAGTGGTAAGTCCATGAAAGGGGTGACCGATTCGTGGCCCAAAGCAGGCGCTAGTGAAATTAAGAAGAAGGCTGGAACCGCATTCGCTAACGCAAAGAAAACGTGGAATGCAGTGGCCTCCAATAAAAAAGCGGTGGGAGTGCTGTTTTAATCTTGACAAACGATTAAACCCTGTTATAATAAAGCCTTACACAAACAAACTCAAAGGAGTGAGAAAGTGGCGATTACTATGTCAAACCAGTCAAGCATAACTACCTTGGAATCCATTTTAGGATATAACTCACCGGGGATAACAAAGGTGAAATACCTACAGTCTCTGGGGGTTCCTGTTAAAGTGGGACTGTTCTCCGTATCTTTTACGGTCAAGGGTGTCGAGTTTTCTGCGGCATCCCCTGTCCCACTGTCAAAAGCAGATTCGTTGTCCATCAAGAGCATTATTGCGGACAAACTGTGCGCTGTTATTGAAGAGGCGTTGATAGCCAGCGCGGGTATGCAGGTACTAGCCACACCAGCGCCCCCGGTGGCCACTGTGCCACCACCTTGGATGACCTCGATACCAGTGCCTAATAGTGAGGTGAAAGCTGCTGCTTCTGTAAAGGCATTGTATGAATCTGCCCAAAAACAGGCCCCGGTGGTCAAGGCCAAGCCTAAACCCACGCCATCGGTGATCAAGCTGAAAGACGCTAGGGCTATAGGGCAGAAGGTGGATGGTACTAGTGCTGGCTCTGTTTACCGGGTGGCCGCTATCGGAAAGTTGAACATAGCGGTACGTGAACAAACTGGTACGGTAAGCATCCGGGCTGAGTTCCAAGGGGCCAAGAGCCAGGAAACAGCGGATAAGCTGGTTGCCCTAGGGTTTACCGACAGTTCAAACTATCTGAGTATGCACGTTAGTCTGAACAATAATTCCATGGCTATGCGGGTTATTGGCTCAGTTATCATGGGTGCCGGTATCGAGTTTGAAGAAGTAGCAACCATGAAAGAACAATTAAATGGATAACGCGCAAATTCAAGACCTGGAGCTGGACAAGAAGTACCAGCTAAACAAGAAGTTGGTGGCCATGAAAGTGGGGGGCAAGATGAAGGTGTCCGTCAACGGGGTGAGTGATCAGGCAGAGTTGTTCTGCACTGAGCGCACTTCCAACCCCACGGTATTGAAGTTTTCCCTGATGTACTACGGGGTTATGACCGGCAAAGATTTTATTGTTTCCAACGCCTTAAATAAATGGGAGTTCAAATGAATGATGATCTGGTTTACAAAGTAGCTGATGCCTTTCAAACCGACATGTTTCATGTTGGTTCTGACATACGGGGACTTATCCCCTCGCACCAGTTCAAGGTGGGGCAGTGGGTAGCCAAGGGTGACGTGACTATCGTAGTGGACGAAAACACAGACAACATGTGCAGTGCTGTAGCCCGCATCTATGGAAACCTGTGGTCGTACTTCATAGCCACTGCCGAGGGTACGTGGCTACTGTTCTTTGATGGGTCAAAGGCTAAAATCCATGTGGGTGCAGAACGTGAGTTCGGCCTAGGTAACGCCAAGGCCAGCTTGAAGAAGCTAAAGCCCTCTATCACCCGAGTGTTTTATATGAACAGCCTTTTTTCCGAGGTTCCCAACCTTTGGGAACCTATGGACTTGGCAATTGTCGATCAAATTTAGTAGGATGCAATGCTAGTAATCTTTTCCAACGCCGACAGGATGACCATCTTGTCTAAGATAGGGTCTGTGACTTGCTCATACCCCGACACCCCCATAACTTTTGCCCAAGACCTAGAGGGTCTAGCCGCATTACTGCCACAGGCTAAGGCTGTGTTCTGCATGGGCAGCACGTCTTTGCTGCTCCTACAACAGCAGGGGGGTATCCCAAAGGGTAGAAAAGTTACTGGGCTTAGAAAGCAGGTACTTTCTACCGGGGGTGTACCGCTGATGGTGAGCTACAGCCCATCTATCGGGGACATGGACCACGGCCAGTTCGTGGATATGCTCACTGACGTAGGGGCCGTGCTACGCCTTGCCACAACAGGCACCAACGAGCCAAAGTACGGAGACTACTGCTACCTACCCGACTTAAAACAAATCGTCTCTGAGGTCGCTAAACTGGTCTCTGTAGGTAATCGGGTAGACCTTGCATTCGACACCGAGACCATGGGCCTAGACCGCTTCCATCCCAATGGGTATATAGTTGGACTCCAATTTAGTTGGAAAGCCGGTACGGGGTATATGGTGGCCTTTTCCTCTAAAGAGCAGTCCAAGGCCTTTATGCAGGACCCGGTACATAAGGCTGACTTGTACTACCTACTGAACTGCCAAGAAATCAGTTTACGTGCCGCCAACGGCAAATACGACATTGAGTGGGTGTACGAGCAGTCTGGCATTAACTGCACTAATTTCAATCTGGATACCTATCTTTTAGGGTCAATTCTGGACGAGAACCGCTGTGTAGATGCCAGCACTAAACTACTGACTTCTGATTTACGGTGGGTAACCGCAGACAGCGTTCAAGAAGGGGATACCTTGCTTGGGTTTGACGAGCAGACGGCAGACGTGGGTAAGGCCAGGACGTTCCAAATTGCTACGGTGTCTGAGGTGTCTACACGAAAATCCTGTAAATTGGAGGTCACTATGTCCTCTGGTACGGTTTTGCGGATTAGCAGGAATCACCAGATGCTTGTTCGAGAAGACGCATCCAGATTCCAGACTTGGCGCAAGGCCGAAATGCTAAAGGTGGGCGATGAGATAACCCGCCTAACCCCTGCCCCAGACCCGCTAAAAATATCTGAGTTTGACCGTGGGCGTATGTCTGGGTTTCTGGATGGCGAGGGTTCCTGTCACCACACCAACAGAGATAAACCCCAGTACAGGTCTTGGGCTGTAACTTGGGGCCAGAAGCCGGGTGTTGTTCAAGATGATATGAAACGTATCCTTGATGAACTTGGTTTGAACTATGGTGAGTATGATGACAACATCAATGTGTGCAAGACCGTACTGATGAAAAAAGCATGGAACTCCTTGGCACTGTTAGTATCTACTCGACCATTGAGGCTAATTCCTAAACAAAGGTGGATTGGGTCACAAATTACGGTATGCCCATTTAAGGACAAAATTGTATGTATTAAAGACTTGGGCTTGGGTGAAGTCGTGTGCATAACTACGTCTACCAAGACTTTCATAGCCGAAGGGCTGGCATCACATAACAGCAACGGGTTAGACGTTCACTGCAAGATATACTACCCAAGTTTGGGGGGATATTCTGACCCGTTCGATTTGACAGCAGACAAGTCCCGGATGGACTTGGAGTACGCCAAAGACCCAACGGGGTTCCTACGCTACAGCGCGGGAGATGTAGATGCTTGCCTAGTAATAGCTTCTGCACAGAAGGAAGCATTACTACAGAATGAGCCTCTTACTAGGTTTTACATCAATATACTACATCCTGCGGCCAGAGCTTTTGAATTGGTAGAGAAGGGTGGTGTGCATATCGACAAGGAGGCTTTCGATACGTTGGAAGCCGATTTAATAGCAGATAGCCATAGATTGATACGTAAAGGTAAAAGTGTGATTGGTGGAATCCTAGCCGCCCGCCATTACGACCCCGACAGACAGGGAGGTCTAAACCTGACTAAGGCCAGTTTGATAAAAGATTTTATGTTCTCCAAGGATGGGCTGAACCTAAAGCCCAAAATGTTTACGGAAAAAACAAAAGCCCCCGTAACTAGTCTAGACCACTTAGAAATGTTCAAAGATGTACCAGAGGCCAAGGAATTTGTTGAACTGATGAGTGAGTTTTCTAGTACCACTAAAACCTTATCTACTTATATAGTAGGTTTTGGTAAACATATACGGTCAGATGGTAGGCTACACCCGACCTATATTTTTTACTCAGGGGATAAGGAGCGCAGTGGAGAAGGTACGGTTTGTCTGCCAGCAGGGGAATTGGTGTTGACCAACAAAGGGTACATTCCCATAGAGAATGTGGTGGCAGGTAATCTGGTTATCACTCACACAGGTGAACAACACCCGGTAACAGAAACCGTTTTTAACGGAGTTCAGCCGATAATCCAAGTCACTATGAGTAATGGTCTAGTGCTTAAAACAACCCCCAACCATCCTTATAGAATAAGAGATACGTGGGTAAATGCTGAGGATTTAGAGGTCGGTATGCAAGCATGGGCACACTCTGACACAGAGGTGTGGGCACCTATTCACAATTGGGTTGATTTTGAAGTGAGTACGTGGGGGAGGGTTTTTAACAAAAAAACTAAGCGAGTACTTACTCAAAATCCTAAAGGAAAATGGGGGCACCTGAAAGTGTGTCTATACCGTAACGGGTCACAAACCAGAGGCGAAGACCGTATGGATTTTGCAGTACACAAATTAGTGGCTACTGCTTTTCTAGGTGCGGCTAACGGGCTGGAAGTGCGGCACCTTAATGGTATTGCATGGGATAATACCCTTACCAATCTGGCATACGGTACCTCCAAAGAAGATCATTTAGATGCTGTAAAGCACGGTACTCTTACAAAACGTGTGGGTGATGAGGCTAAGCTAACCCCCTCTATAGTGTCTATTATCCGTAGCTCCAAACCTGTGGCTGATGGGGGGCCAACCCAAAAGGAGTTAGGCCACATTTTTGGGGTTAGCCATAGGCTCATAGGGATGGTTCTTTCAGGGCAGCGTTGGGAGACAAAAAACCATGTCGGCCCACTGTCAACTTTTAAGGGGATTTTTGTAACAGATATTAAGCACCTACCACCAGAACCTACCTATGGGGTGACCGTAGAAAAAGACCATAGTCACGTAACTGGTGGTATTATGACTCATAATACAGGGCGATTATCTTGCACAGGACCAGCCTTCCAATGTTGTAAGGGTTCTACACTAGTGTATAATAAGGATGGTTGGTCGAGCATTCAATCTATGGTAGATGGGTATGAACAGGGGAAACCTTATATGGTTCTAACCCATACAGGGGAATGGAAGCCTGTAGTAGGTGTATACCGTAATGGCGTACAGCCTCTGTTGAAGATAACCACCAAGTCAGGGGCAGTTCTTGAATGTACAGGGAACCACCCACTACTAACGGATTCTGGGTTTGTTAGGGCTGACTGGTTGAAAGTTGGTGATATAACTTGGAGATTTTTTGATGAAACATCCTTACTTGGGTATAGGGAAAACAGTGGGTATGCTACTACTAGTGGAGGACGTGGGGATGATACAGGGGAGGCATTGGGTAAAGTGCAAATGCCAGTGTGGTTCGGTAAAGGAGCTTCGTGCAGATTACCTAACCAGTGGGAAAGCAAGATCATGTGGGTGCAAAACTATTGCAACACATGGGCACTCCAGTGGAAGATCAGAGGGTCTAAAAGTATCTTCGACATACTCAACGTGGCACAGTATGAAAAACCGATGCTACAACCCAAAGGTGGATGGCTACAAGGGCTATGGGGGTCGTGGAATTGCGGTTTGCCCGGAGTGGTTACATTCATTCGAGACCTTTTTGGCGGATATGGGGGACAAACCTATGGGTATGTCCTTAGACCGAATGGATGTGAATGGGGATTACAGTGCAATCAATTGCAGATGGGCTACCCCCTTGGAGCAAGGTACGAACAAGAGAAACAGCGCCATGCTGGAGTACAACGGGGTTACGAAGAGCAAATCCGTATGGGGGAGAGAGCTTGGTATGTCCCCCCAAGTGATAAACGGCAGGCTTGGTCTAGGGTGGAGTGTGGAAGCGGTGTTCACCACACCAGTGAGGCCAAAGAAGCAGGGTTTACCAAAGATACCATCCTTAGTATAGAAGAGGTTCCTGCCGAAGAGACATTCGACTTAACCATTGAAGATAGTCATAGTTTCGTGGCTAACGGTATCGTTGTCCACAATACAATCCCAAAACATACCACATGGGGTAAGCGAATCCGCAAGTGCTATACCGCCCCACCTGGGTTCGTAGTCCTTGAGAGTGACTATAGTGCTGGTGAGGTACGGGTAGCCGCATGTATGGCTAATGAGCAGGCCATGCTTACCGCGTTTTCCAAGGGCATGGATTTACACGCCTACACCGGAGCCACAGCCGCAGGGTTGACCTATGAGCAGATGATGGAGCTTAAGAAGACGGACAAAGAACGCTATGGTGAGCTACGCCAAAAGGCCAAGGCCATGGTGTTCGGACTTCTTTACGGAATGGGGGCCCCAGGGTTCATGGACTACGCCAGAACCGGGTACGGGGTGGTTATGACCCTGGAAGAGGCTACCCACGCCCGCAACGTATTTTTTGAGACCTATCCGCAGTTGCTGGCCTACCACCACACGTACAAGACCTTTGCTAAGAACCATGGGTATATCATCAGTCCGTTGGGCAGGGTTCGCCACCTACCGCTAATCAATAGCCCACGCCAAGAGATACGGGCGCAGGAGGAGCGCAGGGCGATCAACAGCGGGGTACAAGGATGCCTATCGGATATGATGATCTGGGCTATCTCAGAGCAGGTACGTACCGGGATGTATGCTGAAGCCCCTTGTTTTGGGGCCATCCACGATGCAAGTTATGTTTACGCACCCGAGGACAAATGGGAGTACTTTGCACATAAAGTCGTGGAGGGTATGGAATGCCTACCCTTTCATAAAGTTGGTTGGGAGCCCCAGACCCGGTTCCTGGCTGATTGTAAAATGGGGCCTTCGATGGGAAGTCTTGTTGATGTGAAAATCACTAGGACTTGGTAAGCGCAATCAATTGCACAACTTTTAACAGGACCACTGATGAACACTCAAAACACCAAACCGCTGCCCCCACCCGAGGTACCGGCCCAAAAAGTGGTACAGCTACCACCCGAGCTACTGCCCACGAACCACGCATGGAAAGCGTACTCTTTTGCCCGCCCCATCCCAGGTATAGCTCCGTATTAGGGGTAGTAAGGCTCTTTAGGTGTTGGTACAATAGCGCACAATCCACCACCTAGAGACCCAAGATGTTCGCCTACCTATTCAAAGTTGATAAAAACAACGCAGACTATTCCAGCTACGAATGCTGGAAGTCCATGCGCCAGCGTTGCCAAAACCCTAAAGACGACTGGTACTCAGAGTACGGTGGCCGGGGTATCACCTGTAGTAAGGAGTGGGACTCTTTCGAGCAGTTCAGGAAAGACCTTGGCCCACGCCCAAAAAATATGACGCTAGAAAGAATAGACAATAATAAAGGTTATAGTGCCAAAAATTGTAAGTGGGCTACGGTTACCGAACAAAACGCCAATAGACGCAACTCCAAGTAGCCAAAATATATTTTCAAAAAGCCTGTAAACCTTGATAAACTGATATATAATACAGGCTTACCCCAAACAACCAACCTTCAAAGGATTGAAAAAATGTGGACACCTGCCAAAACCAAGAAAGATCGTAAACAGCAGATCAAGGAATTGCTGCTTACCAATGACCGGGCCGTACAGCGCGGCGTAGTGGCAATCTACCAGCGCCAGACCGAGAGTGAGCAGGCCACGCTCTCTACCAAGGAAAACAATGGGGTGGGGTACTCAGGTGTCCACGCCGAAATTATGTCCAGCTTCGCACAGAGATTGTTGAGAGGAATGGCTCTCACCGAAAAGCAGATGGTGTACGCCCGCAAGATCATCCTCAAATATGCCGGGCAACTGTTGACCATTGCCGATTCACGCACCCAAGGAGTGCCCTCCTAATGTTTACTGTACCAGAAGAGCGCCGGATGATAACCGGGCCTATGAAATCCGACAAGTCCTATGGTAACAACGGGATGTTCCGATTACCCCATAGAGAAAATGGGGCATCCGTCCCCTTTACCGTGGTAGCCAGCGACGAGCAGGGGTGGGAACACGTTAGCGTGAGCCTACCCCTGCGCTGCCCAACATGGGAGGAGATGTGCAAGATCAAATCCCTGTTCTGGGGCCCAGAAGACTGCGTAGTACAGTACCACCCACCAGAGTCGGCGTATGTGAACAACCATCCCTACTGCTTACACCTGTGGAGAAATACCACAGAGGCCATGCCCACACCACCTACCTACATGGTTGGCATCAAAAACCTTGTTATCTAAGGAACCTATGAGACTTCTTTTTGAAATGACAGGAGATGACCTAGTGTCCTTGATGGAGTCCATGATCATGCTCCAGTGCGGTACACCCTCCAGTGTGCAGGAAAATGCAAATCGCGCATGGGCACGGCTTGGTGAGAAAATGAGCTTCAACCCGTTCACGGTCAAGCCTGCCGGGCGCGGTGGCCGGTTCTTTTCGGCTGAGTCAACGCCCTCAACCCCATAACAGAAAGTACCCTATGCAACAAATGTCAACCGGTGTAGATTCAACCCTAGGTAATTGGTATGACCTAGCCAAGTCTTTCTTTGGAGAACAGAGTAAACCAGCTCTATTTTTAGCGGAAAAGATCGCGGCAACCCCCAAGGGGCGTGATGAGGAAGTCATTGCCGATGAGCAACAGTTACTCCAAGTTCTACTGAGCATGTCATGAGCCAGCCAGAAAAACACCCACCACGCCTGTACCGGTTGTACTGGGCACCAGAAGGCAGGGCCATTGCCGATGTATTAGCCACCTCACCACAAGAGGCGGTCAAGAAGTCCCCGATGCCTTACAAGGAATATCTTGGAGAGGTGTACGCTTGCCAAGATACCAGAGACCCATGCAATCAATTGAGCTAACTATATTAGCAGGTGCTGCCAATTCCTTGACAAAACCTGATATAATTAGCTCTTACCAACCCTCAACGGAGTGAAAATGGATATTCTAGAACAAGCACTGAAGTCAAAGTTGCCGTTCATTCATGTGACCACCACGGACTTATTACATGTACAGGAGGTACTGTCGTACATTGCCGGAGAGCAAACCTACCCGATGCCGCAGTCTGCGGGCGCAGATGGTACAGTGGGTATGTTGAAGAACGACATTTACTACACATCAGCAGAGCTATCGACACCTCAGATGTACATGGAGTTCAAATCCAAGGGTAAGTGCTTGGTGTTCGTAAACACCAAACCCTCGGTACTGCATTTTTCAGGTGGGGCCATGCTACCACCACGCCAGATGATGCTGGAGTACCTGAGTACGTTAATGGATGACCCGGCATTGACAGAGGAAGCCCTGCCAGCCTTTAGCGGGATGACCTTGAAAGAGATGTACGAGGCCACGCGAATTACCCTAAAACGGTCTGGTAAAGTTACCGCCCGAGAAATCAACGACACCCGGAAAAGCTATATCAGCAAGTTGAAAGGACTGGTACAGATTGATACCGCCTATGACTTTTACCAATGCCCGTCCTACCTTGAGAACTGGCTAGAAGATAACGGTCTGTTTTTCACAAAACCGGTGCTACCAAGTCTCACACCCAGGGGGTTGTTGTTCGATGGCAATCCTGGGTGTTTATCAGGGGACACGGAGCTTATATACAAAAGGGGTGCAAGGCCAGGGGGTCGCCCTATACTAATGAAAGACCTGTATTTAAGATTCAATGGCCTACCTTGTGGTAAGAACCCTGTTAGGCTAAAAAATGAGCCAACTTACCTGCATTCTATGGGGGAAGACGGTGTTCTATTTTACAATAGGGTAGTAGCTATCGTTACCTCGGGGGTAAAACCCTGCTTTAAGCTAGCTACGCAAGCTGGTAATAGTATTGTGCTTACAGCAGACCATCCTGTGTGTAACGATAAAGGTATTTTTGTAGAAGCCCAAACTTTGAAGCCCGGAGATTTGGTGCGTATGAAGGGTAGTATGTGTCCCACAGGGACAACAGATAGGGCTAAGCGGCTTATCCATAGGAAAGAGGTCTGCGTTAAACACCATCCTGTTGCAGGTACTAAGGTGGTGGACGGGTACCTCTATAAGAGGCTCCATTTTTCCCGGTTAGTAGTGGAAGCCCATATGAATGGTCTCAGCGTGGACGAGTACCGCACCCGACTGGATACTAATCAGATGGAGGGTCTTATATTCCTTACCAGTGATCAGGAGGTACACCACCGCGACGAGAATAAGTTGAATGATTCTCTTAGTAATTTGATGGTTTTTACCAAAAAAGAGCACGCTACCTATCACGGGCTGGAGAATCAAAAGAACTTCAAAACCGAGTACTTTGTACTAGATACTATTGTTGCTTTCCAACCAGTTGGAGAGTTGCTAACCTATGACATTCAAATGGAAGCCCCTGCACATAACTTTGTGGCTGACGGATTTATTGTTCACAATACAGGAAAATCCGCTGCCTCCAAATTTATCGCCAACCAGTGGGGTGTGCCCCTGTACCACCTAGATATTGGGTCGTTAAAAGACAAGTATGTGGGTGGTAGTGAGGCTGGTCTTAATGCCGCCCTATCCCAGGTAGACAGCCTAGGCCCGTGCATCCTGTTGCTTGACGAGGCAGAGAAAGCCTTTAGTTCACAGAGCGATTCAGGGGTTACCACCAGCTTACTAGGTACACTTTTGTGGTGGCTACAGGAACATGAGTCACGGGTATTCACGGTCATGACCACCAACTGTCGGGAATCAATCCCCAAGGAGTTGTACCGTGAGGGACGTATTGACGAGGTGATGGTGTTCAAGGGCCTTGAGTCATGGATGGAAGCCGTGGAGTTCGCGGCCCACATTTACAAGACCCTGGCCCTGAAATTGTGGGGAGAACTACGTGACATACCGGCACACCTACAGCAGAAGTTGAAAGATGATATGAAAACCCTGTTTATTCCCGGAGACCCAGTACCCCAGGTGGTAGTGGTAAAGTCTGTAAAGTCCATGGTAAAGGTCATGGTACGTGAGGCCACCAATGGGCTATAAATCAGATAAAGAGCCCTCTGTGGCCGCCCTATGCCATCACCTGTTTCCTAGTGTGTCTTTTGATGGGGGCTCGGATATTCATGCATCTATCTGTGATGATAGGATATTTAACTACTACGGACACCCGGCCTATGCCCTTGTAAAGGGGATTCACCGGTTCGGTCTAGCAGCGACTTTTTCTGAGACCATCATGTCCAAGTTCTCTAAGATGGAGTTCTTGATCAGTTCTATCGACCTACAGGAGATAATGCTTGGGGACATTTACAAGTACCTGACTAACTCCTACACCCTTGGGGGCCGAGGCACATTGAAGAACCCGGTAACAGGCAACTACTTTCATAAGATAGCCGTGATGGGTAACCTCGTTGGGGGGGTGAGGGTATGGGCCTACACCATTGGCGACAGACTGGTAATCGGATTCAGGTTTCGGTTAGAGAAACGTGTGGACACCACGGCAGCACTGCGGGGTACGATTGAAGAGGAAGTGAAAGAAGCTAATGAAGTGACTACCTCGATCACCATTTCAGAGCCTTATGAGGAGGAGACCCCTCTGCGGGTCAGAGTCCAAGAGTAGTGCAATCAATTGCACTAAATATATTTTCAAAAAGCCTGTAAACCTAGACAAACTGCGCTATACTATAGGCTTACCAACCAAACTTCAAAGGATTGAAAATGCCTCTCACCACGCGCCTCACGAACCACGAATACCAGCAGTTGCTGGTCATGTACCACGATCAAAGCTGTGAGTTCATGGCCCTTCCATCGGCTACCCAAGACCTGTTTTATTCACGCCTTTATAAGAAATAAGGAGCTAGTATGTCAAACATGTTGTACATTTCGATCACCGAGAGCCGGATTGCTGGCTCAAACGAGCCATTCACTTTTGGCCTCAGTGTGAGTAACTCGTATGGAACCTTCACAGACAACGGGTACACTACGCTGGAAGAGCTGTATGAGGACTACCCCAACAAGCTGGACGTACTCTATACCCTTGAGGGAAGGCCAGAGTTTGAGGGGGCCTACGACATAAAGGGCAGTGTGGTCATCCTTGAATCCGTATCCGGTATCGTGTTCAAGGGGTTCCCCGAAGACCGTACAATCTCTGAGTTCAAAAAATTGTAAGGAATTATCATGGCAGAAGTGGCAGTAATTGGAAAAATTGTAGCGTTGGAACCCATTGCCAACGCTGACAAAATCTTGAAGGCAACCGTAGTATGCGGCCCAGCCGGTAAGTGGGTGGGGGTAGTCGGACTCGACCACCACCTCAATGAACTAGTGACCGTGTTTCTACAGGATGCGCTGCTGCCCCCAAGCGACAGGTGGCCGTTTATGGAACGTCATAAATGGAGGGTGAGGATGGCCCGGTTTAAGGGCGTGCCCTCCGAGTGCGTGATTGTTGCGGGAGCACCAGCAGAAGAACCGGGGTACGACCTATCTAAAGAACTTGGGGTAACCAAGTACAGCAAGCCGCTGCCAGAGAGTATGACCGGTGAGGCCATAGGAAACTTCCCCTCGTTTATCCCAAAAACAGATGAACCAAACTTCCAGACCGTACCCGAGTTGGTTGAGCGAATGGCTACTGAAACATGGGTAGTAACCCTGAAGTGTGATGGTAGTAGCTGTACGGCTTGGAATGACGAACAAGGAAACCTACATGTGGCCAGTCGCAATCTAGAGCTAAGAGAGTTCAACGCCACCGGTGCAGGTAACAGCTACTGGAGGGTGGCCCGCAAATACGACATGTCCAAGCTGCCACCGGGCATGGCCTTACAGTTTGAAGTCGTTGGTCCGGGCATCCAAAGCAACCCTATGGGACTACCAGCTATTGATGGCTATGCATTCACCCTGTATGACTGGACTCAGCACAAAAAGGTGGATGACATTGACTTTAGGATAGTGTGCAGGAAGATTGGCATTCCAGTGGCCCCGGTTATTCACATGGTAAAGGGCACCGAGTTCAGAATAGCGGAGGCCAAGGAGGATGTCCTTCGCAAAATGGCAGAAGTCAAATACCCTAACGGAAAACACGGTGAGGGTATTGTGATCAGGGCTATTGATAGTAGCTGGAGTATGAAAGTAATTAACCTTTTGTACCCTCACTAATCCAACTGTAATACAAGCTGGGTCTGGTAGCCCAACTTGTATATGTCGATCATCAGCCCTAGTAGTTGCGGTACGCCGCACCAGTCCCCACTGGTCTACCAGGAATTATTATGGCTGGTGACTAACTTTGGGGATTTGAAATGAGTGATTCTAGCGCCTTGGTTAAGGTTCCAACAGTCAAGTATGACACCTGTGTGTACACCCACACTAGATTTTCTGCACACCACCACGGGGTGTGCAACCAATTGCACCATGCAGCCACCCAGTGCGACCACAGGAGGGCGAAAATATATTTTCAACCCGTGTTAAAACCTTGTCAAACTGATATATAATTACCCCAGGCCCTAAAAATCCCACCCCTTCCCCCCATTTTTCAAAGGACTGACATGACAAGCTCTTACACCACCGAAGCCACTGTAACCCTCAACGACGAGGAAGTGGAAGTAACCTGTGTATTCGACTACACACCAGCAGATCGTGGCTCTTACCGCGATGGCCTCCAACAAGAACCGGACGAACCCGAGGAGATGACTCTCTGCACGGCAAAAACTGCCGATGGTCTCGACGTGTACTCCCAACTCGATGACGACCAAATCATCGACTTGGAAATTGCGGCCCTCGAAAGCCAAGAGGTCGATGGTCCCGAGTTTAACGAACCCGACTACGAACCCGACTACGAACCCTACTGAGTAACCCGGTGTGCAACCAATTGCACACCCGCCCGGTTGTCCGGGCTTTTTTTACGCCCAGGGCCACACCATGCACCGCCCTAGGGGGTTGAAAAATATATTTTCAACCGCAGTTAAAACCTTGATAAACTGCGCTATAATCAAGTCTTACCAACCAAAACCCTCCACCTTCAAAGGATTGAAAATGCAAGCATCTCCCGCCCCCTGCGCCCTTTTTTCATTTTACCCAACCAGCGACCCGCAAATCCAAGTGTGCTCAACCGACTCCGGTGAAATCCACGCCAAAATTTTCCTCTACCCTGCTTCCCCTAACTGCGAGGTTTGCGGCCCCACAATCCGCAATAATGCGCTCCACCCTATTTCCCCCAAACTCGAAAACCTCACTGCTGCTAAAGCCTGGGTTACCGCTAACCTTATCCCTTCTTAATCCCCACACCCACCCACCCACCGGGTGGGTTTATCTCACTTTTTCAAAGGACTGAAATGCCAACAATACACGATATAATCAACCCGCAAGGGCCCACAGCAGATGCTGCTGTACGCTACCGGTACACCAGCATCTGCCCTACCTGCGTGGTTCGCCACATCAACGGCAGGCCCGCACCACGCACCGAAAAGAAGATGGTGACCCTGACCACCGGGTGGACACCCTGCGCTAAACACACCTAACCCCACCAGCCCGATTGTCCGGGCTTTTTTTACGCCCCAGACCGCACCATGCACTGCCTCAGGGGGTTGAAAAATATATTTTCAACCGCAGTTAAAACCTTGATAAACTGTGTTATACTAATGGCTTACCAACCAAAACCCTCCACCTTCAAAGGATTGAAAATGACTGATTACGAATATTACATGTGTAAGGCCAACGACTGCAACTCAGCCGCCGCCGATGCCAGCATGTCGGATGACCATGCCAGCGCCAGCGTGTGGATGGACGCTGCCCACTATTACACACGTGCTGCTGGAGCCGTGGGCACTCCCGAATTTTCCTACCTGCAAGAACAAGCTCAGTCGGCTGAGTACCGCGCTCTCGCATAATAGAAAATATATTTTCAAACAGATGGTAAACCTTGAAAAACTACGCTATAATCAAGGCTTACCAACCAAAAAGCAAAGGAATGCAAAATGAGTACATATACAAGCGTTGAAACCGTGACAATCAACGATGAGGAAATTGACGTGACGTGAGAGTTCGACTACAACCTGCCACGCGGAAAATTTTGCATATCCGGGTTTGTACGCAAGTAGTCCAAGGGCCTACAAAGGCCCACAGCGACACCCAGTCCACCTGCCCACCCTACCCCACCACCCACACACGAAAGAAGCTCATGGACTACGACCAAGAATCTATGGACGATTTGAAAAAAAGGGTTACGGAATTGCTTGATGATGCCAAGGCCAGGGCCATGGAGAAGATCGACAAACTGCAACTAGCGGGTGCCGACATATTGGGAGACCACAAAAACAATGCAGGTAAAAGCTGGCTTACCCCCCGCGACTTTATTGCCGCCTTTGCAGAGGATATGAAGTACACCGAGGGCTGGGTGAGACTTAGCGACACCCCTACCCGCAAGAGGACGATCAAGAACTACCTGCGCCTGATGTGAAATTAATTGCACTTGCCAACTGCAATTAATTGCACTGGCAAGGGGTGTACAAGCCCGGCACACAAAAAAATAAGCACCTGTCCTAATATCTCCCACCGACTGCCACCTGCTGCCCCCAACGCGATTTGGGTGCGCTTCAATTAGTGCTATGCAAGCCGTAGCACTGGAAGTCAAAACCCCGTGTTTTCTGCCTAATTTTTAAGCACTGAAAACCAGAACACAGCCACGTTTTGGTGGAGAATACCCACGCATTTTGGGTGTGGACGAGTGCAATTAATTGCACCATGCAACACCCTTGAGGAGAGGATGCCGCCAGCCAGAAGAAGTGAAAATATATTTTCAAAATCAGTTAAAACCTTGGCAAACTGATATATAATTACCCCAGGCCCTAAAAAGCCGCTTACCCCCCCCAAACTTTCAAAGGACTGAAAATGGCTACTTCTTACACCCCCCGGATTATCTCCACCGAAATCGTGAACAGCGCTTACGCTGGTCAGCCCAGCTATGCGGTCTTCACAATTCCCAGTGCCTCCGGCACTGCCGAGTACCGGGTGGACACCACTAACAGGCGTTGCTCTTGCAAGGGCTGGGTCTTTGCAAAGATTAACCCGGCAACTGGCCGCAAAAATGACTGCAAACACCTCCGCAGCTTCGGCTACAGCGAAGACACCGTAAGAGTCTAAGCTCTCCCAACTAGCCACCTGTCGGTGGCTTTTTTGTGCCCCAGGCACGCACCATGCAAGCCATAGGAGGAGTCCACTACAGCCACAGAGGGCGAAAATATCTTTTCTACCACCCAAAAAAATGAGTAAAACCTTGTCAAACTGGCGTATAATCAAGGCTTACCAACCACTACCAAGGACTGCAATGCAAGCAAACGACACACCCACCAAAGCCCAGTGGCTCTTTTTGGCCTTGCTTGAGGAGCAACGCCGGGTATTCCAACCGGGTCGTGGGTGGACAATCCAATCCGAACATATATCGGACACGCTTATTCGCCGCTGCATCGGCAAAATCGGACGCACCCAACAAGAGGACTCCGGGGTGTGGGTAACCGCTCAATACACCCGCTCGGGGTCTATCATCACCGGCACTCAGCCGCTACGCTAACCGCCCCCGCCCGGACAACCGGGTTTTTTTGCACCCAGGGCCGCACCATGCACCCGGTGGTGGGTTGAAAATATATTTTCAAAATAAGTTAAAACATTGGCAAACTGCGCTATACTAGCGGCATCCCAGCAAAACCTTCAAAGGACTGAAAAATGCGTAAATCCCTCGCGTCCAGCGCAGCCAGCGCAAACATTTACCAGTGCAAGCACCCGGACGGTACTACCGAGTTTCGGGATACCGCTTGCAGCGGATTGGCGGTGAATACCGTGGGGGCCATCCGGTCATTCAACATAGTGAAAGCGATTCCGACTCCAAAACCCACCACGCCAGCCCCTAAACAGGCCCCAAAACTCACCAAGAAGGCGTAGCCTCACTACCCTACTCGCGGCCCACAAAATGGGCTGCAATCAATTGCACAACCCTAGAAGGATTGAATATGAACTTCATCAACTGCACACCCCACGCCATCACCGTTGTCGGCCTCGGCACGCTGGAAAAGTCGGGCATCATCGCCCGCTGTTCAGTCACCCGTACACCCTGCCCTGACATTGGCGGCATCCGGCTCACACGCCAAGTAATCGGCCCAGTCATCGACCTGCCAGCACCGGCTGACGACACGATCTATGTTGTCAGCGGCATGGTCTTGGGCGAACTTCGCGGCACACGCCCAGATGTTGTCGGCCCCGACACCGGAAAGGACGCTATCCGCAACGCAGAAGGCCATGTCACTGCCGTTCTTGGATTCGTCTAATCCTGCCCCCAGACCAAAGCCCGGAAATCCGGGGCATGGTTTTTAGCCCCCACCATGCACTTGGGGTACAGACAGCCGTAGGTGGGCGAAAATATATTTTCAAAGCCTGAAAAATATATTTTCAAAATCAGTTAAAACCTTGGCAAACTGATATATAATTACCCCAGGCCCTAAAAAGCCGCTTACCCCCCCCAAACTTTCAAAGGACTGAAGATGAATGCAAACACCACTGCCACTCTGCTCGTAAACCTTGAAGCCCTGTGCGGCGAAACCGAGGACGTGCAGTTCCGCGACTCCTACAGCGGACGTGGGATGTACGGCTCCGAGTGCGTAGGCATTACCGGCTCATTATCCAACTGCATGAACCTCATTACCGAGGTTGTCAAGAAAATGGCCGATGATCTGGTACGAGGGGTAGATGATGGTAAGGGTGATCGCTCCCTTTACGACTTCAATAAAGCGGTGGAAGTCTTGCTCGACTTCAAACAAGACAGTATGGGTCGTGACATAATCCTTTACTGGACCGACCTTTCCAGCGAACCCGCTGAAGAACAAGACGAGTCCTAGGCCACGCCAACGCCCCGGAAACGGGGCTGTGGTTGGTAGTAAACTACCGACCCCTATAATGATTATTATGAACCACACAGACCACACCATGCATCCCCAGGAGTTTTTGCCTCCTACCCCCACGCACTGAAGAACAAGAGGCCGCACACATCGTTGCCTTGGCCAGCAGAAATACCGTCAGTGTCATTGCCAGGTACAAGGATTTGCCCATAGCATCACTAGCCGCCCTAAGGGGGTAGTTAGAGCTACCAAGTACATCACAGACAACGGCCATGAAGACATTATCGACCTAGCTAACCAAGAGATTCGTGCCCGCCAGAAGTACTACGCCAGCCAGAAGTAGAAAAATATATTTTCAAATCGTGTAAAAACCTTGATAAACCGTGCTATACTCAAGGCTTACCAACCAAACAGCTTCAAAGGATTGAAAATGTCACAAACCAAAAATTTTGAAATCGTTATCCCCGCTGGTGAGTATTATTTAGGTGACCCGTGCTATGCCGTGCCCTCAGAGGACTGGAGTGACCTATTGGAATCCTGTGAGTATTTTGAGCAGCCAGAGGGGGCGATCAAGGGCTTCAAGGTGTACGCCAGCAGCACCGCTTACGGTGATGGCAGCTTCGATGATGACCACGGACGTGAGTACGGGGTGGATGCTGGCCTGATTGGTCTGGTACCAGTCGAATACGGAACCCGTGAGGGTGTCGAGCAGTCGATGCACAAGCTGGTGATCACCGCGCCAACGACCTTCGGGTATTCAGATGGGATGATCTATGTCACCGGATACGCCCAAATCTCAACCATTTTTGAGTCTGACTACTAATAGGCTGCTGAGGAAGAACACGAATACGAGGATTGAAAATATATTTTCAAAAACGTGTAAAACCTTGTCAAACTGCGCTATAATAGCTGCATCCCAGCAAAAACCCACTAACCTAAAAAGGAGTACATGAAAATGAAGTAATTGGACTCAACGCTTCCTCGCGGCCCCCCTGCCGAGTGGAAACTGAGTAGAAGGCGGGGGGGTAAAGTGGCATACATAAACGGCCACCGGGGGTGATACCCCCCTTTTTTAACCAACTCAAAGGAGTGAGCGACGAATTGATTACCTAAGCCGAAAAAAACCCTACCGTCCCGGTGTGGTGGGTGATCTGGCTAAAAAACACAAGGGATTGGCTTCAATAACCCCTTAACCTTTCAACGGAGTGAAAAATGGCTGAGATTACTGATTTCCAGTATTACACTGGCAAAGCTAAAGAATGTGCGGCTGCCGCCATCAAATACCGGTTGGAAGATCAACCCAAACCGGCCAGTGCCTATGAACAAGCCGCTGCTTCTTTTGAGCAAGCCGCCGCATCCATCGGTACTGAAGACTTTTCGTACTACCAAGAACAAGCCTGGTCGGCTGAGGAACGTGCTCTCGCTTTCTAAAATATATTTTGTAAATATCTTGACAAACGGTAAAAACCTGATGTAATAAAGCCTTACCCCCCCCCCAAGTGCAAGCCCTGCCAGTGCCAGAGAAAATAGCCCCACCATGCACTACCCTGGGCTGAAAATATATTTTTAAAATATATGTAATCCTTGATAAACTGTGTTATACTAATGGCTTACCAACCAAAACCCTCCACCTTCAAAGGATTGAAAATGACTGATTACGAATATTACATGTGTAAGGCCAACGACTGCAACTCAGCCGCTGGTCTCTACGCCTGCGATGAGAACTGGGCTATCTTCGCAGCCTATTCCGATGCCGCTGATTACTACATCCAGACAGCCAATGCCGTGGTTGGTACTGAAGACTTTTTGTATTACCAAAAACAAGCCAAGGCTGCTGAGTCTCGCGCCCTCGCATAACCAAACCCCGGCCCCACGCCCCACGCCCCAGGGGCAGTTGACCATCTGGGAAAACATGGCTATACACGCCCACTGCATAGACTCCTTTACCGATATGCCAGCACCGGATTAGCGCGTGCTATGAGGGCCTTAGCGTGGGACAATGGAGACTCTAACACCCTAATCCACCGCACTACCATGTATAGCTTTTTGTTCCAAAATAAGAGCCTGTTGCCCGCCCAGGAAACCATAGTAAAGGCCAACCCGTATCACGACGGGCTAGGCAGGTTCTCTACAGGCGATAAGGCTGGCTTTGTGAGTATGTTTGGTGCCCCTAAAAAGGGGGCTACAAAAAATGAGCCACCCATAAACAAGGACTTGCTAGCGGAGCGGGCCAACATGATGCATAAGCTAGCTGAGGTAGATGTAGAGGGTCTACACAAAGCCCAGGAAAGCCTTTCTGCCCTGATGAAGGATGCCAAGGTGGTGATACATACGGGCAAGGATGACTTGAATACCATACTTACAAGTGGAGGTTTTAAGACCTCCCAGGAGCTACAGTCTAAGAATCCCTCGATCTTAGAGGCAATGGCCAATGCCGAAAAGCTGATGTTTGGTGATGCTAAAAAACCCCATAGCATAATCTATGGGGTGTTGCACAGTGCTGGGGCTAAACCCATGGAGATGGCTAATTCTGGGGCTGTGGTCTACGGAAGAAGTAGGGTGACTCTCAAACCCGAGGTTCGTGATCGCACCACCTTTACCGGTGGGGACTCAGTAAATGGGATGACCTCCAACAACGACACCAAAGTGGCTTACCCGCCCTCAAAGGTAACTGACCCAAAGTTAGCCAGTGTGATTGGGCTGGACGTTTATAGAGGGGCATTTAATGTAGATTCGGTGGCCTCAAGGGTTTCAGAGGCAAAAACAGTAAATGAGGCACGGGCCGCTGCATACATGGAGGCTCAAGTTCATGGAGGCGTATCTGTCAAGGATATTCAGTCCATTGTTGTACCGGACAAAAATTCTCTCAGTAAGGAGGCTTGGGACGTGGTTAAGGCCCATGGAATTACTGTTACCACGGAGGAAGAAGAGATTATGTCGATGTTCAAGAGTTACCCTAGTAGTCCCTCATCCGTACTAAAAGCCAATCCCTACCGTGACGCAAAAAAGAGGTACTGTTCCAAGGAAAAGGCTGTAACCACCACCTCGTTTGACGATGACATGCGTGATCAAACCAAGTGGTTGGGCGAACGGGCAAAAGAGCTAGGGCACCCGGACGTGGATACCTTGGCCTCGACTGACATGACCGCATTCTTCGGTCTTGCTAAACGCTGGAGAAGACACCATGCATTCAAGCTAGAAGACCTGTTGGGCCTCAGGCTGGGGTGAAAATATATTTTCCAAAAGCCTGTAAACCTTGTCAAACTGCGATATACTACAGGCTTACCACAAACTTCAAAGGACTGAAAAATGGCTGCTTGTTTCCTGATGGCCCCGCTGTGTGGCTACCCCTACTACAACAAATACCGTAGTATCGGTGAGGCCAAGGAGGTATTCCTGAAGGCCGCTACAGAACTACACCGCTACGGTCAGGGATATGAAGCCGCGATTCATATCGCCAAGGACCTTGACCAAATCAATGAGTACCCGGACTACGTTCTTAGCCTGGGTAAGGCAGGTGGCCTGCACTGCGAACGGGCCTAAAATATATTTTCCAAAAGCCTGTAAACCTTGATAAACTGATATATAATACAGGCTTACCAACCAATTTCAAAGGACTGAAAATGCTTAATGCCATCACCCCCTTCCCCACGTTGATGCTGTTCCCCGAGGAGGTGGTGACGGAAGCGTCGGCTACACTCACCCTGCACCCCACACGCCAAAATTGGTTGAAGGAAGCGGTGCTTGCTAAGCAACGTCAGGTATTCAAAGCCGGTAAAGGGTGGACAATCCAATTTGAGAGCATTTCAGAAACCCGGCACACCCGGCTACTCGGAAAACTTGGCAGGATGGAACACCTCGATTCGGGGGTGTGGATTAATGCCCAATGGGAAGACAGTGATATTGTCGTAACGACCCGCAGCCTGTAAATAACCGGGGTAGGTAGCTACCCCTTAACCCCTTAAATTAATGAGACCAGCATGAGAATACAGGCCAGCCACGGTAACAATATCGTATGCGAACATATCTACCCACCAGAGGTGTTGAAAGTAGGCTCACGCTGGCAGGATTCAAGCGGTAGCATCGTACACCTTATCGGCCTAAAAGATGGGTGGGTAACATACAAGGGCCTCAGCCAGCCAGAGAACACGAAAGACAGCTTTTCTTTCCAGTGCCGATACTGTTTGATCGTGGAGCCACACCAACCCATGCCAGAGAAATTACCCAGTTAGGCGTGCAATCAATTGCACTGACAAGGGTCTAGCTGCCTGGGCGTAGGTGGGATACACTCGGGGTATGTTTGCACACCTATTTCACATACTTAAAGCCAACCCATACCATGATGCCAATGGGAAGTTTGCCCGTAAAGACGCACCGAATACCCACACCTTTGTTAGTGTGGGTGGTAAGTTCTCTAGGAGTAATGATAGAGATAGGACTCAATTTGGAGTAGAACAAACGGCTATAGGGAGGGACCTGAAGCCTTTATTCAATAAGCATAAAGAGCAACGTATGTCTGGTATCCAGCAGACCGTTGACCAGAAGTTTAATGACGCAATTCCGCCCCCTGCCCCCGCAAGACCCCCCGCAAGACCGCCTACAGCCGCCGCAGTAAGGACCGCAGCCGCCCGAGCCGCAACTGCCACAGCTAGAGAGGCGATGGCAGCACGTAGAGAAGAACTAGTAGCTCAAAGAACGGCCCTTGTTGATAACAACCACCTATACAACTCAAGAACTGTGTCGATACTTTCAGGGCATGAGAGGAATAGGCTCCAGACAATCGTAGATACCCATGACTCCCCTGATTGGGCTCGTGACGATGCTACCCTTAGACTAGCAGGGGATGCACATGGTAGGCAGTTGGCTGAGCATGGCCTGACTTTGAGCAGCACCCGTGCTACAGCGGCTAGAGTGCCATCCCACCATCTTACACCAGATTCGTTCGGGCGCTCTTTAACAGACCTTAATCGGGCTAATGCTACACGGGTGGCCGGTGTTGTAGCCGCTAGAAACGCTGTTGTTGGGGCCTCATTGTTTGATATGAGCCAGCGAGAGCGGGATAGTCATCTTGGCGGTCTATCACGCCAAGCAAGATCAGCCGCTAGAACAGCCTTAACTGACCATGTACGTACTATTACCGACCCACTGGATAGGCTTAGCCACCCAGATAGGCAGGCTGTTCTAGATACTATGTCCGTGGGGCAGAAGCAGGCTATCCAAGATAACCAAGAGTTTGATCAGCGCCGTAGGTGGAGTGATGCGGCTACTCACCATGCCACCACCGTGAGAGAAGAGGAGCGTCGGGCAAGAGAGGGGCCTAATACCGGTGCCGAGTTACATGGCCTAGATGACGCGAGTCATGCCAATGCGATGAAGCACCTATCAAGCTCACAAAGAGCAAGTGCTGTTGCTTCGGAAGCCTCCCACGCTAGAAGTCTGGCTGATAGGCTGAACAGCCAAGAACATTCGGTAAGGGCCGCGAGGCTAGCCAGTATGCCGGATAGGCAGCGTAGAGCTGTGGAGGCTTCCTTTACTCAAGAAGATAGAGATAGTCACGCTGTACAAGAGAGGGCCCACACCCAGCAGGAGGCAGATAGAGCCGCAGCCGCAACTAGGGCCACAGCAGCCGCAGCCGCCGCACAAGCGGTCCAAGATGATGTTAACAGGGCCACTGAGGCCAATATGACCGATCATGGTCGTCAAGTGCATACCCAGATGAAGGAGCTAAATGCCAGGGGTATGACCGTCAGTGGGGAGTGGGGTCAGACTCCACCTCAAGTAGCTACAGCCATAAGTAAGCATTATCCAAATGTAACGCCTCACGAAATAATAGATGCGTTGATGGGTACAAATGCCAAGATAGTAGGTGGGACACTTTCCATAGATAGTAGTGGAAACTTGTCTGTAGGGGCACGAGGGGGTAGTACCGTACACGGGGCTAAGGTACAAACGGCTTTGAGTAGGGGGTTTAACAAATCTACCGGTGTTGTTGAACACGGGTTTCTAAACTTAGAAAAAGCAGACCGTGGTATGGGTGCGGTTAAGAAGAACTTTGCCAAATCTATACCAGTTTACGACAAGATGGGGATGAACGGGTTTCACGTTCACGGTGCTTTGGAAGGTGGTTTCCACACCTGGGCACGGTATGGGTTTAATGACGATAATCCACCAGCATGGAGGAGGCAGGCATTACAAAAGGCTAAGGCCGCCCTGGGTACCATACCAGCCCACTTGCACACCCCTGATGTTAAGAGGGAGCTGGATGAGCTGGATGAGCTAGATAAGAAGTACGGACACCTGAAGGAGTTCCCGCGCCTGTATACCTCTGCACAGACACCCCACTTGGATAAGGCATGGGCTGATAGCGGCAATGGTAGCCAAGGAGCAGACTCTAAATTCAAATTCGATGCCCTTGCTAATGGTAATTGGTATGGTAGTGTGAAATTTAGTGATAAGGAACAGATGCAACACCTTGCCGACTACCTTGGTGCGGATATGCCTTACCACGCCCCAGACGGTACTCGTACTACGGTTTCTCCAAGGCCCAGGAATAGGTCTTAATTTACACGAAATTTGTGTAAAAAAGGCTTGACAAATCAATTCCGATGTGGTAGGATGTCACATTAAGGAGAAATTTATGTTCAAAAATGTTTTCAAAGGTATCCCTGTTGTAAGTACCCCTGGCCCCGTAGCCCCACCAGACCGTGGTTACCTGCCAGTGAAACAGGAAGTAGATAATGACGGTAGCATTGTCCCTGTTGGTCTTGGTGTCAACTTCGCCCGCGAATTTTGCAAAGACCTGTCGCCCGAAACTTTGGATTCCTTGTTCCCGGCAGGCCTTGAGAAAGAGTAACTGCAATCAATTGCAGTAGGCTGAAAATATATTCTCAAAAGTTTTGATAACTCAGGAAGTAGGCCTAGAAGTAGCCATCTTTCAAAGAGTTCGACAAGTGCATGTTGCCAGTATGTAATCCACTGTAGGGCAGCGAAGTGGGTGAAAGTTGAAAATGCGCCTATCACAGCAAGCTAGAAGACGTACAGAATTACTGTGGTAGCAGGTAGGTGTATGCATAGTAGAATCTACCCATACCCCAACAGGACTATGCTATGTCAATCTCTATCAAGACCCCTACACCCCCTATAAAGACAGCTAAGCCTATTACCAAAACTATTAAACAGCCAGAGTTAACTGTGGTTTCTCGCGTTATTAAAGGCGACACCTACCTTGTTATGGCGGATGCAGAGAGACTCATAGAGGACGAGTTTGTCAACCTGTACTTCACCCAAGGAACAGGGGGTAGTAACTTGGCAGTTATGCCACCTTACCCGCCTAAAACCCTTAAACTACTGGCAAAACAGAACAATATCTTGAATCAGTGTATCCAAGCGATGGAGGTGAACATTGATGGCACAGGGCATGAGTTTGTCAAGATGGATGACAATACTGAAATTAATGAAGAAGAACTGGTACAGGCCAGAGCCTTCTTTGCAGAGCCCTACCCCGGTAAGTCATTCATTACCCAACGCCGGTTGATCAGGCAAGACCTTGAATCCATGGGCTATGGGTTCCTAGAGGTACTGAGAACTATGGACGGTTCTATCGTCGGTACTCGCTACCTAGAGGGGCAGACCTTACGCCTAGTCCGCTTGGGAGACCCCGTGGATACGAAGTACGTGGTATCCAGAGGGGGTAACGACATTACTATATCCATCAAGGAACGCCCACGCAAGTACATGCAGACGTTTAATGGGGTTAGTCGCCAGTATTTCAAAGAGTTTGGTGTACCGCTCGACCTAGACCGACATACTGGGGCCTGGGCCAAGGAAGGTACTACCCTGCCAGCGGATAAACGTGCTTCAGAGGTACTGGCCTTCGGGGTGGACAAAGACCCAACAAGTCCCTACTCCATACCCCGGTGGATAAATCAATTACCGTCCGTACTGGGTTCCAGAAAAGCTGAGGAGGCCAATCTTGAACTGTTTGATGCCGGTGGTATGCCGCCTGCGATCATCTTTATCCAAGGTGGACAGATGGTTGGGGATGCCAGCAATCAATTGCGTACCTACTTGAGTTCCAGCAACCGCAAAAAGGGCAGGGCAGTAGTGGTTGAACTCATGTCCAATAGTGGGTCACTGGATAGTAGTGGCACAGTAAGCGCACGGGTAGAACGGTTCACCAACCAAGGGGATGCCCTGTACGCCCAATACGACACCCGCGCAGAGGAGCATGTACGAGTTGGCTTTAGACTACCCCCGCTGTTTATAGGTAGGTGTCATTCTGAGGATACCGAATATCTAACCTCTGAGGGCTGGAGGATGTTTGATGAGGCCATTGGGCTACAGTTAGCGCAAGTAGATTTGAACACTAATAAAATGTCTTTCGATACGCCCACAGCCCACCATTCTTATGATTACGAAGGTGATTTAGTACATTTGAAAAATAGGGGAATTGATGCTTTGATAACCCCTAATCACGCTATGGTAGTGCGCCATGTTTCCACTAGGGGGGGTGATGCCATGCCTTGGGGTAAGGTACACGCCGATTCCTTGTTATCAATTAAGGGTGGTTTAGGGGGCCATATTGAGTTCCCCACTTCAGCAGGGTGGGAGGGTGACGAGGTTTCTTACTTTAATATACCCACCAACACCAGAACTAATGCGTGGACTCCTGGGATGCCTTCAAAAAACCCTACCCGAGATTTGAAGAGGTACTACAAGTCTCTGGCAACTGGCAGTGGTTATCAGGTGCCTATGGACGACTTCCTTGCTTTCTTAGGCTACTTTATAGCTGAGGGAAGCACTCCCGTGGATGTACGAGGCCCTATATCCCTATCACAGAATACTGGAGAAGTTGCAACCAAGATGGTTAGGTGTCTATCCAGTATGGGGTTTACTCCGGGGTTAATTGTATCTAGGGGAAATCAACAAAGTGTGTCTGTATGCCACGGCGGTCTGTATGATTGGCTACGAGAAGAGTGTGGTGGGGGTTCCTCCAATAAAAGAATACCCAGGTTCGTTTTCAGTCTATCAACTAGACAGTTGAAAATTATTTTAAATGCTCTTGTAGAAGGGGACGGTAGCCTTCATTCGGACTGCTCTAGCACCGCATCACCCGGTTCCTTTACATACTCCACTACCTCCGAGGGGTTGGCGGGGGATGTTCAGGAGTTGTGTTTCAGGTTGGGTATGACCTCTACGGCTAAGAGGTATAAAAGGCAGGAGGGGTGGCATGCTATTTGGAATGTGGGGGTTCATACTGATGAGTGCCACATGTTAAAACCTTCTAAGCAAATGTACGCAGTACCCTACACCGGGAAAGTACACTGCTTTACCATGCCTAAAGGTACTCTAGTCACTCGTAGAAATGGAAAGGTGCTAGTCTCTGGGAACTCTACCGACTACTCCTACGCAACGGCAGTAATCGCTTACCAAGTGGCAGAGGCACAGGTATTCCAGCCCGAACGCACTGAGTTTGATGAGATTATCAACAAGACGTTGATGAAAGGTTTTGGGTACAAGACCATCAAATTCCGTAGCCTGCCGATTACCATGAAGTCCGTTGAGGAGTTGTTCAAGGGCTTACCACTGGTGGCCGAGATGGTGGAGAAGAAAGACTTTGTGTCCGCAGTTAATGCCGCCCTAGGCACCGACCTTAAATACAAAGAAGCGCCCGCTGCCCCCGAAGAAGCGCCCGCGCCAGAAGCCCCGGTGTTGCCAGAGCCAAAAGTCGATCCGCACACAAACCTTCCTTACACAACTCCATTGCCTCCAGGAACTATTTTACCAAAACCGGGTGACTCAGAAAAAGAAGGGCCAAAGGCTCATACCCCCGTGAAAGTCACTAAGTCTGAAGTATCTACTTTACAACTACTGAAATTGGTGAGACGTACAGCAGAAGCTGAAAATTTGGTAGAACCTCTAATTTCAATGACTGATGCGGATAAGGCACTGGTACAGAAAAGCGTTGATGCCCTAGAGCCTGAAACTAAAGCCCTTTTTGACCAACTTTTAAGCTCATACTGTACACCAGAAAGCATCAATGCCCACAATCACTAACAACACCTGCGTTTACCTACACACCCGCTTAGACGGAGTAGTGTTTTACGTGGGTATAGGAAATTCAAAACGCCCCTACATTGATTCCAATCGTAACCCGCATTGGAACAACACCACAAGTAAGTATGCGTACATGGTAACAATTCTGTACAAAAACCTATCTTGGGGGGCCGCTTGTGTGTTAGAGGTAGAGTTGATCAAAAAATACCGGGCAATAAGTGGTGACAAGCTGTGTAACATTACTGAGGGGGGTGAGGGTGCAAAGGGTGTTATTCACTCTGAGGAGACCAAAAAAAGAAAGAGTATTTCTCAAAAAGGAAAAATGCACTCCGAGGAAACTCGTGCGAAGATCAGTGCCACAAATTTAGGTAGAAAAATGTCCGCAGAGGCTGTCGCTAAAGTAAAGGCTGCTTGGGTATTTAGAGCACCCGCATCAGAAGAAACCCGAGCAAAAATAGGTGCTGCCCAAAAAGGTACCAACCGTTCAGAGGAAACCCGAGCAAAAATGAGTGCCGCTAGTATGGGAGTACTTAAGTCCGAGGCGCATAAAGCAAAGTTACGGGATGCTAATCTAGGTAAGACCCATTCCCACGAAACTCTTGCAAAAATGAGGGCCTCTAACAAGGCCTACTGGCTAAAGCGCAAAGCTGCACAATTGGCAGAGGTATCCGTATGACTACGCGAATAGAAGATTTTTTGGATATAGAACGTATGTTGTCTGAAAAACTCCAGAGTGCTCTACATCCACTTATATCCGAGGCTTGGAATACCAATGCAAAACATCTAAAAAATAATGACTTTGATCTTGCGATCATGGCAGCAGAATCTTTTACATTAGAGCCAGTATTTTCGATTGTAGTGAGTTTTTCTAGGGCTTTGATGAGAGCTGCCATAGAATACGGGGCATCAATGGCGGCAGGAGGTAGGGCCAGTATGATAGCCAGCCTACCATTGGATAAGACGGTGGATAAGTCTTTAAGCCATTTACGACAGTACCTACAGTACAACGGTACGTTACAGACCCAACGCAAGCTACTGCAATCAATTGCACGAGCTAGAGAAGCTGGTACCCAAGTTCAGATTCAAAAAGAGGCTAAGGGTCATTCTTTTCACGGAAATCAATACACAGGGGGTATTGGTGGGTTTGAAGGCTCCCCTACTGAGTTGGCTAGAAAAGCGGTTGATGCCTACCCGAAGATAGACCCCGGATTAGTTAAAAAAGCCTTTAAGGATTGGTATGACAAAGAGGTAGCAGATAACCCCCTGTACTCGGACATGGACAAGCAGGACATTTTGGAGGAGCCTGAGCTAAATGCCGAAAAATGGGCAGGGCCTGTGGGAAAAGCCCTCGGTTGTACGGTGTCAGAGTATGGATGGGCGCATCATTCCCACGATATGTCTTCTGAAGAAGGCATAGAGCGCTATGTAAAAGCAGTAGCTAAAACTCTTGGTATTCCTGACGGTATTGAGGTGGTGCCAGACTACGAAACAAAAATGTTTAACCTGAATGGGAAGAGCTTGGTCTATGGCGGTTCCTATACGCGAGCTAGTAAAGATTCTCCCCCCAGGATAACCGTGTACCCATCAAAAATGGATAACCCAACGGCTATAGCTCAGGTATTGCAACATGAGTTCACCCACCACAAGTTCAGGGTGGCTCAAATGGACACAGATTTTACTGATCAATTTGCTGTAAACTACGAGACCTTAAAGGTGTCGGATGGGGTTACTGCTTATAGTCGAGAGTGGTGGAAGTCTTCTGAAACAAACTCTAGACATATCATACATGCCATAAACGAGACTCTAGCAGAGATGGCAACCTTAGGACCTGTTGCCCGTAAAGGGCTGGGTAAAGAGTGGCAGGATTTGTATGACAAGCTAAACACCAGCTATGTACAGGGGCCAAAAGCATGATAGAAGATGTGGAGATAGAGGGCCGTGCAGCTATTGCTCAGTATTTGAATAAAGACGGTACACCCGCCAAGAAGGACGACTATGAAATGGTACGCCTTGTTTTTGAAGATGGAGAGGTACGCTATGGGATGGCAACCTCTGTAAAGAAAGAAGCAGAAGGCCACCCTTTCCAAGGCAATCAATACGTTGATGTAGCTGGCAAACAGGTAAGAGTAGACCCAGTAATGGGCCACCCGCTGGTACACCTCAAGGTTCCAGCGTTTGACCGCAAGTTTTCCGAGTCAAAGGATTTTTACATCGGCCCAAATGGTGATGGTCAGATCAAAGACCGGTACGAGCGGTTTGGCAGGTACATCAATGGTGGGCAGGAACCGTTTGATGATAAGACCTCGTTCACGGTAAAGCCCCACGACAACATGGAAGCTCCTTATGTTGGAGTGGATGCCAACGGTGAGGTGGGTTTCTCGAACGGAAGACACCGCTATGCGTGGCTTAGAGACCAAGGAGTGGAATCAATTCCTGTGTCGATGGACGCAGAGTCTGAGTCCAATGCTAGGAAGCACGGCTTACTTGTAACCAAAGCTGTATCGAACCTATCTAAGGCAGACCCCATTAGACTGTTCGTACCATTCAAAGACGACAGCAATTCAATGGCCCAGATGATCAGTAACCTGCACACCAGCCGGTTATCAGGATGGGGTTTTGTGGCCGAGTCTGAGATGCGGGGACACAAGACCTACAAACTAAGCGCACAGCTAGATAACAGGACCTCACGATTTTGTAGGCTGGTACATGGAAAGGTGTTTACCATAGACAGTGCCAAAAGAATCCTAGACTCTGCGGTGTACGTTGATGACCCCAACGACTTGAAGACCATCCACCCGTGGCCAGATCAAAGTACACCTAGCATGGAAGCCTATGAACGTATGACCCCCCAGCAGCTACAGGATAAGGGTCTGGGGACACCACCCTTCCACCCCGGATGCTATGTTGAAGGGACACAGGTCTACACCTCAAGAGGGTTTATAGACTTTAAGGATGTGGACATAGCTGTAGACAAGTTTTTGTCATTGAATCCAAACACTCACCAGCTTGAATGGGTATCCGCTGTGAAGAACATAGCCTATGTTCATAAGGGGGACGTTTTTAAGTTCTACAACAAACGGGGTGATGCTAGTTTAGAGGTAACCCCAGACCATCAAATGTTTTGGGGTAGAAGGGTGGACCATGGTAAGGCTGGCAGAAGCACTGAACTAATGTTCGGAGGCATACCTGGATTCCTATCCAACAAAGTAGAAAATAGACTATACACATCCTCAAAACACAAAGGGGAATCGCCACAGTCAATTATGTTTGCCGGGAGTGAAAGGGATACCCCATCCTTGTTGAAGTTCTTAGGTTACTACCTATCGGAAGGTAGCGTACAGCCTCACGTGAATGGCACGTACTACCCTGTCATATCGCAAACAAAACACGCAAACAAGATGTTTATGGATGTGCTTAGATTGTGTCCAAAGGCACGAAAGCACGAAAGCAAATACGGACACAAGATAGTGGTATCTGATACCTATATCGGGGCAGTGTGCCTTCAGTACGGCAAATCTCACCAGAAGTTTGTGCCACAATTTATTAAGAATTTAAGCCCAGAATTGATAGACGTGTTCTTAGCAGCCTATGCCTTGGGGGATGGGCACGTTAGGGAGACTGGCTCTAAGTTTTTGGGCTATAAAAGCACAGAACGGGTGTTTTTTACCTCGTCTATTCGTATGCGAGATGACTTGTGCGAGTTACTGATAAGACTAGGACATACTCCCTCAATTAGATTAGGCTCTGCAAAAGGGACTTACACCCAGCATGGTAATGGGTTGTATGCGTGTAATCACGATAACTGGGTAGTGGGGGATGGGACTACCGTATTTAAGAAGTGCAATCAATTGCAGGTTCGTGAATACGATGGGGTTGTGTATGATGTCACTCTTGAAAAGAACCACACCCTGCTCATAAACCACAATGGTCGTATTAGCTGGGGGTCAAACTGCCGAACGCTGATGGTTAGGCTAGATCACGTAGGCAGGTTGGAAAAGCCCAAACCTAGCGCAACACCCACGGCCTTGGTACCGTCTGTTAATACCGTGCCTCAAACCCCACCGCCGCCAAGTATTCGCCCGGTAGAGGTAACGGTAAACCCTGCTACTGGTCTCACTCAGGTAAACCCTGTGGAAGCCCCCAAGCCAAAGCCTGTCAACCAAGTGCTACCGGACTTTACTGCTACTAAAACAACCTTTACTGACCTGGGCATAGGTGTTACCCCACGCCAGTTGTCTCTGTGGAACTCATACATCGGAGTAGACCCGGTTACCTTGCTATCGTCCCTTACCGGTGCAAAGATAACGTCCTTACTTGGCGCAGCAACTGGGATGATCAGGGTGACCCGTGGTAATAACATAGCCTTTGCATGGGGTGAGTCCAAAGAAAAGGGGTTCTTGTTTAGAACTGGCACAGGTGGGATGGAGCTACACCCTGAGTTGGTAGCCACTATGCTGACTACCGGTGAGTGGGAGACGCTGAAAAAACTACACCCCAGTATGGGTGCGGCCTACGCCACGGCAAAGGTACAAGCGGGTAACGCCGTAGAGCTTAGTATGGCAGGGTTTGTACCAGAAGCCGGTGATTGGGCCAAGGTACAGGCTGACCTACTCACGGGCATGGTATCCATACCCAAAGGCAGGCTGACAGCAGCGCAAGAGGCGGCGATCATGGCTGTCACTTTGTCAGTAAATCCATCCTCTATCAAACAACTTGGCAGTATTGGTTTGTCTAAAAATACCTTGGACTTACTGCTTAATGGTGTACGGTATGAAGGTATTTATTATTTTGACGAAACAGGGCTATCGTGATACCCAAAGGTGTATGTAAAATACCAGGGTACCACCGGCCCTGCCTGTGCAATCAATTTCACGGAAGAACCAAAGATGTTTAATGCAGACGTGACTCGCGTATTCAAAGCCGATAAAACCAAGACAAAACCATTGGTAACCACCGCCCACCAGGACTCTATACAGCGTAGTGCGATGGAAGAGCAGACTCACCAGCGCGAGCTGAAGTCCGAAGACCCGAGAACCCAGTTGGTGGCTAAGATGCGAGACGAGTCTAATGACCGACTTGCTGCCATCAAGGAGTCAAGTATCGCCCTAGCCCGCGCTAACCCAACCTCGTTCAAAGTACAGAAGTATGAGGAGGAGGCATACTGCGCCAGTATGGAGTTGCATATCCGCGCTGCCCCCAAAAAACAATCCTCTCAGTTGTACCACCCGGTGTTCACCGGAGACACCCGTATCACCAAGGCCGAAGATGGTAAACATAACCCCTTCAACCTGCCGGGTATGAATGGTGAACCCTACCACCAGCAGATGACCAATATCCACAGGATAGCCTCAGAGTTTGCGGTAGGGGTTAAGAAGTCTGCCCACGAACACGCTATGCAGGCGCATCAAGAGGCTATAGACTACCCATCGGTGGAGAACTCCATAACCGCTAACCTAGCATCCGCTAGTCGTCTTGTTAACTAGGAGGCCTTATGAAGTCATTAATATCTACCCTGTTTAATGAACCACTGGAGCTAGTTCGTAAGGACTGGACTGCCTGGAATAAGGCCCACGCTGGTAAAGCCCGATACAGTGACCTACTACCTGCACATGAGGTGGGGGGCTGGAAGCTCCAAGCTGCTGGGCATGAGAAGGCTATCAACGGGCATATTAGCTCAGGTGATAAGCACCCGAGCGGTTCTCCTAATAGGAAAGCCCACTCTGATGCAGCCGTAGCGCACATCAATGCGGCCACCCATGCGTATGGTGTGCTGGAGGGTACACATGACCCAGCTACCTACTCAGGGGCTAACCTGAAGGCAATGAACGCTAGTACCGCTGCCAAGGACTTTGGTAAATCAAAGAAACCTTTCACCGGATTTTCTAAGATATTCAGAGTCGAAGACCTGTGCAATCAATTGCACGCCGCCACCCGGAGTCCTCAGTATGCATAAGCCCCAAGTAGCTGCCTTGTTCAAACGTAACCCCGTAGGGGCCCCAGTGGGTAATGACAACGCCGAGGGCCCCCATAATATGGGAGGTGCTGGTAAACAGGCTACCCACTCCTACGCCCGGTTGGGTGACAAAGAAGGTCCACCCAAAAAACAATTTGGTGGATTTTCTAAGTACCTACAAAAACCAGCCAAAGGTGGCAGTAGTCAATCCTATGCCCGACTAGGCAGCAGCGGGGCTGAGAGCAAAGAGCCTGAGCGTAGAGCTAGCACAGGTACCCATTCTTACGCCAGCTTTTCTTAGGGGTAACATGTGTATGACACTTGCGTTTACACCCACACCAGATCAGACGGTGTGGGTGTTTTACGTTGGTATTGGGTCACCGAAACGCCCCTTATTTTGTCTCAAAAGTTAGGCGTGAAAAAAAGAGGTTGCTGCGACCAGTGCAATCAGTTGCGTATTCAATCTAGGAGGCAGTATGGAATTAGTTATTCTGAAAACAGAAGATGGTGAACCTGAACAGCAGCTAGTATTTGGGGAGGTATATGCGCCTGACCGCGTTGATTCTGGGGGTGACTATATGCTGGCCGAGGATATTCAAAAAGCTGCTTATAGGTTTATGAAAAACCAGCGTCTAAATCAAGTTGACTGCCAGCACGGAAATGTATTAGTTAAAGGCGCTACCATTGTCGAGTCCTTTATTGCCCGCAAGGGAGACCCTCTTTTTATCCCCGGTAGCTGGGTAGTTGGTATGCACATCGACAATGATGAGATGTGGCAAAAAATCAAAAAGGGTGAGATAAACGGATTTTCCCTTGAGGCCATGGCGACAACCAGTATGGGTAAAGTAGAAATTGACATACCTTCAGTAGTAACGGGTATGACCAGCAAGAGCGATAAGCACGAACACCAGTTTTTTGTCACCTACAGCGGCGAAGGAAAATTCCTTGGTGGCCGCACCTCTATGGATGATGGGCACGCCCATCTTATAAAGGGTGGTACGGTTACCGAGACCGAGAGAAACCACAGCCACCGATTTTCTGCGGTAGACGACCTGAAAATTACTATCGAGTAATCTATGTATAAGAGCTTAAATGGTAGAGTTGTGTACTCTCACATGGTAAAGCCCTATACCTCCGATACTAGACCCCTTGACCCTCCTATAAAACACCACACGCCGGATTTGTTAGGTACTCCAACAACAACTACGATAGACCCTTATGAAAGTATTAACCTCCCTCCGCAAACTGTCCGACTTGGATGTAAAATTCGTGTCGTTGGTTGACCGTGGGGCCAACCGCATACCGTTTCGCATTATCAAGTCACAGGAGAAAGATATGAGCCTAGACCTCTCAAAATTGGGTTTTCGAGTAAGGAAATCCGCAGCAGAACAATCCAAGGTGGATACCGCTTCGGTGTCGGCCATCATCTTGTCGTCTGGAAATGACGAACTGGTAGCCAAGGCCCAGGGCCTGCTGTCAGCACATGGCATCAACCTTACTCAGCACACTGAGTTTGAAGATGGCACCATTGCTATCCACAAAGAGGACGAGGCTTTTATCGACAACGGTACTATCGTTCGCCTCAACTCTACCACTGCCGTGGTGTTGGGCAACATGGGTAGCCACCTCACCAACTTGAAAAAATCGGCATTCGGTGAAATTGCAGAATCAAACGGTTATTTTGATGGCCCTAGTTTGGTCATGGAGACCGCGACTGAGGCTATCCGTGAGGGTGTGCAAAAGGCAGAGTCTCCTGCTGATGCTTCTACGATCATGCGTGACAGCATGGAAAGTGTTCAACAATACCTGGGTTATTTGACTATGGCTATCCCGTCTGCTGTTATGAAGGTCGAGGCTGAACTGGAGACCCTGGTCAAGGCCGAGTTTGTTCCAGGCAAAAAGGGTGTCAATCCTTTCGCCAAAAAGAAACCTGTCGAAGGCACTGCTGAAGAGAAAGTAGACGAGTCTACCGAAGAGGAAGATGCTGAAGTAGCCGCTGGAAAGGGTGATCGCACCAAGACCAAAAAAGCGGTGAAAAACCCGGCTGTCGCTGTCCCCGAGGCACAAGTAGCCGCTGTTGGTGCTGAAGCCGCCGCTGCTGCTGAGAGCGATACCACCGACAACACCGAAGGTATTGAAGACACTGCTACCGGCCCTAAGAAAAAGGTGCCTGTTACCGGTGAATGCACTTCCACGGGTGACAAGATCAAAAAGGCCGATGAAATTCTCAAGGGCAGTATGACCCCTGAAGAGAAGACGTTCATGGCAGATATTGCTGATGGTGCTAAGAAGTTCGCATTCATGCGTATGACCACCGAGGAACGTGCTGCTGAAATGAGCAAGGCGGCCCCCGCTGCCACCAAGAAGAGCGAACAGGCTGAAAATAATGTTCAGATTGAAAAAGTACTGAAAGCTATGTCAGAAATGGCAAGTGCAGTGGCTAATCTGACAAAGAATGTTGGTACCCTATCTGCCGACATTACCATGATCAAGAAATCCACCGAAGAAAAAATTGACGTACTGGCGAAAAAAGCCGAAACTGCAACCCATGCGGTTCGTGGAACTGTTCTAGCTTCTGAGACCGCTGGCGACCCTCAACCCATCGCCAAGATCAAGAAGGTAGATAATGACCCCCGCACAGGGGTTTTTGATTCTGCGATGATCGCCCGTAACCGTTAACCCATTCTTTTTGAAATTAGGAGCTAAACCGTGAACAACCAAGAACTTATCCAAAAGGCAGACCTCGCACTGGGCGACCTCGCTACCGCTGGTAAGCTGAATGACGAACAAACTGATCGTTTCATTCGCAAGCTGATGGACACACCGACCATGCTGCAAAATTGCCGCACGGTTACCATGAACAGCCCACAGCGCAAGATCAACAAGATCGGCTTTGGCTCACGTATGTTGCGTGCTGGTACCCAGGGTGTTGCCCTGACCGAAGCCCAACGCTACAAGGCTGACTTGAGCCAGATCATCATGAACACCGACGAGGTGATCGCTGAAATCAATCTTCCTTACGATGTTCTGGAAGACAACATTGAGCGTGCCGGTACTGATGCCGCCCTGCAAGGTGGCCCCGGTGGCTTGCACCAGACGCTGGTTGACATGATGGCAGAGCGTGCTGCTGTTGACTTGGAAGAGCTTGGCTTGCTCGGTGATAGCGCATCCGCTGACCCGTATCTGGCGTTGACCAACGGCTGGTTGAAACTGGCTCAGTCGAACATCGTGAATGCATCCGCTGCCTCCATTAGCAAGGACATTCTGAAGGCCGGTGTCAAGGCCATGCCTGATAAGTACCTGCGTAACCGCGCACAGATGATTCAGTACATGTCGGTGGACAACGAAACCGAACTGCGTGATCTGTACTCCAACCGTAATACGGCCTTGGGTGACAGCATGTTGGTTGGTGTGCAGGACATTTATATGCACGGTTCCAAGGTTCGTGGTGCCAGCCGTATGCCTACAGCCAGTGGCCTGTATTGCGACCCGCTGAATCTGTTGTTCGGTATCTGGCGCAACATTCAGATCGAATACGACAAGGACATTCGCGCCCGTACCTTCGTGATCGTGCTGACTGCCCGTGTTGGCTTCCAGATAGAAGAGACCGATGCTGTTGTTCACTACCAAAATATCGGCGGTTAAATATATAAACATTGACACCTAAAAGGTTTCATGTTAAGCTAACCCCTTCCTAAACAGAAGGGGTTTTTTATGGAACGTTGTATTTGTGGTGTACCAAGCTGCGGTATGTACGCTCACTGCCATTGTGGCTGCGGTACTATGACTAAAAAGGTAACGGCTAATACCGTCACTAAGGCGGGTAGGGTGGTTTTGCGGGGTAACTATTATCAGTACTCTAGGGGGCACGCCCCAGATAAGGTGCCTAGCCCTAACTCACACCGTACCAAGGGTAGTCATAATAAAGACTTTGAGTTGAGGCTACCGGAACTTCGGAAAGATTTTGATGGTACCTGTCACTGTGGCTGCGGTGGCCTAGTAACTGAACTAGCCCTAAAAACACGCCCCAAAGATGACGGTACCTACTGGACAGTACTGGGGCTACCCTTGAAGTGGATAGACGGACACCAGCCCAATACTGCCGAGGGTACAGCGTCCCAGTTTTTCAAAGGAGACCACGTAGACCCCTTTGGTTACCGACTTATTTTTGTGGGCAAAGGAAACCACCCTCGCACAGATAAGACAGGCTACGTTAAGGAGCATATCCTAGTGATGGAAAAGCACATAGGCAGGTATTTGTATAAGAAAGACCTACACAAACCGAACACCAGGGATGACGAAATAGTACACCACATAAACCTAGATAAGGGTGATAATCGACTAGAGAACCTACAGTTGTTGACCCATGGGCAACACATTAGCCTACACCGCAACCTGCCTAGTTTGTAAGGTGTGGATAAGCCCGGTACACTTGGGGCTTGCCCTTATTTTGAGCGCAATCAATTGCAGTACCCGATACTGGTGTACACTCTAAGTCTTTCACCCACAGGAGTATTAAATGGCTGTAACCACTAAAGTAGAATCGCCCGTAAAAGCTAAGGCCACGGACGTTAACTTGGAGATGTTCAAGGTCAAACGCTATATGTACAACGGTATGTTGTATGAAAAAGGCGTGGTGTACGTGTTTGATGCCGAGTCGGCCAAGGTAGTACTGTCGCAGGTTGACCCCCAGGGAGTCCCCGTGTTCGGTCTGGCTAAACCCCGTACCAAGCTAGTTCAAATCCCCCAAGAACTCCAGACCGTGGCCATGCGCCAAGTCAAGTCTCCTATGATTGACAGTGGTGATACCCGAAAGGTAACCCCGGTTGGTAGGCTTGAACTAGGTGATGATGACCCGGAGATTACTGCCCGCCTAGCGCAAGCTGATGCGGACAACGAGGTCAAAGAAGTTGCCATAGTGGTGTAATCTGGAGAATGGTATGCTGATAACTGTGGATGAAGTAATTGCCTCTATGGGGCTTGCATCCCATCTGAAGACCGACCTATCAGATACCATCACCAGTACGATCAAAAAGGCTCAGAACAAACTAGGTGCAGACCTAGGGTGTTCTATAGAGCAGTTTTCGTGTATCGACGTGGTACACCTCAACTCAGACTTGTACTCGGGGGTAGTACCCCACGGTATGTTGAAGGTGAAGCTGGCAAACCTGTTTGTGAGTCCATCCTCTGTACGCGCCACCTACGCCGATGCCGTGGGCGGGGTAAGCACCAAGGTAAAGCCTGTGCTGGTTGATGGTGAGCAGGGCACAGTGTACTTCCCGCTGGACCTAGACAACAAGTACCTGACCATCGTCTATGAGTCAGGTATCGACCCCAAGGAAGTACCGGACACCATTAGACAGGCGTTACTGGTGTACACTGCCCTTATCTTTGCCGAGAACCAACCCGACAAGTCGGCACCTGCCCCCGCGCCGGGGGTTAATGAATTGGCTTTGGCTATGGCCGCTTCTTACCGCAAGGTGTCAGACTTTTCTTTCCGGCCCTTTGTACACTCTCAGGCCGCACTGTGATCAACCTTACTAAGGCCAGTGATGGCCCTATCACCTTTACCATAGCAGGTAAAGAAGGCAGTTTATTTGGGGGCCTAGATGGGGACCTGAATAAGCTGTTCGATAGGGAGATGGCAGCTTCCACAGCGGCTATCCTTAACCGCCTACGTACCACGTACTTGGCAGAGCAAGACCCGGCTGGTGCCCCTTGGATTCCCAGTAGGTCTGGTATTGCCCGCAGGAAACGTGGTGGTACAGGTACTCTGTTTGACAGTGGCAGGTTGTTCAGGTCAATACAGCTAGCCACCTTGCCTAACTTGGGTGAGGCCAGTATCTTTACAGATGTGCCTTACGCCAATAAGCACAACCTTGGCACCGATGGGATGGTTAAACGGGAGTTCTTGGCAATTACCCCCGAACACGCTTCGATGGCTTTATCTATTTTTGAGAAGAAAGTACAGGAGATTATCAGTGCCCAAAATTGAACAGTGCCTACAGCACATTACGGAGTCCCTGCAATCAATTGCAGAGCTAAAGGGTAGGGCCCATATTGTCTACACCCCAGAGAAACTGGTACGGATGATAAAAGGGGCAAAAGGGCCTCAAGTAGGCATAGTGTACGAGGGAATGACAGGGAATCCTGAGCCCGGTGGCACCAAAAGAGCTGTGTCCAAGACCGCACACTTTGGTCTGTACATGGCAATAGACAGTACATCCTTATCCGACAACGTGGTGCAGGAGATACCGGGCATCAATATATTGGACGCAATGGGGACTGCCCTAGAAGGAAAAAGTTCACCCGCAGGACACCCTTGGGAGTTCCTATCAGAGGGATATTCAGACAGTTTTCCAGATAAAGCCTTGTGGGTACAACGGTGGTCAACAAAGATCATTGTCCGGTAATTAGTAGGTGCATAAAGGGTGGCTATAATTTAGGTACTGCCAACACCAACGGGTAGGCATCCTAACTGAGACGGGCTGGTAGGTTAGTAAGTAGTTCGTACAGGACTTTTTCGGTTAACATTTTCAATCTAGGAGTTACATCATGTGGGATACCACCAATAGCTATTTCTCGGGTCAGGGCGTAGTGCTTCTGGCAAAACGCGCCCCCACCACAGGCCTGCCTATGGGCTTTATCCCCGTTGGTAACGTCTCTGATCTGAAAATCAGTGTCGCGGTGTCCAACATCGAACACAAGGAAAGCCGTTCTGGTCAACGCGCTATCGACCTGCGTTTGACTACTGAAACCAAGTCCAGCCTGTCGATGACCGTGGAAAACTTTTTGGCCGCTAATTTGGCTGATGCACTGCGCGGTGAGACAGTCACTATCGCCGGTGGCTCTGTTACCGGTGAGGCTGTTACGGTGTATCTGGGTAAGATTTCTTCGTTGAAGAACCTCAAGGTGTCGGCAGTTGTGGTCAAGAACGGCGCTGCTACCCTGGTTGACGGTACGGACTACGAAGTGAACCTGGAAGCCGGTTCACTCAAGTTTGCACCTGCCATTACAGGTCTGCTTGATGGCGGTGTCGTTACCGTTGACTACACCTTCGCTACCCAGGTGAAGGTTGATGCCCTTACTGCACCTACCAGTGAGCTGTACATGCGCTTTGAAGGTCTGAACACCGCCGAAGGCAATGTGCCGGTTGTGGTTGAAGTGTTCAAGTTCCTGACTGACCCGTTGAAAGAGCTGGCTCTTATCTCCGACGCTATTCAGCAGTTCACGCTCGAAGGCTCGGTGTTGTCGGACAGCCTGCGTGCTACGGGCTCGAAGTTCTTCCAAGTTCAGAAGCTCAATTAATATAGACCAAAAATCTGTGTTAAAATTAAGGCCGGTCATTCCGGCCTTTTTTATGGAGCACAGAATGGAGAAGTGGAAACCTGTTGTTGGGTACGAGGGGTTGTATGAGGTATCAGACCTAGGCAGGGTAAAGTCTGTCACCCGTGTAGTTCTACATAGAAATCACCCCACAAAGAAGGGTACTGGTGATGTTCTGAAAGAGTTGAAAGGAACCTTGTTATCCATTGGACTGCAAAAGAGTGGTCGTAGGGGTGTTGTTCTATGCAAGGATGGCAAAACAAAGTCTAGTACTGTAGCAAGATTACTTCTGGAAGCCTTTGTAGGCCCCGCCAACGGCAGGCTGGCCCTGCACAGGGACGACAACCGGGCTAACGACACACTGGACAACCTGTATTGGGGAACCAGCAAGCAAAACCATGAGGATATGATAAAGAATGGCACTATCCTACAGGGTTCAAAGCACCCCAACGCCGCCCTTACAGAAACCCAGGTGAGGGAAATAAGGGTACAGTTGAAGGCCGGAGTAAGCCACCATACCCTAGCTGCTATATACAAGAGCACCCCTACTGCGATACAATCAATTAAGCACCTCCGTACATGGAAGTGGCTCAATTAAACTCAGCTTTACTTTATGCCCAGATCAAAAGTCTGGGTCAAAAAAGGTCGGTCATTCCGGCCTTTTTTATTTTTAGCACTACTATGCTATAATGTAACTACCAACACCGGGGTGGTAAGGCTTTCCAAGGTCTTGTTCGTTGCTAAAGAATTAAAGGGTTACGGGGTTGGGAGAAATCCCACCGGTTAGCAATTCCGGCTTGGAAGGCCGCGTAGCTCTTGGGTACTAGGACTAAAAAATGTCAGTATCAACTAAAGGTGATACCTGCGTGTACACTCACACCCGTTCAGATGGAATAGTGTTTTACGTGGGCATAGGCAACCCCAGAAGGCCCTACTCTGAGGTTAAACGCACTCAGCACTGGCACAACACAACAGAAAAGTACGCCTATACAGTCACCATTCTGCATGAAAACCTGTCTTGGGAAGCTGCTTGTGCCATAGAAGTGCAATTGATTGCGCAGTATCGTGCCATCAGTGGAGCCAAACTTTGTAATCTTACTGTAGGTGGTGACGGTTCAAAAGGTATCTCCCCCCTCAGAAGAGACTCGTAAAAAATTGAGTGAAGCAAACAAAGGGAAAAGGTTTTCAGAAGAAACCCGTGCAAAAATGAGTGTGGCAAAGAAAAATATGAGCGACGAGACCCGTGCAAAAATGAGTGCTGCCCAAAAAGAACGGTACAGAGATAAGGGGCAAGCTCACCCGGCTTAGAACCGTGTCGTACCCAAAGCCAGTGGCCTTTTTTTATGGCCTAGTGCAATCAATTGCACATAGTATTTCAAAGGTATGTGCCACGGGTGCTAAGATAGGGGCGTGTTGAAAGACACAAACCCTTTAACCTGTGTGGAGAACGAGATGAGTGATGATATGTTGGCGGTTATGCCTGAGCCGATCATGGTTACCCTTCGCGGTGAAACCTTTGAAATCAAGCAAATTCGTGTGGGCCAACTTTCTAAGGCCATGCGTATTACCCACCCCTTCTATGAGCAGCTAAAGTCTGCAAAAGACAAGGCAAAGAGCGCCAAGTCAGAAGAGGAAAACACCTATGGGTTCGATATTTACTCGTTGGTCATGGAGAACAGTGACACCGTGCTAGAACTCGTGGCCTTGCTGGTAAACAAACCCCGCGACTGGGTGGACGACCTTGGTGTGGATGAACTGGTACAACTGTTTGGGGCGATAGTAGAGGTAAACCTCGATTTTTTTACCCAGAGAGTGCTCCCCTTGTTATCAGGGCTGGTAGCGGGAGTAAGCGGAAAGCTGTTCAAGACCCCGCAAGCTGGTCCAACTCTTTCCAAACCCTGATAAGAAACGGCCACAGGTATAACGACATTCTGTTGTATACCTACCCCCAGTTTAAGGCCTTTCTAAAGGCCATAGGCAGGGGTTGGGCCAATGAACTAAGTGACTTAACTTGGGCTAATTTCGTAGGCACCAACGCAGACGGAAAAAAGCTCCAGGAAATAATCCAAACTTTGCGAGATTAACATGGCATCCACCCTTGAAATTAAGATTAAACTGCTTGTCGAGGGTCTGACAGACCTGCAAAAGGTTATTGATTCAATAACCAGAGCAGGTACTGCGGGGTCAACAGCCGGTGCCGGTATAACGTCCGCAACTACAGCTACACAATCCCTGTCCACGGGGATGACCAATATGGGTGCTGCGGCCAATGCTGCGGCCCTACAGGTAGCTGCTAATGCCGCCGCCGCATCCGCTGCTACCAATACTAACGCTGGTCTAACTGCTACCGCTCAAGAAGCCGCTACTACTCTACGTAACGTGGCTGATGCGGCTACTGCAAACTCAAAGGCCATGCTTGAGCAGGCCAAGACGATGCAGACCAGTGCTACATCGTCCACAGATGCGGCTGCTAAGGCCCAGACCGCAACCAACGCCTACCAACTACTGGCTACAGCGGCTAGGGAGGATGCCGCCGCCCTAGGTGGTACAAATGTCGCTGCCAACTCCTTGGCTACGACAATGACCGCCACGGCCAAGGCCATGCAGGACGAGGCCACCGCCCTATTCGCATCCGGTAAAAGTGCCCAGGATGCAGCAACTGCTTATAAAACTTTAGCCACTGCTGCCAACTCCAATGCTACCGCCCTAGATGCTGAGGCTAAGGCCTTACAAACTTCTATCTCTGGTAATTCAATACTTGGTGGTATTGTTTCGTCATTTACAAAGTCAGCCAAGGCCAAGGCTGAAGCGTCCCAGGCAATGGCTGTGACAGATAATAACGCCGCCATTGCTGCTGTATCTGCTGCAAAAGCGGCAGAAGAACTAGCGGTTTCCGCAAACAATGCAGCCACGTCAATGGAAAGTGCCGCTGTTGCTGCAAAAAGCAAAGCGGCTTCTGATGCTGATGCGGCTACTGCTGCAACTACAGCAGCAACCACATTGCAGTCCCAGGCAACCGCTGCAACTACAACTTCTACTCAATTGGAAGCGGCTGCTGTAGCAGCAAGAGCTAAGGCTACAGCAGACCAGTCCCTTGCGACAGCCGCTGCTGCCACCGCCACCGCCCTAGGAGGCCTAGACGTTGGGGCCAATAGCCTAGCTACGTCCTTACAGGCTACAGCCGTTTCCTCTGAATCACTGGCAGTTTCCGCAGAGAGTGCCGCCACTTCTGCCACTGCCACCGCTACCGCCTTAGAGGGGCAGGCAATTTCAGCTACAAGTGCGGCTACGGCCCTAACTACCGCTGCCACAAGCGCAGAGTCTGCTGCTGTATCCGCTGAGAGCTTGGCTACCGCAGAACGTAGTTCAGCACAGGCACTGGCAACCGCATCAGGCGCGGCCCTGAGTAATGCACAGGCTATGACAGCCATTGCCCGTACCTCACAAGATGTGGCTAGCTCCTTGTCTTCAGTAGCAGGGGGTGCTGGTGCCATGGGTGGTGCGCTAACCGCTGCTGGTGGCGGGGCAGGTAAAGCAAAAGGGGGATTAAATGATGTGTTGGGCTCTGTAAAGGCCCTAAAAGACCCGGTGGGCTCTGTAAAAGGTCAATTAAAAGACTTGGCCGGTACTCTAATGTCCCTAGCCGCTGTTTATGGTGTAGCCAAGACCGCAGAGTATGCGGCTAGAACAGAAGTGCTGGGTATTACTCTTAAAGTGGTTGGTCAGAATGCTGGGTACTCTGAGAAGGAGATTAAAGGGTTTCAGAAGGCCGTAGAGAAGCAGGGTATCACCACCCAAGATGCCGCTGACTCAATGACCAAGATGATTCAGGCTGGCCTACCATTAGGTCCCCAGTCTGAGGGTTCGGCATCCAATGTGGAACGCCTAGCCCGCGCTGCCCAAGATTTGGCTGTTGTTACCGGAGAAGGTTCCTCCCAAACCTTTGCTAGGTTGATAGTCAATATCCAGCAGTTGGATACTATGGGTATGCGGTTCATGGGATTGGCTGTTGACATAGAAGCCGCCCAAAATAAGTACGCAATCTCTGTAGGAAAGGCATCAACGGCCCTTTCACAGCAAGAAAAGATATTGGCCGTAAATAATGCGGCCTTGATTGAAGCCGCTAAACTGTCCGGGGCTTATGAACAGTCAATGGAGGCAGTGGGTAAAAAGGCAGGCTCTCTAGAACGGTACACCAAGACCCTAGCAGACAGTTTAGGCAAACAACTTTTACCCGCCTACGGTGCGCTGGTAGATGAGGCCACCTTCCTTCTGAAGTCTTTTGATGCCATAGCCAAATCTACTGACCTTACGGGGGAGGCTGTAGATAAATACGGAAAAGCCACCGGTAAAGCCGGGAATGTGGCCAAGTCTACAGGTGAGGAAGTTAGGAAGTTTTCCTCAGAGCTTACAGAAATGGGAGTATCTGTGGCCAAACTGGCCTCCGATAATGTAAGGTCCTTGGGGACTATTGTTGACGGATTTATTGGCGTAGGTATTGAAATAGCGGCGTTTATTAACGACCTGATAGCGGTAGGGGATGAGCTAGGTGTTTTTGACGGAATTATCGGTACCGTAGCCTTAGGTGTAGCTGGGTTGAAAGACGGAGTTTCTATATTTCATGCCGTGACTAACGCGGTTTTTGGGGCAGTTATTGACGTTATGGGTGACGTTATTAAGGTTTTTGGGTACTTTATCGGGCTAGTACCCGGACTTGGTGATATTGGGGCCTCTATTCAGGAGGTTGGTGATAAATGGAAGTTAGCCGGTAACAATATCATAGATCGTGGTGAGAAGATAATCCAAAATATGGCAGAGGGTAACTCTGCTACCATGAAGTTCATGGGAGCGGTTCAACAGGCTACCATTGTCTTGGGCGATTTTGGTAAGGCTGGCAATATCGTCATGCTTACCAAGGAGATGGCCCTGCTACAGGAGGCAACGGTTCGCAACTCCCTGACGTTCCAGGACCTGGCTAAAGCCAACACCTTGGTAACCGATCAGACCGTAAAACTTATCACCCAGACTAAGCTATCTAAGGAAGACCTAGAAAAGCTGATAACTACCGCCATGTCTGCCGGGGTAGTGCTTCCAAAACAATTCCAGAACATCGTTAGTGCAATGGAAGCACTGAAGGTGAAAGCGGCAGAAGTTAAAAAGTCTGTAGATACGATTGGTACTGGTACCAATATAAAAGATTTGACCGACCAAACAAACCAGTTACAACGTGCCGTATCGGATGGTGCAATATCTGCCTCACTTGCGTCCGTTAAGATGTTGCAGTTGGATAACTCCCAAAAAGTTATAGCCGCAACAACTAAACTTACTACCAAAGAGGTATTTGAGTTTTCTAAAGCAGTGTCTGCTGTAGGTGCCATCCTACAAACCAAGTTTGATGAGGCTATGAAGGGCATGGGCTCTAACATGTCCGAGCTTAAAACAGGGGTTGAAGCCAAGTCAGCCGCCATCGTTGCTAGCCTGGAAACAATTGCAGGTAGTGTGCTGGCCACCGGCAACACTTTCTCTCTGTACTTTGAGAAAGCCCTGGACCAGACAAAAAATGTGTCCATGCTCGAAGGGCTGGGTAAGGCCGTAGATGCTGTCCGGGAGAAGGGTAACAACCTACTCAACATTGGTGAACTAAAGGCAGGTGGTGAGGCTATACAACAAGCAGCGATAGCCTCCGTTCAACTGGCACAGAAGTTTGACGAAGTATTTGCGGCCCAGCTAAAGGCCGTAAGCACTAAGAACGAGTGGGATATTCTCATAGGTTCGGTAGTACGATTAGGGTCAGAAGGGAAAATATCCTCTGATGCAATCGTGGTGGCTACCGACCAGATGATTATAAAACTACGGCAAATGTCCCCAGAATATATTGCCGTAGGTAAGGCCATAGAAGCTCTTGAGCCAGTAGCCAAGGCCTTGGACACCCAGCTAAAGCTGATCAATGAGACAGTCGGCAAGACCGCAGCACAGGCCGAGGCCTCCTATGGTGCTATGAGCAAAGGTTTTGAGCAGCTTAGTAAACTGGCAGGGGACTTTACAAAAACTGCCCTATCCGAGATAGAGGCATACTACAAACAACAGGACGCAAAAATAACAGCGTCTGCTACGAGTGCGACAGAGGCTGATAAGAGGAAGTTGGAATCCTTCATAAACTGTGAGAACGATAAAATTGCGGCACTGACTAAAGGCGCAGACGCACAGGCCGGATTTGACGCAAAAGCCGCTGCTGCTGCTAAGTCAGCGTTAGACGTAAAACTTGCTGCTCTAACCCAAGAGGAGATTAAGGTAGGCGAGGCCCTGGGTAAGAAACTTACCTCTCAGGCCACCCACGACCAGCAGATTGCTGACTTGGCACTCAAGAAGAAAAACCTGCTTAACGACTTCAACTCCAAGACCACGCAGGACAAGATAACGGCCTTGGAGTCCCGTAAAGCCAGCTACGACCAGTACATAAACGCCTTAATGGCTAAAGAGGCCGAGTTACTAAACCAAATCAAGAGCAATGATGAGGCGGTAAAACAATTAAAAATGTCGTCAGCAGACCTTATCCGTAGTATGGAAAAAGGGGCGATGAAGGATGCTGAAAAGTATTACGCTAATGTGTCTGATTTGGCTAAGAAGCAGTCAGAGTTGGTGGCTGCTGCGGCTAAAGGGGATACTAAGGTAGCTGAGAAGTTGTACGGTGATGTAACCTCTCTAGCCCAGACCTTGACCGCAGGGTATTCTGAAAACGGTAAAGTGATAGTCGCTGCAACGGATGGCGCTAGACGTGGAGGAGATGCCGTAGCAGAAGGTGCCGCCGCATTGGCTACAGCTTATGCTAATTCCAACTCCAGTATCAATTCCGGTCTAAATACTGTTATTGGTAACTTATCTCAGATGAGGAGCATGTCTGCCGGGGTGGTTGATAAACTAAAAGAACTTAGAACTTCCTTAGAGTCCGGTATTAAAGGCAATATCTCCCTGAACTCTGCGGATGCGATGCAGAAAGCCAAAGACCTACAGGCTTTGCTGGGGAAGCAAGAGTACGTCAAGTCAGTCAAGCTGAAAGTTGATGAGGCTACTGAGGCCCTGAATGTAATGCGGGCTGATGTGGAGAAAGGTGGACCCTTCAAGTTACACCCTGTTGTGACTGCGGTTGAAGCTGCGCTAGACAATATACGTACTGACTTGTCCCTACCAATGGAGATGCGTGTGAGTGCCGCGCAAGCACTCAAGGATGTTAGGGCTGTTACCCTTGCCATTGAAGAAACGGCTAAGATGAAAGCCATTGAGCTTACCATCAAGGATAACGCCAAGGACGTAGAAGCTAGTGTCACTGGTCTGAAGGCCAAAGTGCTAGACCTGGAAAAAGGCGGCACGGTAACCATTAAAGCAGAAACTGCTGCAACTCAAACCGCTATAGAGGCAGTCAAAGCGGCTGATGCCAACCTCAAGGCCTTGTTAGAGAAGGAGAAGAAGTTAGTAGTCGGCTCTAAAGAGGCTATTGCCACCATAGATGCAGCAAAAACTGCAAAAGAGTCGCTGGATAAAGCTCTTGACCTACAGAAAACCATCAATGTTGATACCAGCGCCCTGAAGCTGGCAATGGCCGATGTGATGGTTAAGCAGAAAGAGTTTGACGATGCGGTAAAGGCTAAAAAGGAACTGGAGCTATCCGGTGCCAACGCCTCAGCCGCTATAGAGACGGTAAAGACAAAGCAAAAAGAGCTGGGTATGGCTCTGGCTACCGAGCTTTCACTGAAGATAGGCATTGATACAGCTACTAATGAACTCAATAAGATAACTACCCAGAGCACCACCATGCAGGGGGCTGTAGGCCTTCTTACGGTAGTGAAGGTGGACGTAAATGATGCTCTCAAAAACGTCAATAGTGTAAAGGACGCTAAGGATGCCCTAGATAAGGCAATGCTAAACACCCCTGCCATGGTGGTTATTACCGACAAGGTAAATACAGACCTAGCGGCTATCAAGCTGATACAGGAAGAGATAAAGAAGCCTGTCCCAGTTGGCCTCACTACCGAGCAAGCGACAGAACGTACAAATACGCTTCAAGCCAAGTTAGTTGCCCTTGAGGCACAGGCTAAAAAAGATTTAGCTATAAAGGCCACCATAGAGGGTGAGGTAGAGGTCAACCTTGTTGAGAAGGCTCTTAAAGGAGTGGTCGTACAACAAGATACGGTGAATGGGAAGACCACTATTGTTAAAGTAGAAGGTGAACCCGCCATTGCCGGGATTAAGAAGGGCCTAGAAGGGGCATCTTCTGCCATTAACACTATAAATGGGCAAACTGTAGCTCCGTCTGTTAATACTATGCCCATAGATGGGTTTATCTCCAAAGTTCAATCTGCCCTAGATTGGTGGAGAAAACTTGGGGAGGCAAAAGGTGGCATAGATGATACCTTCCCTATGCCAAATCTGCCTAAAAAGCCAGATTCTCCTAACGCGCCAGAGACCAGTTCAGATGTAAACGACTATTTCCCGCTAAAAAAACCTTCCGAGCCTAAAAAGCCCGTTGCCCCTACCCCCGAAGAGGTGTCCCGGAAGGCTAGAGAGGCCGCTCAGGATGTAAAAGATGCGGATACCATTGCTGCCTCTATTAAAGCCCTCAAACAGCTTAATGGACCAACCCCCGCTGAGGTAGAGGCCGCTAATGCTGCCAAGATCGCCGCTGCTGATAAGGCCAACCCTGACCTTGCCAAGACCCCAGTTAACAAGCCTAAGCCCAAGCCCACACCTGATGCCACTGGCCTTGCCCCTGGTGAGTCTGGGTCTAGGACAGGGATGCCTTCCATGCATCAGGACAGTGGTAAGTATGTACCACCTGCAAGTGATTCATCCCCTAGCAACAGAAATAACCAGACTGGAAATAAAACACCTAGTAAGGCTGCTGAAGACCCATCCAAGACCATTTTTAAGGTGGTGGATAGCGACGGAAAAGTAACGTACTCCAATCAACGTCCTAGTGCAGATGCTAAGCCTGTGGACTTGTCTAAGCCCATGGACTTGTCTAAGCCCAAACCTGAAGCAGCGCCACTACCCCCTATAGTTACGCAAGACCAGCGTGATGATGAGGCTGGTAGACCCCGTAGAGGTCCCGTAGAGGTTGGGCCAAAAGGCCCGGCAGAGCGCATGGCTGATGCTGTTAATCGCCCACCTGCCGATGCCCTTGGTACCTGGTACGATGAAAAAATGAGGGTAGATGCGTCTGAGGCTAAGAACAATCAGACGTTGGCTGCACAGGCTAAGGCCAATGGGTATAAGCCAACGGTTTTGGATAATCTAAAAGCCTCAAAATCAGTACCCCAAGACCAGAATAATCCTAGTCAATACAATCCGGTTACGCCCCCTGTGCAATCAATTGCACCCAAAGCCTCTGAACCGTCACCACAGTTCCCGCTAGAAGGTAACGCCAAACAGGTAGCAGACGCTACCCTAGCTACCGCCAAGAAGCTGAAAAAGGATGTGGCGGCTGAGATGCCGATTCCTGCCCCGGTAACTACTGACGCACCAGAACAGGCTAAGGCCATTGACACCGCCCTTAAAGGAATACCTGACGCAACACCGAAAGTGGCTGTTGATGACAACGATGTATCCCCGGCAATAGCCGGTGTAAACAAGGATATAGCCACTGTAGAACCCACCGTACCGGTTGATATAGCGGCAACGTCTAATATGGGACCAGTTGCACAAGCGGCAAATGTAGCGGCTGCTAGTGTTCCTACGAAAATAAATACTGACTTCATGGGTAACCCCAAATCAGCCGAGGAAGCTGCGTCAGGGGCTAACTTAGCTATAGCAAGCGTCCCCGTAGAGACTGAGGCAAAAATTAGTGGTGCATCTGATGTTCCAGGTAAAGTAGACCTGTCGAATGCTGCCCTAGCGGCAATGCCCCCGATAACCCCGGTAAAAATTGAAACTGCTACCAACGCCCCAGAAGTAGCTCAGACTTCTACCGAAGCAGTAACTGGCGTACCTGATGTAACCCCCAAAATCAATCCTGATGATTCTGCTGTTGGACCGGCTGTAGCAGCGTCTGATACCGCAATGGGTGCGGCCAAGGGGGCAGAGCCTGCCATTGAACCAGACACCTCTGGTGTGGCAGCAGCAGTCAGTGCTTCTGATACTGCCTTGGATGCGGCAAAAGGCGCAGACCCTGCTATTACACCCGATACAAGTGCAGTTCAGCCCTCCGTAGCCGCATCTGATACCGCCTTGGGTGCTGCCAAGGGCGCAGACCCTGCTATTACACCGAACATTGATGCGGTAAGCCCAGCAGTTACGTCCTCTGATACCGCCTTGGGTGCGGCAAAAGGAGCTGAGCCCGCCATTACACCGAACATTGATAGTGTTGCCCCGGCTGTAACCGCATCTGACACCACCATTGCGGCTGCACATGGGGCTACACCAGCCATCACACCAAATACTGATGCAGTATCCCCGGCTGTAGCCGCCTCAGATACAGCATTAGCTGCTGCACAGGGTGCATCCCCTGACATAATCCCTGATACTACGGCTGTACAACCGGCTATAGCCGCTTCTGACGCAGCAGTTACAGCAGCCCAAGGTGCAACACCTGACATTATTCCAGATACCACCGGGGTACAACCCGCCGTAGATGCCTCCAATGCAGCAGTTACAGCAGCGCAAGGGGCGACACCTGACATTATTCCAGATACCACTGCTGTACAACCGGCAGTAGATGCCTCCAATGCGGCTGTTGGTGCTGCCCAAGGTGCAACACCTGACATTGTTCCAGACACCACTGCTGTACAACCGGCAGTAGATGCCTCCAATGCGGCTGTTACAGCAGCGCAAGGTGCATCCCCTGCTATCACACCGGATATTACGGCTGTAGTGCCAGCAGTTGCCGAATCTGATGCAGCAATGGGTGCGGCTCAAGATGCAGCACCAGCGATCATCCCTGACACAGCCGCTGTAGGGCCTGCTGTGGACTCGGTAAATGCCGCCCTTGGGACGGTAAAATCAGATACCACAGCTACGGTAACCGTGTCTTCTAATGATGGGCAGGTAGTGCCAGCAGTAGTGACCTCTTTGGGCAGTATCCCGGATTCCGAGACCGTAGATATATCTGCTACCTCAACGGTAGAGCCTGTGGCTGCTGCTGCTACCGCCGCCGTGGAAGCGGTTCCAGACCTTGCAACTGTAGATATAGCCGCAACCTCAGATGTGCCTGATAAGGCAGAAGAGGCTACCACGGCCTTACGCGACATACCACCTGAAGTAACCACGGAAATGAATGCCTCTGGTGATCTAGTGGAGGGGGCAATAGCAGCAGCAGATGCAGCAAAAGCCATACCTACAGAAACCAATACAGACATAAACGGTACGGATAACCTATCACCCACCGTTACTACAGCACAGGGAGCGGTATCTAGTTTGACCGGAACCACCGTATCTCTGGATGGAACGGATAATGTGTCCCCCGTAGTGTCTACTGCACAGGGGTCTGTAAGTGGATTGACTGGCACCTCCGTATCCTTGGATGCTGTGGACAACGTGTCACCCCCGGCCTGGGCTGCTAAAGCATCAGTGGATGCTGTACCAGACAAGACAGTTACCCTTACCGGCGTTGCTGATATGGCGCAGGTAGAGGCTGCACCTGCCAAGCTAACAGCGGTAGAAGACGAGTCAGCAACCCTTACCATTACCGAGAACTCTAGTGAAGTTGTCAGCACCGTACAGTCTGCTTTGGGTGGGTTGAGCACCAGTAGCCAACACCAAGTTAATGACAACGCTAGTGAAGCCGCAGGAAATATCAATGCCCTGAGTGGGATGAACACCAGTTCGACGCACACCATTCACATAGTGAAGGTAGAAGACAACAAGACCGGTGGTGAGGCTGGCATGGTTGAGTACACTGGTGGTAGCCTTACTGCCATTGGTAGCGGGTCTAGTTCTAGTAGTTCTAGTAGTTCTAGTGGCTCCAATACGTACTCTGGCCCCAGTTCATCCTCAGGGTTGTCTGGTGTAGATGTGGTAGGTATGTCTGGTAGCGCCCCATCCGAGTTTGCTAGAGGAGGTTCAGTAAACTTCCCACGTATGACCACCGGGGTTGTTCCCGGCTCCGGGTTTGGTGACACCGTTCCACGCACGTTAGAAAGTGGTTCATTTGTACTTAGAAACTCTGCTGTAGGTAAGTACGGCAGTAACTTGCTAAACCAATTTATTGGGTACGCTGTAGGTGGACAAGTACAACCCCAGGAAGTGGCCTATTACGCCCGTGGAGGCTCTGCTAGGCCGGTATCTGCCATGCTCACACCGGGTGAGATAGTTATCAGCCCACGCATGGTAGCCAAATACGGTACAAACTTCTTTAACAATATCAATAACAGTAGCATGGCACCATCGGCTTTGGCCGGTGGAAGGGTACGTAAGTTTGCTACCGGTGGAGAGGTTGACCTAACCCCCGGCCAGAAAGATGAGATATACCAAGCACGTGCCGCTTTTGATAAGAGACTTCAGGACACTTATAATAACGAGGTGGAGGAGATAACAAAGGCCGCTACTAGGACTGTGTATTTTTCGGATATTGGCGCTGCTTTTAGGCCAGACCCCACCATAGCTATAAATAAACGTCTAGCCGAGCTAAAGGAAGACTTTGAGGCCATGAAGTCTAGGGTGAATGCACAAAGAGCTGCCGACCCAGAAGAAGTAGGGCACTATGCCACTGGGGGTAGTACTGATGCACCAGCGAATACCGAGGTAGAAAAGCCAGTAGATATGTCGGTGTTCAAAAGGGCAGAGGCCTACATAGAAGCAGTACAGCCGATGGTGGCCCAACACATACGGCAGTCTGAGGGTCCGGCAGGGAGTACTAGTCTGGGATTTGTTAGTAGGAGTGAAGCGTCATGGTACGGTGGGGCCGATGGAGGCACCAGCTATGGTGAGGAACTCAATTTTCTAAAGGAACAGGTTTTCCAACCGTCTAGAAAGCCAAAGGCAAGTGACTTTTTGAGAGCTGAGGCTATACTCAACAAGTGGAAAGGCTACCTCCCCACTGTTGTAGGGCATTCCTCGGCCAGTCCTCAAAAGTTCAGGATAGCAGACATAGAAGAGGGTATAGAGAGCAGCGTCAAAAATTACGCTACAGGTGGCAAGGTAATGCCACCCCTAAAGTCCTATGGTACAGCCGTTGATGAGAACGGTAAACCTGTACCATTGTCTGATGTAAAAGACCCGAGTAGGGCTAGTCAGTTTGCCACTGGTGGTATAGCCTTACCAAAGCTGAGTACGCCCGAAAATCCAGATGTGAAGCCCAGCCTAGCGTCAAATACAGGTGACGTGTTAAAAGATCGTGACCTGCTAAAAGCCTTAGAGGCTAAGGCCAAGGCTGGCACTCTGAGCCCCGAGGAGTCTAGTATTATTGAAGGGCTTCTAGGTAAGTACAAAACAGCATTCCCTGAGCTGTTTAGCTCTGGGTCAATGCCAGACCAGTCTATGCTCTTAAAAGCCCTAGAGGGTTTCCAAGGGTTTGCTGATGGAGGCATGGCCTCAGTGGGTGGACCTAACGGATGGAAGCCTCTTACTGACAAAGGTGAGGCAGTTGGTAATAACGCTAAAAATGCGTTAACTCCATATTCCCCCGCCCCGGACAAAGTACCAGAGTTCTTTCCTTCCCCCAGCAAAGACCCGAAGGCATGGGCTGCCGAGGACGCTGCCGCTGAGCGTATTTATTCAACTGCGCTGTCTGCTAGGAAGGCTAGATTAGAGAGCAACCTAGCTGCTGCCCTAGCCACTGCCCCCTCAGAAGAGGAGACTATAAGGCGTAACTACGCATCCACCTATGAAGCACCCCTAACGGCTATTACCACAGCCTACACCACCGCAAAGAGTGCTAGAGCCTCTAGTAGGAGTGGTAAAGAAGAGCCTAAGCAGGAGTATAAGGTAATTCCAGGGATACCTACATTCTACTTACCACCGCCGCCAGAAGCCTTGGGCACGTTTGATGAGGCTATGATAGAGGCACAAAACCCTCTAGATTCTAAGGGGAACCATAAAGACCCGAAAAAAGTACAAGCCAAAACCGCCAACTTTGCCGATTTAACGTATCAGCAATCTTTGCTGACCCCGATGACTAATGCGGAGATAATGGTTGCCTCAGGACAAAAAGCGCCCCAGACTTGGGACGAGATTATAGCCGATGAAAAGGCCCTGGATAAGGCCAATGCGGGTAAAGGTATAACACCTGTACGTAAGTTCGCTATAGGGGGTGTAGTAAGCCAGTTAGACGACCTAAATTCAGCCTATGATGATGCTAAAGCCAAAGGTGACGATCAAAAGGCGGGTGAACTTTACCAGAAAATACGGGAAGAGGAAGAAAAGAACCGTGCCGCCGGGGTGTCCGTGCAATCAATTGCACGCCTAGGAGCCACTGGCCCTGGTATGTTAGGGGCCAAGGGTCCTGGACAGCTAGGGGCTACCACCGACTCCGGTACTGGGTACAAGGCTAGGATTGGCTGGACTCAACCTTCCTCCACGGGTGGTTATCAAGCTAGGCTAGGTGACCCTGCTAAATTTGCTACCGGTGGCTACGCAGGCTCCAACTCTTGGTGGCCAGCGGATACCAATGGTAGGGCATATTTTGAAAGCGAGTATGCAAACCAGAAAGCCTATCAGAATCACAGTGCAAAATATAACCGTACCGTTGTTGATAATGAGGCTAAGCGCGATGATGGACTTAGGAAACACTATGAAAAAAGTCCAGTACTAACAGGGAGCCCTGGATTTGTGGGTATTGGTGACCCAGGACATAGTAATAACTATACAAGAGGCATTGGATTTACCGGAGACCCAGGATTTGGTAGGGCTGGGGTTGGTGAGGACGTAGGAGAGGTTAGCCGTAATGCAAGGGGGTCTGGATTTACCGGAGACCCAGGATTTGGTAGGGCTGTGGATTTTGACTACCTTAATGAGTCTAGAAATAGGAGGGCTACCCCGCCCATACTCGGGCCAATACGTGGGTATGCTTTTGGAGGTAAAGTAACACCCGGCTCTATGGGTGGAACGGGGTACGATGACCGCTGGGCAAGAGAGCATCCTAAGGATGGTAAAGCCCCGGCTAAGTTTGCTACCGGGGGTGCTGTGGGTTCCTATAACTCAGACCTATCTGCCCTAAAAACGGCTCATAATGAGGATGAACGTAAAGCTAGAATTGAACTCGCTAAAGCGGAAACAAAAATTCAAAAAGATAGCTCAGAGTCTAGCAGGGTAGCCGCTGTAACCCTTGACTCTACTAAGAAGGCGGCAGTACGATCTTTTGACTTCATTAAGTCAGAAGACCAGATACAGCAGTCAGCAGCCTCTAACAAAATTGATAAGGACTACAAAGACCTAGTGGATTCAGGTGCTAGGGCGGTAGAGACTGTCAAAACAAACCTTGAGATAGCTAGACAGGAGTCCTCAAGACTCAATGACGTGGCTTTGACCACGGCCTATCAAAGTATTGAGACCGGGTACACACGTCAGGTGACCGATACCGGGGTACAGACAGTACGTAGTAAGGACCAGATAGCCTTGGAGTCCGCTAGGGCAGTACGTGATGCAGAGACCACGGCCTCTACTGAGTACAAGCAGGCCATGCAGATGGACGACCCTACTAGCAGGTCTTCGGCAATATCCACGCTCATGGACACCTTGACCCAGACAAAGGAATCCATTTCCTCCGGTACAACTGCCCAAGTAGAAAGGGCTGATGTAGCATACTCGGATACCGTAGCTCAACTAGGGGTAACCAAAGGGTACTCTATTCAAGATGCTACCACCCAGTTAGCTGCTAAAACAATCGAAGACTCTTACCAGATTGATCTACAACGTAAGAGAGTGGACTCTGAGAATGAGGCTAAGAAGGTAGAGGATGCCCGCTTAGTGGCTAGGGCACATACCGACCTATCCGATTCATTCGATACCAAGAGGCAGTCTGATTCCTCCAAGTTCAGATTCGATAACGAAACCCTGGATATTAATGACCAGGCTAGAGCAACTGAGTTGGTTATTCAAACCAATAACGCCATAACCTCCTTAAAAGAAGACGACAAGGCCAGGTCCATCGAGGCCCAGTACCAGTTCGAGCTTGGCAAGAAAGAGATTACTGCCAAGTACAACGGCTTCGCTACCGGGGGGGAGGTGCAGGCGTTTGCCACCGGAGGCCAAGTAGACTCACTGTTCTTTGAAGAGGGGGGTTCAAGTGATAGCTCGTCTTTTGGTGCCGGTCTAATAACGAACCAGTCTTCGTGGTCTGGTCAAGATAGTGCGGCCTATACTGCCTACACAAAAGCCCGCTCTAGGAGTCCACAGGGAGACCTACAATCTGTAGATGACTCCTATGACAAGAGTAAGAGCACTAGAGAGGCTGAGCGCCTTACGTGGCTCAAGAGCACAGGGAAGGACAATATCATAAACAGGTCTTTGGCCCGCCCTGCCTTTGCCGAGGGCGGTGAGGTGGACTATCATGCAGAGGGGGGTTCAGTAGGTGCTGATGCTAAGAAGGTAGAGGACGCGCTACGTCACCAACGTGAAGAGCATGTACAGTCTGAGCGTTCTACTATTCAATCTGGTAAAGATAAGCAAGCTGCTGATACAAAACGAGGGGAACTAGAGGCCTTTAATGGTATAACCACAAATGAGGAAAAGTTAGCTGCTGAGAAACAAGAGCGCACCGACACCCTATCTGCCGGGTTTGATGGAAGTAAGGCAGAGGTATTAGAGTTAGAAGACCTGGTTGCCCAGAATAGGTTTGACCTTGCTAACAAGGACTTGGAGGATGACTTTAGTAAGTTGGGTAGCAATCCATCTGATGAGGACCTGTATAACTTTGAGAAAAACAAAGCGGACTTGGCTTCTGCCTACCAAAAAGCTACTGGTGCCAAAGCGTCTGCTAGGGCGAAACCGGCCTATGCCGAGGGTGGTGAGGTAGAGTACCATGCTGAAGGTGGGCCTGTCGGGTACTACGCTGAGGGTGGAGCTGTTACGGACAAGGACCTTGTTGATGCCTTTAACGAGGTGCAACGCAAGTCCTGGATAGCTAAGAAGGCGGCAAAGGATGCGCTGATAAAAGCAGACACCGAGGCCAATAGGGTGGCTGATGTGGCTACGGCTAAATCAACGGCAGACCTAGACCGCACGCACAAGGCCACGGTGGATGCCTATGATAAAGAGCTGTATAAATCTAGGACTGCCCAAGATAAGAACTTCACAGACACCAAAAAGGCTGGTTCTACTGCCCATGATAAAACAGAAAAGGACTATCGTGATGCAGACTCTGAGACCCAACGACTAGCCCAGCTAGCCTATAACACGTCTGCTACCGGGATGACGACCTCCTATACAAGGGAGTCGGATGCTGCTAGCACCTCGCATAAGAATACTTTGCGGGACAATGATACGGCGTATGCCCGCACGGTAGCCGCTGGCACAAAGGACTACGACAAAATCCTGTCTGACAGCACAGAATCCTATGCCAATACCGCTAGGCTAGATGGGATAGCCCATGCCAAGGACACCAAAAACAACGATAAGAGTTACTCCGAAACAACTAGACTAAGTAAGTTGAGCTACGACACCGGGCTTAGTAATAATGACCGGTCTTTTGCTGCCAACCTTAATGAAGAGCAGATAGCAAACTCAAAGGCATCTTCTGATGCCGCAACCTCCTATGCTGAGACAGTGAGCGCAGGTAAAATTGCCAAGGAGAAGACTGTATCCGATAGCAACGATGCCTTCAAAGAGTCTGGTAGGAAAGGTGATCTGGCTTATGCTGTAAGTCTGAGCGGTATAGGTACTAGTTTTGACCGTGGTGTGGCGGCGGCAGGTGTCCAGAAGGAGCGTGCGCTATCCCAACTCTCAGCGGCTACGGACACCGCTAAGGGGGACGCTAATAAGGTGGCTTCAGCCGCCATGAGTAAAGCTAATAAGATAGAAGACCCTGTGGCCAAGGCCGAGGCTATAAAAGCGTTGAAGACAGACCTCGTTATAAAGGATACTGAGGCCTCAAAAGCTATGACCGTTGGGGAGGCGAGTGCCGACCAAGCGTACACCCAGAGTGTACAGGACCTGACTACCACTAAAACTACTTCTACCGAGGACGTTACCACTGTCAATAAGGCCAGAATTAGCGAGGATGGTATAGCTAAGAGCCAGCAAGAAGAGTCTGTTGAAAAAGAGTATCAGGCCAAGGTAGCCAGTGACGAGAAGTCCTACCAAAGCTCTGAGACCGCCCGCGCACTGGATTACAGTGCTAAATTGGCTCAAGAGCTTAGGGCCCACAACGAGTCCGATAAGGAAGCTGGTATTGCCCTTGCCGAAAAGAATACTGAGGATGGTATACAGTATAAAAATGCGGCAACAGAGATTGAAGAGACCTACGCAGCCAAGGCCAAGGAAGATAAAGTACAACAAGACAAGGACAAGGCTGCTACTGACCTTGCTTACAAAGCTACCTATGACCAGGGTAAAACGGCCCACTTGGACTCTGAAGAGGACATAGAAACTTCGTACAAAGACCAAACTTCTGCCCGCTATAAGACCTATAGTGACAATAAGACAGACTTGACTACCGGATACGTGGCCCAGAAAACCGAGAGGGAGGTACAGTACGGTATCACCCAGAGAACGGTTGATAACGACTATGAGGCTAAGAAGAAAGAGGATATTGCCCAGAACACCAGTGCCTTGGACTCATTACAAACCGCTTACACTGAGAACATGGATTCCGAGGCAGTCCAGTACAAAGAGGGCCAACGACAGATAGCAGAGGATGCTTCGTCTAGAGATACAGAGGCCGCAGTACAACTCACTAATGGTCTACAGGAGATAGAGGACACGTACAAGGCTCAGGACATCGAAGACCGGGCTCAACTTGAACTTTCCAGAAAGGAGCTTAGGGAATCCAAGGTTGGTTTGGCTATGGGTGGTAAGGTAGTTTACCCTGAGGCTACTGATGGGTACTCTGTGTTTGCTACCGGTGGTGATGTGGGTGGCGAATCCGCTGCCCCCGATACCGGGGCTCTACCTGGATTAGCTACTGATGTAGGGGATGCGGCTACCATTGTTTCTAAGTGGAAAGATACACTCCCAAGTATATTCAGTACTAAGGGATTGGCCACCGGTGAGTCGGTGTTTGATCTGCTTAAAGGGCTGAAGGGATTTGCTGAGGGAGGTAACATAGCGGCCTCGGATACCGTACCCGCGATGCTGACACCCGGTGAGTTCGTGGTGCCACAGGACGTGGTTCGTAATTTTGGGTCAGACTTCTTTTCTAAGATAGCCGCAGCCGGTTCACCGATGGACTGGTTTAGAGACCATGCCAAGGGGTATGCTACTGGAGGTATGGTAGATAATGCGTCTTTCCCATCCCCGCTAAGTCTACAGAACGCTGATAGAATAGGGTCTCAGTTTGACTTTATGACCATGCCCGCCATGCCCATTACCCAAGGGTTCGCTTTTGAAAAAGGTGGTCTTGTTAATGCGCCAGCACCATCACAAATTGTGCAGGTCGATCTACGCTCTAACGGCAAACAGGTGAGTGTGGAAGTGGCTAGTAACAAGTCGAGCGACCTACTGGCCTTACTGGGTGAACTGAAGTCCCGGTCAATGTAACCCAAGTCTGTGCAATCAATTGCACAGGCCCCCAACGTAAAAACGGAAACTCTATGAAACTGGTCAACGCCCTTAACCCGCTGGATGTGGTACAGCTACCGGACACCCTGATGTGGAACGATGAGATGCAGTGGGCACCCGTAGTATCTGCCTACTCCTACACCCTTACCGGGGCGTTGTTGATAGAAACTGCGGTCATGCAGAAAGGCAGGAAGATAACCCTTGAGCCTGCCGACGCAGAGATGGGGTGGGTTCAACGGTCAACGGTAGAGAAGTTGTACGAATGGGCAAATGTACAGGGTAGGAGGATGACGCTGGTGCTAGAATACCCGGATGATGTTCGTGAGTTTACGGTGATGTTCAGACATTCTGACGGGGCACTGGACTCAAAACCAGTAAAAGGGTTTCCAGAACATGAGCCCGATTCGTGGTGGACTATTGTGTTGAGATTGATTGAGGTCTGATTATGCCTATCCAAGAACAGAATATAAAGCTGGTTAAGTCCAGTGTCATGCTAGACGTACCAGAGGGCGGTGGCCCTCCTAGCGCCAACGTGATTCTTGATGCCCAGTCAAACGCTATCTTTGATGACATAAGTGAACTAGCCCGCGCTGGTGGTAACGTGTCAATGCGTAAGGTTCACGCAGTAGTGCATACGGATGACACTTCACCGTTCTTGGGTGTGAACGTGATCATCGCCGAACCCCCCAAAGACCCTAGGGTAAGCGTAACCATTTTCCCCTCAAGAGATACGTTCGACACCCGTTTGGCTGCTGCTGCCACCGTGGAGTCGTACTTGATTAGCTCGTCCATGTGGCCTGGATTCCTATTTGAGAACCATGTAGCAGGTCAGCGAATAATCCAACTGTTTCAACGGCCATCAGTAGCTAACCCTACCATTGGCCGCACTCTGGTGCTAGTGTTCGATGAGGGTAAGACCACTGAGAGGTCTCAGTATGTACGGATTATTCGTGTGGATTCAATTGAGCGCACGTTCACCAGGACTAATGGGGAGGCCTATCAGGCAAAAGTGGTATCCTGTGACATATCAGATGCCCTGCGGTATGCTTTCCCCGGCTCACCCGATAATGAGTTCTTTACTGTGGCCAAAGATAAGACACTGACCCGAGACACTTCAGTAGCGGATGCCGGTTCTTATTGCGGTGTAGTACCCTTAAAGCTAGAGGCTAAAGTGGGGGACAGTAAGGCCGTGGTGACCACCGTGTACACCAGCCTAGTGCCTAGTGCGGCCACTGAGAAGGTTGAAGTAGATGTACTACCATCGGCTACCCGTAACCAAACCCTGGCCACAACCCCTAGGCTAATCGAAGTTGGGCTATCCCCCCACAGTATGCGTGTTCGTATTGGGCAGGAGAATCGTAGCTTTAGCTACGTACAAATACTTAACCCGCTACCCGCCCCCGGTTCAATAGAAGTATCGTTCATGGCCTTGGGAGAATGGTACTCGCTGCTAGATGATGGCCTAGGTAGCTTTACCGGCCAAGGTACGGGGACAGTCAACTACTTGACCGGTTCTATATCCATCACCCTACCATCCTACCCAGACAGTAGTACCAGCCTTATCTACGCCTGGGGTGAGACCCGTGGATACACCAACATGAGTGGATTGGCCACCTTCAGACAGCCCGAGTTTAGCCTTGAGCTAGACAATGAGGGCATTGACCCAGGCTCGTTGGTGGTCACATGGCTGTCTGGCGGTGTACTGAAGACCGCTACCGCAGACCTTAAAGGGTACCTATCTGGCCACGCTACCGGGTTTGTATCCCATACCCTAGGTCGCTTGAACATAATCCCATCGGCCATGCCAGATGCTGGTGGTGAGTTTAGTATAACCTATACATGGAATACCGTAAAATATGAGACGAAGGAGCTTCTTTCCATCTCTACTGGTGGGTTTGTCACCTTCCAAACGGATGAAGTTCCTGTAGAAGGCTCCGTGTCCGTAGAGTGGATAACCATTAGACAGGTGTCCAGTACCTCGGGTGGGAAAATGTCTTCTGGTAGCGGCATGAAAAGCTCATCGTCAAACTCTGCTACTAACGGTACAATCTTGAATGATTATAAACCAATGTCATATAGCTACACATCTGGGGGTTCATACTCCAGTGGTGGTGGGGCCGCTCCCGCAGGGTCTGGCTATGCTGGAGGGGTTGGTCGTACATACAGTCCATCTACCACAGTTACTGTAGATTATGCTATAAGCACAGCCAGAGTGAGCTCAACTACGGTTACAAGTTCCTCTACTGGAGGCTCTAGCAGTAAGCATACTACCGCTAGTAGCCAAGTAAGTAATCAAGTAATAGCCGTATCCCACAACCTCACAGAAGATGGTGAGGGTGGTTTCATGAACTCCATGGGAACCATTAACTACCAAGGTAAAACCATTACCGTCAAAGTGGTTGACCCATCGACTACCACTAACTCCTATTCTTCTGATACCGAGTCTGGGGGAGACTTTGGTGCTGCTGCGTCCTCTAGTAGCTCAGACCCTGGGCAGTCCGCAGGTTGGGGTGTGAACTTAATACCTGCTTCTAGTTCCTCGGTTAGTTCGTCATCTGGAGGTAGTTCTTCTAGCCAAGGTGGTTCGTATGGCACTACCGGGGTGAAGGAGACGTTTGATAATACTGCTTTACAGGTAATCTATCGTACAGGCGCGGCAGTATCCACCCCCCATACCCAGAGCTACGTACCCCCTGTAGTTACTATAGACCTAGCACCATACACCACTAGCAGGATTGCTCCGCACTCTGTAAGGTTTACATGGATGGGCCATGTCTATCAAGACCTAGATGGCAAGCTATACCGAGACCCAGGCACTACAACCACGGGGGTACTGTCTGGTATCATTGACTACATAACGGGTATGGCCCACCTAACCGACTACGTGGTTAGTGGGTCACCAACTGCCTTATCTTTGGATTCACTGTGGGTGAGTAAAGGTGATTGGACAACCTCTAGGGCTTTCTTTAGGACAGCCAGTGCGCCTATCAAACCCGGAGGTCTGGTACTTAGCGCCATAGACGTGGCAGGTACTCAGATTATTGGTACCTCGGATATACATGGGCTTATAACCGGAGACCATTGCCTAGGTACCATTGATTATCAAACAGGTACTGTAGACCTTATTTTTGGTGATCTTGTAGACAACAGCTCGCTTACAGACGATGACAAGGCCGAATGGTGGTACGCTAAAGCCGCTACCCAAATTACCGCCGCTGGTAAGGTGTGGAGACCATGGCCTATCGACCCAAATAGTATCAGGTACAACGCGGTTAGTTACTTCTACTTGCCATTGAACGCTGATATTCTGGGTATTGACCCAGTTAGACTGACTCAGGACGGTAAAGTGCCTATTTTTATGCCCGGAGGATTTGCTGTTGTTGGTAATACCAAGAGAATAACAGCTCAGTCGTACTCCAATAATCAAACCATATTGTGTGGCCGTGAACGTCTTAGTCGTGTACGTTTGGTGGATTCCAATGGGGCAGTTATCACCACCGGGTACACCCCAAACCTTGATGCCGGTTCCATTTTTATGGAAGACACCGCTACGTGGGCACACCCGGTTGTGGTAGAGCACAGGATTGAGGATATGGTACAACTGTCTGATGTGCAGATCACGGGACAGCTAGGGTTCACACGCCCACTCAGCCACGACTACCCGGCAGAGAGTTCTTATGTATCTTCGGCCTTGGTTGCCGGTGATATGAGGGCCCGTGTATCCGTAGTATTTGACCAATACACATGGACCGGGGTATGGTCTGACACCTTAATAGGTAGTGCCTGTATTGCCAACTACAATTCAACGGTCTACCCCATTGTAGTAACCAACGCCGGGGCTATCACAGAGAAGTGGATTATCAAATTCTCTGGCTCCACCGGATTTGTCGCAATTGGTCAGAACATTGGTCAACTAAGTACTACCGGGGCTTTTAATACCCCTACGGTAGAGCACCCACAAGGTGTTCCGTTTGCCCCTCTTAACCCGATAACAGGAGTTCCTTACTTCAGCATTCCAGTCCTTGGTTGGGGTGCAGGGTGGGTAGATGGTAATGTACTGCGCTTTAATACCATAGGTCTACAGTACCCCTTCTGGGTGGTACGAACTGTTCAACAAGGTCCCGAGACTATATCGCAAGATAGTTTTTCTCTTTTGGTGCGTGGTGACGTAGATGCCCCGTATATCCCATAACAATTAGGAATGACCATGGATGACATGTCGGTAAAATACTACAATAGTGGAATGGCCGGGGCACCCGCTGTGTCCAATAGCTGGGGTAACTTGACAGCCTTACTAGACTCGGTTCTGGTGTACGGGTTTGGGGCCAAAACCGCAGAGTCCCTTACGCGAGTAGGTGACATTGCTACCGCCCACATATCAACCGGCCATGCTTTTAATATCGGGCAGGTGGTTAAGATCACAGGCGCTTTCCAAGCGGACTACAACGGTGAGCACCGGGTGTTGACCAAGACCTTTAACTCCTTTACCTTCGAGGTAGTGGGTACGCCCCCTAGCCCATCAAGCACCACGTCATCTATCACCATCGTGGTAGCTCCGTTAGGGTTCGAGATAGTGTACACAAAGCTGAATAAGAGGGCCTATCGTAGTCTTGACCCCCATGCCCTAGGAAATATGCTGGTGGTCGATGATGGTATTAAGGCCACTGGGTACGACAGTACCTGGGCTAAGTGGGGGGCCGTTGGTATTGTTGAGAGTATGTCGGACATAGACACCGTTACCGGCCCACAGGCCCCGTTCGACCCGAATAAACCTAACCAGAACTGGACCTCATCGGAGCCAAACCAGTTCGGCTACTATAAGTGGTACTACGGACGTACTGGTTCTTATGACCATAGTGGTGATAGTGGGAGTGGTGCAAGAAATTGGGTGATCGTTGGTGACAGTAGAATGTTCTATCTGTATATTACCAATGCCGCAGAGTATGGATGGTATGGGCGCAACTGCTATTGCTTTGGTGACATAAACTCGTTCAAGCCCGGAGACAAGTACAGTACGGTACTGCACGCCTCACCTAATTACTGGAGTAATTCCTCCGCTAGTTACTGGAGCTATCCTGGACAATATGATAGTTACGGTGGAATAACAACCTCCATCGATGGAGCCGGTAATTTGTTACTACGCAACCATACACAAGTAGGTAATCCCGTTGGCTGGAGTGTATGTTCGTTGAACACCAACAACAGTAGTCAGGTCAATGGACGTGGTAGTATCCCGTTTCCTAACGCCCCGGACTACAGCATCTGGTTAATGCCCGTATATTGCCGACAGGACGACTCCAATATGAGGGGTATGATGCCGGGTATGCGCTGGTTGCCTCAGGCTACCGGGTATTCAGATCAAACTATTATTGACAATGTGGTTGGGCAGGAAGGCCGTAAATTCATGTTGGTACGCAGCCAATACAGTAATGAGACCGAAGGGGCATACACCCCATTTGATATAACTGGACCGTGGAGATAAGGTGTTTGACCATCAGTTCGACACCGCGCCCGCTGCCCCCACCTATACGGCACTGGGTGGTCTGCAATCAATTGCATGGAATCCAGAGTCCCAGGCCCTGGACGTGCAAGGAGGCACCAGTTACTCGTTGATTAGATTTAACGAGGTGCTTGGCCTAGACTTCTGGTTTGAGGCTGATATTGAGGTTATTAACCCTAGTTTGGGAGAAGATCAGTGGTACTACAATAATCAGTATACTTATGTAGGAATTTCTCTAACATCTGGCTCCAGTGCTGCCGGGTGGGCGTTTAGGAACACCAAAGACCTGTGGGTGTCTAGTTATTGGCCTACTGCGTTTAGTGGTGAAACAAAGATAGGGGGGGTTGGAGTATCAGCCCCATACACATGGCCCAGCTACCTTGTGGGCAACAGGCAGGTACTACGGGTAGAGTATCTTGGCAGCCCTACCGACCCCACACTTCGTGTAATGCGGTACTACGTGGACGGTAAGCTGTGTTTTCAACATCAACACACGTACAACCATACACACGTACTGTACCCCTGTGTATGTACATATGATTCTATTATCCGTATTCACCGTGTATCCTCAGGAAGTCCGTCTGGTATACCCCTTGACCTACAACTTGTTGACCCACCGGCAAGTACTTGGATTGATAAACAATTCAGCCCCCTGCTTAGTCCTAATGGCCCATCCGCAGGCACCTTGAACAAGGTGATGTACGAGTTTGACCGACTCAACGCCCCCGTAGGTGATTGGAGTGGCAAAAAACACCATTACCGGTATATGGACCTTTCTGTAGGTAAGGCCAGTTCCTATTACCGGGGTACTGGTGAAATAGTTGGTACGCTGAACATAGCCGCTGCCCCTGACAACATACCGGTGGCCCGCAGAGTGCAGTTGATAGACCCAAAGGGTAACACGGTAGTACGGGAAACATGGTCTGATGCACAAGGAAACTACCTATTTCACATGTTGAACGTGTACAAAGAGTGGACGGTCATGGCCTATGACTACAGTGAGTCCTACAGGTCGGTGGTAGCTGACCGGATACAGGCAGTGGCCACTGTACAGCCTCTGCAATTGATTGCACCAACCGAGGGCCCGGTATGAGTATTGCCATAACCTCAGGTCTTAATGACCTACGGCTTCAGGCGGTTGTGGACTTCTTAGACCTTGGAACAGCGCCCTCCAAGTGTAGGGTGTACTCCGGGGTAAGGCCGTACTCAGTAATTGATATACCTCCGATAATGTCTCCTATGCTGGTTGAACTCTATCTTGAAAAACCTTGTGGACTGGTATCCAACGGAGTCCTAACCCTAGAACAAAGCGCCAGCCACCTGAGCATGGTCATGATCAGTGGTGAGCCCACCTGGGCTAGGTTTATAAACGGAAATGGGGCTACGGCCTTTGACTGTGATGCGGGAGGCCCAGATATTCTAGGTGGACATGAGCTAAAACTGTCCCTGCCCAGAATATATGCAGGTGGGTATGTGTACATTACCCAGGCAGTAATTAGGTAGATGCCTGATTACCGATTAAACTTACCATCAACTACTTACTAGGATACGATCATGGCAAACGCACTCTATAACAAGGCCCGTCAGAGCTTTCTGGAAGGACAACTTTCTTGGGCTACCGCAGTTACGAAAGTAATTATGGTGGACACTGCTAACTATGTTTTTGATGCGGCCCATCAATTCATTTCCAGTGTACCGGCTGTGGCCCGCATCACCGCGCCCACGCTGATGATCGAGAAAACAACCGTTGATGGTGCTGCGGATGCCAAGGACGTTACGTTCACGGCTGTTGTTGGCCCTACGATTGAAGCCCTGGTAATTTATGTAGAGGTCTTGGACGTGGCACTCGCAGTAGATGAGGCCGCTTCTACACTACTGGCATACATCGACAGCGCTACCGGACTGCCGATCACCCCCAACGGTGGTGACATTATCGTGACCTGGGATAACGGGGTTAACAAAGTTTTTAGACTTTGATTCCCTCATCCCATTATGATATATCGCCCTTGATAGGGCGCACCCTGAGTCGTGTACACGTAGGAGAAGAGAATGACACCAGTTCGTTATTGGAGGGTTGGATTTCGTAGTAATATCCAGTACAGCTATGCTCAACTAGGATTTAGCCAGATAGCGTTATTTGATATAAATAAAGTAGACCTGACAATCGGCTTGTTAGCTGCGGCCATCACTACCAACGCCACAGTAATAGCTGGGTATCCGATCACAAATTTAGTAGACGGTATCACCACTACTGACTACGTATTCAATTATCCAACTTATAATAGTACATTAACCACCCTAAACTACGTACAATTTGACTTTGGCACAGGGGTAACTGTGCTACCTGACTTTGCGGCAGTGACTGTAAAATCTACTGTATATAATGCTAATACTGTAATGGACTGCACGTCATTGGATTTTTACATCTGGTCGTCTACTGACAACATAACATGGTATTTACAGTCCCTGGCACATAGGCCAATTCTATCGGTAAACACTATTCATAAGTTGGCTGCCTCTACGGTGTCTAGTATCTACCCGGTTCCCTCACGCTCTATGCTAGGGGGTGCAGGTGGCATTTATGGTATTGTTTCAGAAGATGGGGTAGCCCTACCAGATAGGCCGGTGTTCCTGTTAGACCGCGATACAATGGCCCGCATAGGGTACACGACTACTGACCAGTATGGTGGTTATGCGTTCAACGGATTGAATGAGCTTAAAACCTATATGGTGCTGGCTACTGATCCTAGTGGTCCACCGTATAAGAATGCCATTGTCTGGGACAGGATAACCCCGATCAACACCAAAGGTAATTTACAACCCGCCCAAGCGTTTTGGGCCAGGAGAGCTAGGCACCCGCGCCTTGGTGGTGTGTTTAGCTGTCTTAACTATTTATCGGGTGGTACCTACAAATGGATTGGTGGTAATGTACTTGGGTCAGAGCGCCATTACAATAGCCATGCCATTCAACAAGGTTTTGACTTTACACAAACAACCGGGAATGTTACAGCCGGTGGCGCACTAAAGTACCTGACCTCAAACAGGTCAGTGGCTGATCCCCTGTACGGCATTTGTTTATGGGATAGTGATGGCGTGGCCTCTGCCACTAATTTACCAGGACAGCCTGAGAACTATTCACAGTTGACTTTTGAGTACATTTTTAAGGCACCCGCTTCTACAGAAACTGGGTTGATAATAGTCCATGGTGGTACTAGGGATTCTGATGATTACTCTCAGCAGAGTGGCATAAGCCATGCGTACAGGGGTATGGGTCCGACCTTGGAAGTAACCCCTGTAGGGGTTATAAATGTGCGGTTCCCATTAAGTGTCCGTAATAGGTCTGTTGTTAGGTGTACGTACAGCATAGTACCGGGCTCCTTTCACCATGTAATGGTGGTCTACAAAGAAGACACTGACATTGAATTGTATGTAGATGGAGTGTCTGTACAAAAGACCTTAATACCCGGAGCAGGGCGGCTTTTTGGTTATGGCATCCACCAGACCAAAGATGGAAACAAGGATTTTGAAGACTGGGACTACAACTCCGCTTCTAGCAACGCGAATTTGGGGTATATTCGTAGGATTACCAGCCTGTTGATAGGTGGTTACGGTAGAAATCCGGGTACGGACAATCATCAATTGAGTTATCCTCCAGCATGGGGTGGGGCAGTGGCCTTTGTGGGTAAGTACTATTCATGCTTTACTGCCGCAGAAGTAGCCTCCTTCTATGACTCACTGATTAACTGGGATACTCATGTAGTTCCAAGCACACAGTCAGGGTATATGGCTCAGGTAGAGGCAGATAGTCCATCGTTCTACTCCCGTTTAAATGACCTGTCTGCCCCTGCAAAAGTACCGGTAACACTGGGTGCTTGTGACTACTATGGTACCTATGAAATAGGTGCTCAGTACGGGGGTCTTGGGTTTGTTTCCGGCAGCACGTCTGTATATACTGTTAACGGGGGTGCGATATTACGAGGGGTGAACATAGGCACTGTGTTCACGTTAGAGCTTTTCTGCCGACCCACAAGCGTGGCGGGTACTCAGAGGTTAATCTTTACAAGAAGGCATGTGGGTGCCTCACCTATGGGGTTATGGTGTTTGAATGGGGTGGTATACCTTACCCTATGTGATACTACCGGTCAGTATTCTGATATTTCATTTGGGTACGCTTTAGTAGCTAATCAAGCCTACCATATTGCAGTAACGTATGACCCTTGGAATACCAAGACCTGTGCGTTGTATGTAAACGGGGTACTTCACGTAGAAAAGCCCGCCACAGTTCTGCCAGATGTGTACGCCAACACTTATTCAGTGAGCCCATATACGGGTGAAACCTTCTCCCCTTATCTTGGTATAGGGTGTAATCCTTCTGGAGCTATACTCCCTGTAATTAGTGAGCGATTTGCTGGTGGCCTGGGGGAACTGGCTATATACCAGTATGTGCTACCGGCTGCTCGTATAGCCGCCCATTACGCCGCCCGCAACGCCTAGGCAGTAGATCATGGCGATACCTATCGCGGGGGCCAGTGTAGGCAATACCCTGCGGTTTGGTACTGCGGGGGTAGCCAACGTATCCGCTACGGTGGCACCCGTTGGTTGGGTGTCTACCAAACTCGGGTTTTCAAACGCCGTTTTCTATGCAGACGCTACGGGTGCAGCGGTATGGATGGCTTTTGAAGGTCAGTATTCCCCCCCTACCGCATACAACGTAGGGGTTACCTTTGGAGGGTACTTCAATATCGGTGGTGCATCCGCTGGTAATCAGTCTAAAATAGGTGTACCAACGGTAGGGAATGTCGCACGCCAGCTACTGGTGTCCAGTATTACACCACCTCGGGTGGGGATTCCTAGGGCCTATCGTGGTGATGATACTGGTATACAGGACTTCGAGTTCACCACCGAGTACCTACCAACTAATTCAAAAAATATAGGCCTGTATTTTGGTACCGGGTTAGTGTCTACCGGTCTTACCCTAGGAAACACCCTAAAGTTTGGCCTTACCAAGGTAGTTAACAACGCCCGACTGGTGGCAACAAACACAGTAGGGGACTTACTGGGATTTGGAGCCTCTAGGGTAGGCAGTACTGGCCCGATAGAATTTGCGTTTGATTCCCAGTACACACTACCTTCTACCCCCTCTTTTACCTTTGGTGGGGCTCAGGTAGCATCCGCTGCCCCCATACCCCCCGCAGGTGTAGGGAAACCTGGAGTTCGTAACCTCGCGCAATCAATTGCACAAACCGGCAGTCAGTTTCTAGGCATAGGTACACCCAGGGTCTACGATGTCCTTTCCAATGGCGGACTAGTAGAGTTTTCGTTTTTACAGGACTATAGGATACCCACGGCCCTTAATACACCCTTCTATGTAGAGGGGGTAACCTATTTACAGGTAAATGGGTTTGATAGTGCTGCCTATGGTCAACCCAATGTATGGTTGTACGACACTCACACGACCACCAGTGGCATACCCAGTTCTAAGTTTGGTACTGCTGGTATAGCTAGACCCCCAGCTAGAGTATTAGGAGTGCCCGGTCTACTGTCTACAGAGTTTGGTGACCTACAGTCTGCTGAGTGTGGTGGCCTAGAACTGGAGTTTTACGCAGACGATCTACCCGCAGACTTCTATGATCTGGAGTTTGGCTCACACTATACTGATGGCCCACCGGACACCATGCTAACGGTGATGGGGATGCCACCAGCGGGCGCTGGACAGCCTGTGGTAGTCGGGTTGATACCATCACAGCAGGTGCTGGTGATAGGCGAACCAGATACAGCCTACGGCCTACCTAGAATCATACACGCACCAACACTGGTGTACCCTTCCGGTATTCCACCGCACTACCTAGGAAGGCCAGCAGTTTTTTCTGGCACCAATTTCCTGTTTGACCAGCCTAACCCTAGTCCAGAGTCTAGGACGGTTTTCACCTTTGGTATAGGTGCGTCTGATCTTTCATTTATAAAGCCTGTAGAAGGCACAGGCCTTGTATTTGGTGTACCAACCATAGGCCCTAGCTACGGCCTCGTATTCAATCAAACACCCGCCGCAGGTACTGATTCTACTGATCTGGTATTTGGGCATGGGTATGCCCCTAGCCCAGTGTACTCAGTAGGAGTACCGTCATTTTCTACAGGCACTGCGTATGTAATCTCCAACACCACCATAAACTTCACCCTGCCCGAGACCATACCAAACTCGGTAGACGGTACTAAGTTTGTATTCGGGTCGAATGATTACATACTGGTGACCGTTGGGAGCATAGTCCCAGCTACTAAGTTTGGTCAGGCTGCGCTCACTACCCAGTGGAATATACGCCCTACAGGTATTAGCAGTAGTACGGCCTTTGGTGTACCAGAACTAGAGTTGCTGGCAGATGCCCTGTACCCCGGCTCAATAGCAGATACCGAGTTTGGTACACCGAGTACCACGTATGTTGTCCATGCCCAGGGACAGGATAGCCAACGCTTTGGCGTACCAACCACCACCTATGTGGCCTTTGCCCAGGGCACACCCTCGACAACAGAGTTTGGACTACCAAAGGTAGGGTCTTCGGTAGCCGTTAGCGGGATAGATAGCGCAGAGTTTGGTACAGGCCATGCCTACTGCCGGATAACCACTACGGGTATTGAGCCAGACACCAAGTTTGGAACTCCAGAGGCTATTCTATGGGCTAGGGTGGTTTACCCCGAGGGCATTGAGTCCTTGGGGTTCGACGGTAGCACTGGCCTTGAAGTAGGGGACAGCAATACCGCCCTGGTCTATGCCCCGGCGTTCGTAGAGTTTTCCGCTATTTTGCTGCCCCCGCTAGTAGGTGCCTCTATCCTGTATGACCCAGCGGTAGCGAGGCCCCATGTTAATGCGACCACCAATAAACATCAAGTAGCTTCTACGGCTGAAACTGGCTTCAATAGTACAAATCAAAGTAGTTCAACCCTCCGTCAGGTAATTGAGGCTGGGTGGCAGCAGGCGAATACCAGGAAATCAGGGGCGCAGACTATTACCACGTATAACCTAGTACACACGTATGGCCCGGTGTCTAGTGTTTACCAGAATGCTAAGAAGAGCAGTGCTTATACTTTTGAACACGAAGGTTCTGCCCTACGGATAAGCGTGGCCGCTAAGTCACTGCCACACCAGACCGCTGTACTAGCACAGTATTTCTCACAGGCTAGGCACCAAGGACAGTCGTTATTACGGCGCATAGTCGACACCTATCATCAGGTGGCAGATAGGGTATCCAAGGATTACCTAGGACGTTATGGAACCGGTGACCATCAGTCACTCAGGTGGCTAGAGTTCCACCAAAACGCAATACGTCCTGTACCGGGTAGTCCTATCGGCCCAACTAAGCCACCACACCAAGTCTGCTACCTGCCAGACCCCAATCTGGTGTTTGGTACAGATTACCCTATAACAACCGACCTGTACTTTAAGTGCGAAGGTACGTGGGTGGGTGTCCCCACTACCGTACCCAACATCGTAGTACCGGTTCAACCCTCTTATACGATCATGAATGATGTACACCTGTATGTGACTGCCGGAATGGTTGAGCTACCAATCACCCAGTTTAGTGTGTCCTTGGACATGGATTCATGGGCTTGGGGATTCAGTGCGTCCATGCCCGGAGACCAGTTGGATAGGGTATTTAATGGTATAGTGTACGACCCTACGCCGCTAACCGCCTCAGTCAACGGTGAACTGTTCAGTTTACTTGCGGAAAAAGTGAGCTTGAGCCGGTCTTTTGGTAAGTCTAGTATCAGCGTATCCGGTAGAGGATTGTCCGCAGGGCTTGGGGCTCCTTACTGTGGTCAGGTAGACTTTTATGTGGACGGTGACAAGGATTACAAACAAATAGTTGGGCAGTCGATCATGAGGGCAAACAATGATACTGAACCTTTCGATGGGTGGGTAGTCAACTCGGATGCAGTGGATGACTGGCTTGTTCCTGCCAACACCTGGAGTATGTCCGGTACCTACATTGATGCGTACTCTAAGCTGGCGAAAGCCTGCGGGGGGTTCCTATACCCCCACCCAGAGACCAAGACCCTGTACATAAAGCCGGTGTACAACACCTTACCCTGGGATTGGGCAGGGCTGACTACCGGGTTACTGGAAATACCGACCTCTTTTATCGAAACTGAGGGGATAGCTTGGGAAGACCTACCAAGGTACAATTCGGTATATGTTGCAGGGGTATCTACGGGCATCAGTGCGTATGTAAAACTTGCCTCAGTAGGTAGTGAGAACCAATATCTAGCACCCATGGAGACCCACCAGTTGATAACCGACCAGATGGCTGCTAGGCAGTACGCTAGACCTATCCTGGCACGCACAGGAAAGATAGCCACCCTAAGCCTAAGTATGCCAGTGTCACCGTTGACCAACGGAATTATCAAGCCCGGACAGATGATAAAGTATGTTCAAGGTACTGACTATGTACTGGGATTAGTCAGAGGGGTTAGTGTTAGCATGAGCAATCAGGTCAATCTTAGGCAGTCAGTAGAACTGGAGACCCATTATGGCTAATGCTTTTACCTTATTTCAGTCACTTTTACCAAAAGAGCCACTTATGATAGGTACCGTGTACTCAAGTTCAGGGGACACCCACATGGTAAACCTATTGGGTGGTGGTAGGCTTATCGCCCGAGGTAAGGCGGAGGTGGGCAAATCTGTATTTGTAAAAGGTGGTGTTATACAGGGTGATGCCCCTGCCCTACCCACTGTAACCATTGATATTTAGTGCAATCAATTGCACAGACTAGGAACTATTATGAGCTACCCAGTAAAAGTATTTCACCACGGAAATGTAGGCGCACCACAGCTTTCTAATGCCTGGGGTTGTATGACCGCAGTATTAGATGCTTGTCTAGTAGACGGGTTCAATCCACGCACCATCACCCTGCTTGAGCGAGTTGGTACAGTGGCTACCGCTACTGCGGCCACCCACGGGTATGAGGTTGGCCAGATTGTTCTAGTGGATGGTGCAGTGCCAGAGGAGTACAACGGTGAGCAACAGGTGTTGTCAATAACCACCAACACCTTTACCTATGCAGTATCCGACACCCTGGCTACCCCGGCTACCGGCACAATAACCTCCAAGGTGGCATTCCTAGGGTTTGAAAAGGTGTACTCCAGTGGAAGTAAACGCGCCTACCGCAGTAAAAACCCAGAGAGTAATCGACCATTCCTACGGGTAGACGATGGACTAGACCCGGCCTGGACCACCACCTACGCCAAGTATGCCAAGGTAACAATGGCGCAGGGAATGTCAGATATTGATACGTTTGTAGGACAACGCGCACCCTATGACCCTTCTTATCCGACAAAAAATGAGATAGGTACCGGTAGTGGTACTACTGCTTATGGGGGATGGTTTAAGTGGTACTACGCGCAAAGCAATGCAGATAACGACTTTGATAATGTGGCTCCACAAGCTGGTAATCGGATGTGGACTATAGTGGGTGATGACCGTGGGTTCTTTTTGTTTAATGAGTCTATTCAAGGGGGTGTGGGTGGTGGTAGGGGTGGAAAATGCTTTACGGATTTTGGTAGTTACCGTCAGGCTGATGGGTTTAATACACTTCTTAGTGCCCAAGAGTCCTACATTCACGCTTCGCAAGCTAGGTCAGTTGCAGCTAACCCAGGGTACAACTCTGGGGACTGGTGTTCACATTTTTGCCAAACTGGGTCAACCTTAGGTAAAGTGGCCCTACGCTCATACTCACAACTTGGGCCCGGAGTACCGGTCTCTTTCACCACATTAAATACCATAAGTGCCACTCAAGTCACTGGATACTCTAACGGTATTTCTTGGCCCAATGGACCAGACTATAGTCTATTACTGTTCCCAGTACTAATTAAAGAGGGAACCCACTTACGAGGCAAGGTCCCAGGCATGTACTGGATACTCAATGACGCGCCAGGACTTCAACACTTAGACAAGATAACGGGGGTAGCCGGGTACCCTGGAAGAACCTTTGTCATAATACAAAGCTGTAATAGTTTGTCTGGCAGTTTATCACCCAGTGCCTTCTATGCATTCGATATAACAGGACCTTGGTACTAATATGCCTGCCGTAAGCATATCAGATATATATACCATAGACCCGTACTACAACTTTACTACGGTGTTGTTAGAAGGGTTTGGGGTAGCCGGGAATACCAGCTTCCAGAATAGGATTGGCTTAACGCCATCCAGCGTTTATGGTGATACCAAGGCTAGTAGCACCAAGGTAAAGTTCGGTGTCTCAAGTATCTATTTTGACGGTAGTGGGGACTACCTTACTTTACCTACAACGGGGTGTGTGTTTGGGGTAGAAGATTTCACGGTAGAAGCGTTTGTTAACACCGTGGGTACAAAGTTAATTGTTTTTATCGACTTCTATTCAGGCACCTCGTGGCAGGTCAGTATTTCAGCTACGGGTAAACTTGTATGGTGGGGAGTCAACTCTAACGTACTCACCGGCTCCGTGTCAGTAAACGATGGCCTCTGGCACCACGTTGCAGTGTGTAGAAGTTCTGGGGTTTTATCACTATTTGTAGATGGCGTATTTGATGGCTCTACATCCCATAACTATAATTACTCGGTAGTACCTTCTGTACTGGGTATAGGCGCTCAAGTGACTAGTAGGAACGATACTTATGACTACACAGGATATTTGAGTGGGGTGAGGATAACAAAGGGGGTGTCTAGGTACCCTCTACTATCGAGTGACCCTCTTTTTATGCATGTAGCCGTGTTGCTCAAGTTTGAGGGGGACTCTAATATCAACCCTGCACCCCAAAATACCTTCATACTTTCTTATAGAAACGCACCTTATACGGCAGTGGCTCCAACTACCGCCCAAAGTAAGTTTGGTACACGCTCTATGCTAATGGGTGGCATTGCACTGTCTGGTAAGTTTTACCTAGATAAGGGTTATACATGGGAGATGTGGTTCAGACCAGCACAGGTTGGGGTGAAGCAGACTTTGATCGGAAGCAGGTGGGTTAGTAATGGTCAAGAAGGACCGTGTATAACCATTCAAGCTAATGATCTGATCACTTTTTTAGACTATGGCAATACGACTACTCGCGCTACAAGTACCAGTACCATAGTATTGGACCAATGGATGCACGTTGCAGTGTGCCAAAAGGGGACTACAAACTACCTATTTGTTAACGGTGTTCTTGAAGGGTCTAGTCTGTCTGGTGCCGTGATAGACTACACCACTGATACCGTTATCGGGGGAAGTTACTCACTCCGCTCAGATGAGTTCACTGGATACCTAGACGATGTTCGCCTTACCTATGCAGTTAGATACACAGCAAACTTTACCCCTGTAGAGTGTGATGCTGTTAATGTACCTGCCTTTACCCCCCCAACAACAGAGTTCCCGTGGACTTCACTCGGTACTACGGCTATACCCTGTTCACTTGGTGAGTACCCAATATCCTCAGACCTCCTACCGGTAACCAGACAGCCGTTGGCTATGGGATATGGTCGTACCTGCCCAGAGTCTGCACTATCTACCGGTCCACAATCTAATGTAGTGACAGCGAATACAGCGGCAAAAGACGTGTATTTTGGCGGTACAGGGGTAATACTAGGTATAGTGCGACAGCTACCGGGTACACCGGTACGCCGCAGGGTGTTGCTGATAGATAACCGGGTACGCTTGCCAGTAAGAGAGACATGGAGTGACCCGGTTT